TGCGCCTTGTCGTAGACCCGCGCCTCGCCGCAGACCCGCGCCTCGCCGTAGACCCGCGCCTCGCCGTAGACCTGCGCCTTGCCGCAGACCTGCGCCTTGCCGCAGACCCGCGCCTTGCCGTAGACCCGCGCCTCGCCGCAGACCTGCGCCTTGTCGTAGACCCGCGCCTCGCCGCAGACCCGCGCCTCGCCGTAGACCCGCGCCTCGCCGTAGACCTGCGCCTTGCCGCAGACCTGCGCCTTGTCGTAGACCCGCGCCTCGCCGTAGACCTGCGCCTTGCCGCAGACCTGCGCCTTGTCGTAGACCCGCGCCTCGCCGCAGACCTGCGCCTTGTCGTAGACCTGCGCGCGACAATCCACGAAGGCGCTCGCCGCGACGAAGGCCGTCAGCGCAACCCATCCACCTCCGTTGCCGTGCTGCCGCGCAGGCACCGGTCCGTTGCCGTCGTCGAAATCGTGAGTCTGCTGTTCTACCACGGTGTCTCCTTTGTTCTGCTGCTCGTTCACAAGCCCTCCAACGCAGCGCGGTGCTCCGGCGTCAGCACTGTCACGGCCCCCGGCCCTTCACCTGTAGGCGCAACGCCTCGAAGCCGGCAACACCGCGCTGTGGGACCTCTAGCGCCAGCGCAGTAGACAACCACTCCGTCGGCACCTCGTAGGCCACCGTTACACGGGTGTCTTCACCGGGGCGCAGTACGGATACGTTTTCGCTAGCTCCGTCGCGCGTCAGTGCGTCATCCGCGCGCCGGCTGGCAATAATATGCTTGCCGGCACGTGTCAGGCGGCCGGCACCGGCTAACAGCACAGCAGGCGCCCCGCTGATATTATGCGCCTCGAGTTGGACTACGAAAAAAGTGTACCCGAGCGCCGCGGTGGTCCGGGTACGCTCCGGGCCCTCAGGCGGGCCCAACTCACGTACAGCGTGGCTCGCGCTGATCTGGTAGCGGATGCCGTTGGCGACGCCGCTTTCGCCGAGCGCAACCTCAGGGCTTACAGGCGCAGCGGCCGGCGCCGGTATGTGATTTGTGTCGGCGCGCAGCGGCGGGTCGCGTAGCGCGGCCCAAGTCAGAAAGCCGCCGACGACCGTGAAGCATGTGGTGCGGTAGAGGCTCACGACTGCACCGCCAGGATGCCGCGGGAGTCGGTGACGAGTCGCATGTTGCGGCGCGTGAGCAGCCGGGACACCTCGGCGAGCTGTTCATCGCTGTAGCCGCAACGGCTGCCGTCATCGACGCAGCCAGCGGGCAGCGGGGTGTCGCTGAACTCGGCGAGATACTCACCGTCGTCCGCGGCGAGCGCCCAGCTACGCATCTCGACGTTGGTGAAGAGTGTGGGCGCCTGCAGCGCGGCAAGCTGGCCCGAGGTCAGCGTGCCGAGGTAGCGGGTACGGCCCCACGCTTCGATTAGCCGCGTGTGCCCGCCCTTCTTCTCGACGTAGACCCGCGCATCCGCAGGCAGACCCGCCAGCGTTTCCCAGCTGCACACGGCGCCCAGCTCGCGCGCGGTGTGCGTGTCACACGTCATCGCGTTGTCGGTGAAAACGTCGCACTCCACGGGGTAGCAGCAGCGCGCGAACTCCTCGACGAGGCTCCCGCAGCCGGCGTCCGACGCGAAGTCACCGAGGGTTGTTTCCAGGTGAGTGACCAGAGAATCCGGGCAGCCGTCGACGAACAGCTCATCCCAACGGCCGTCATCGATCCCGACGCCGGAACCCGTCAGCGTCATGTAGATGTCGTAAAAGCCGCTGCCGTTGGCGGCGCCGTCGGCGAAGTCCTCGGCGGTGCCGTAGGTGTCGGCGACAAGTGCCGACGAACCGGGCAGATCGTACCAGGCGCGGAGCGCGTGCGTACACTCCACTTCGTAGTCGGCCCAAAGCGAGCGCAAGCTGTCGCGGACCTCGAGGTCGCCCTTTTCGAGTAGCCAGTCGCCACGGTCGCCAGCGTCCGGCGCGTCGGAGTAGTCGTCTTCGCTCTCGTGTGCACCTTCCATCAGCCAGAGCAAGGTCTCGTCGTCGGTCTGTACCTCGTCGTCGGTCGTGTTGATCGGCTTGTCGTTTTTCATAGGCCTTACCTTCGTTGCTGATGGTGCCAGTAGAGCGCGTGCGACCGAAGCCGCGCCGCTCGCAGGCACCACAAACTACGCAGCGCGCAGCAACTCTTCGAGTTTGTCGGCTTGCGCGATAAAAACCCTCGCCGCCGCCCCCTCCGCCGCCGCCGCCGCCGCCGCCGCCGCCGCCGCCGCCGCCCTCGCCGCCGCCCTCGCCGCCCTCGCCCCCTCCGCCGCCGCCCTCGCCGCCCTCGCCCCCTCCGCCGCCGCCCTCGCCGCTCTCCACTCCTTAGGGCTTGGCTCATCACCAGCTAAGCGACGCGCGTACAGGGAAGCTACGGCGTTGATGCTTTGTTTACTCGCGGCCGTCGTAGCGAAGCGTAGTACACCCTCGTTCGGGTCTGTGAGGAGCCAGATCGCGAAGAGTGGCCATACCCGAGAAAGATCGGCGCCGGGGCGAATGGCAGCGGCAAAGCGGAGCGGCCACTCCCGAGCGACACCTACAGGTAAGCCCTCGAAAATGACGTCCTCAAGGTGCGCGAGCTCCAACGGGAGACCAAGTTTTTTGGCTAGTTCGCGGTGATCGGAGTAAGTAAACCGATCTGCGGCGACCCCAGCGATATGGTCAAGCGAGCGCAGGCCGCAGGCAACAGCGCAACCCCGCCATTTTCCATCGATTTCTTCGCCGTAGCTGCCCTGTGCGATGGCGTCGCTGAGACGGTGGTATTCGAGGTTTTCGAGTAGCGCGTGCTTTAGGTCGGGATCGTTGTTATAGGCTTGCATTGCTGTTTTCACTTTCTTGGTTGAGGTTCGTAGCCGCGCTCAGCGCAGGGCAGGGCGGTTTCGTGTGCGGTTCAGGTGTTGTGTGCGGTGTAGAGTGGGTCGCGCGGTCTCGAAGCTTTGCGACGGCATGCGCGGCGAGAGGTGGCAGTGCCACCTGCGCGCCGAGCGCGGCCAGTGCGCAGTGCGCAGTGCGCCGCGCGGGCAAAACTCCATGGCGTCACTCGCCCGTTTCGTAGTCGAAGCTGTCGCCGAGGGCGTCCGTGATCTGAGCGCAGAGCGTGAGCGGCGCCGTGTGCAGCTCGGTCTCGGGCCAGTCGTGCGCCACGTCGCGCACCAACTGGCGTGCGGAGCGCAACAGCGCGCAGACCTCGGAGTGCGTCACCGCGATTTCAGTCTCGCGCGCCGGCGCGCTGGGCGTGTGCCCGTGAAGAACCGCCATCACGTCAACGGCTTGCTGCGCCGTCAGCCCGCGGAGCTCGAAATAAACGGAGTCGCCGATGAGACGCTCGCCGTGTGCGTACCCCTCCGCTCCGGCCGGCTTCACAGCATCAATCCCGGGCTCGCCGTTGTAGACACCACGTTCTCTGAAGTACCCCGACGCCAGCAGCGCGGCACGTGCGCCGTTCTGCTGCGCGAGGTACGCGTTGTGATCGGCGAGGCGCGCCAGCATCACCCCGTGTGCGGCCTCGAGGTCGCCGAGTAGCCGACGCTCGACGTCACGCGCGATAGCCTCAGCGGTGCGATCGGCGCCGACCTTGATCGACGGCACCGCGAGCCCGTGCGGGAGATCGATCGCTTTGCCGTCGTTCCCCTTGTACGTGTGCCAGAGGTTGCCCGAGATCGAAAGCTTGCCTTTTGCCGCCTGCGTTGAGCCCGGCGCGTGCTGGATACTGAAGCGGGCGCCGCTGCGCGTCACGAAGTCCGCGCACCAGTGCAGCGCGCCGTCTGCGTCCCGCTGCCCCGTGGGCGCGTAGCTGAAGAGCTCGGAGTGATCCGCGATCTTTTGCGCGAAGCTGTGTAGCTCAACGTTTCTTACTTGCCTCGTATCCATCTTTCCTCGCTTCTCAGGACACCTTACGCCGTTAGCTGATAACACGCAGGGCCGTGTATGCTTTCCGTGTGCAGACCCGAAGCGCCGAGCCGTGCAGCTCGAGGCCTCGCGTGCGCCCGCGGCCCCTAGCCTTCTTCGGTGTCGGTGTCGGTGCAGTCCATGAGTTCGGCGAAGAGCTTGGCGCCAAGCAGCGCGATCAACCTGCATATCGCATCCTGACAGGCGTGGTAACGCGCCTTTGCGGCGCGTGAATCGGGGTTTTCGTCCATGTCGGAGCAATACGCCTCGAAGCTGTCCAGCGCGCCGCCGCAGCGGGCGTTTAGGTTGAGACATTCCAAAAGGTCGGCGACCTTGGGAGGCGAAGGCACCACGACGCGCTCCGCAATACCTTTCAGGCTCGTATCTGCGCGGTAGCCGTCGCAGCTGCGCAAGAGCTCGGCCGTAGCGGGAAGGGCTGCGCCTCCGGCGCGCTGCGCCGCAAGCAACTCGACTTGCCCACGGATAGCGTGCGTTCGCGTGTGATCATACGAGCGCGCGTGTGCGAGGCTCGTAAAGTAGGGCGTCGACATCTTGCAGCCGCCGTGTGCGAGTGTGCAAGTCCAGGCGTAAACCTTCGCTTTGTCGTCGTGGGTCTCTATGCCTCGGAAAACCGAAACCAGCGTAACCCCGTGTGCGTCTGCAAACTTCTGAAACGTCGTCATCGTTGCCACCTTTCCAAGCGTCTGCGCTCGAGGCCGACCCGTGAGCGTTGCTCGCTCGCGGACCAGCTTCCAAAGCAGAAGCGTCTACGTTTTGCGCAGACTCAATACCTCCCCGTGGACCGTTCGCGGGCCTTGCCTAAAGACAACCTAAGGCGTTATCTGCTAACAAGCAAGTGGCATGTGCGCTTATTTCGGTGCGGCGTGCGTGCTGTACTCGAAGGCGTCGAGCACGGCGCGGAACGCCGCCAGCTCTTCGAGCATGGCGGCGAACATGCCGGCTTCGATCAGCGCCTCACGCGCCGCGAAACCATACTGCGCGTCATCCCTGGTACGCGCCGCGTCGCGCCAACTTGTGATCGTCTGCAGCGCGACCCACGAAACCACGAAGTAGCGCGCAGAGGTCTCCGCACTGAGTTGGTACGGTCCCGGACGGCCACCCATGAAGCGCCGGTGTTCGCGTTCCGTGTCGCGACTGGCGCGTTCGCAACTGTCAAAGAAGTCTGCAGCGCCTCCCGGCGCGTGGTAGCAGTACCGCGCGCACACCGCGTAGGCACCATAAATCGCGGCTTTGAAAGCTTCTGCGCTGTTCTTCTTGCTGGTCATTTCGTAGCCCTTTGGTTCGTTGCTCGGAGTCTCTGCGCTCCGACCTGCCCGCGCGTGTGCGTGGCCAGGTCGCAAAGCAGAGCGCGTGCCCGCGCGCCTCGCGTGTGCGCGCGGGTTACTCCGTGCGGCGTGCGGCCTCGCGTGCGGCCTCCGTGAGTTGCAGCGCAGTACGCGGTAGGTCGGCCTCAATCTCGTGCATTTCCGCCGCACGCTCGCGATAGTGCCGTGCGCGACGCGAGAAATACGCGTTTTCATCAGGCGTGTTCTCGCTGCTAACCTCCGAAGCGTTCTCATCGGCGCAACGCTCCAAAGCCGTGGCATGCGCGCGGAGCGCAACTCCCACGATCTGCAGATCATGCGCCGAGAGCGTAAGGCTATGCGTTTCGATATGCGTGGAGGCAGCGCTAGGGTAACGCTCCGCGTGCGTTTCGGCGCGCGTGCGAGCGGCCTCCGTGAGGCCTCCGAGACTCGACCCACCTACGTTGTGTTCTGTTGCCATCGTTGCCACCTTCCGTTATGTCGGCGCTTGAGACGATCTCAAGCGACCACGTAACGAGCGCTCCACAGAGCGCTGGCGCGACGCACCCTAGCCGTTGCGTGCGGCTTTGGCCTCCGCACGCACCTTACGAAGCCACGCCGCTAGCGCGTCTCGCGTGGAATCAGGGCCCGAGATCCAAGCGAGGTCAAAACGGGCCCCTTCGCTCGTAAACTCGAAATCGTTGGCGGAATGCTCGCAATGCAGCGCGCGGAGCGTTTCTCCGCGCAAGCAAAGTTGCTCTCTTCGTAGACCTCGGAGTCACGTGTCCGTGAGCAGACCACTAGCCAGTCCTGCTGTTCAGGTAGACCCAAGCCACGGGTGTCGAGCGCGCATGGCGCCCATTTGCCGTAGGTTGGCAGCTCGTTACCCTTACGATTCGTTGCCATCGTTACCCCCATTTCGTAGCCTCCGTGAATCCGTACCTTTGCAGGTCTCGTGCCAGCTTCCGTTACACGCTAACAGTGCGAAACTACGTACGCCGCACTGCTAGCGTGTAACGACTGGCGCAACAGAGTGTTGCGCGCGAGACGCTACAGATCCGTTTCCGGCGCATTCTCCGCAATGCTGCTTAGGATTTCGTCGCGCAACTCGCGCGCCAGCGTGCGGGCATCGCTTGCGTCAAATCCGAGGTTACATGCGGGCACGGAGGCCGATGCAAAGTACCCACGATGGTCGAGGTCATAATCCGACGATCCAACCCGTAGCGCCCAGTCACCCGAGGGATAGACCTGCAAGCGCACGTCAACGCTCGCCTCTGTCACTGGCTCGCCTCCGAGGGTAGTCACTACGTCCCCATCTTCGTCTAACTCGCAAGGCTCCGTAGCGGCGTGCGCCGCTTCTAAGGCCTCCGCTACCGCGGCAACGCTGGGGACAGCGGGAGCGTAGACCGCTACCCACTGACACGTAAACTCTAGGATGCCGCTACCCGCGCACAACGCGCATGGATCGCCCCCTTGCGCCTCCGCAGAGTGGTCCCAAGCTTTCCCGCTACCCTCGCACCACACACAGCTGCATTCGTTCGCTTCCCATGATGACAGAATGCGGTAATGCGGGATTTCGTCCGGCTCGTTATCAGATAGCACAGTAACGCAATCGGAGGCGTCCACGCCTTCGTCGCTATCTTCTAACTCGTGCCCGATACCATCGGGAATGAAACCGGTTTCTGCGAAGGTGTAGGGGCCCCATCCTGTTAGCCCTTGGGAGTCTCCCCAAGTACCGATCGCTACCGCGGCACGTTCCACGGCTAGCAGGTGCTCCCATGCCGCGGCAACGATAGCCGTAGGGACGACATCCTTTGCCACGGATTCCCCGAGAGGCGCCCAGCTAGGCGCGGAGCGCTCCGCATCGGTCAACGCGGCAACGCTCCGACGGTACCACGCAGATCCGGAATGCTCGGAGTAGACCTCCGAGGCACCACACTCGATCGCGGTAACTAGATCTCCCTCCGCTCCGCTACGTCTCGCCGTTACCGCACGCTCCGAGACACAAACCACGGAACCAAACTTATCGACACAATAAAACCGCTTCGTTGCCATCGTAGCCACCTTCCTTTATCTGTTGCCGTGTTACGCGCTAACGCGCTTAGGCGTTGTCAAGCGTGGATCGGTCGGAGGCCGTAACTGGCAACGCTCCGCTACGTGGCAGCAAACCGCGGGAATGGCCTGCACTCCAGAGAACACCTAAGGAGGCAAGATACAGGCGCCCAGCACAACGCTACTCCGACCTAGCCAGCGTACACAGCTCACGCAAAGCGTAACAGCATCGGAGCGCTACCAAAGATCCGACCCTAGCCCTAGCCAGGTCACACCTAAAATCCGGAATAACTCAATAGTTTCGCCAGCGCTACCACGCCGCTAGCGCTACCACGCGGCAACAGCAGCCACGCCGCTAGCGCGCTGAGCGCCATGACGGCCCGTTATCTCCGTGGCGCGCGCCATTCCGTGGCGCTATGTCTCGACGCTAGCCAGCGCGCCACGGCATACGTCGAGCACGCTCCGACGGGCCCGTAAAACCAAGCTGTTGCGCCAGCCACGCAACAGCTGTTGCCTCGCACGCTACACGTTAGCGGCTAACACGACAACGTATCGCGCACTTACGTGTTAGGCGCTAACGGCATAGCGATTGCACTACGTCGAGACATGCCGACACTACACGCCTTGATCGCTTGCGAGATTCTATGCGCTCGCATCGTGCTCGACGTCGAGCACGATGCACATGTCGCTCGTATCGACGCTGTAGCGGGGGCATTCCGCGCCCAGCACGCCACGGCACTAGCGCGCCCTCTCATTGGGCTTAGCGCTTACGACTGGGCGGCACTAGTCGACGCGCAAGCGGAGGCACGCGCCAAGCTTGGCAACGATGAGACCACAAAGGTCGGCTGATTTTGCTACACGCTAGCATGGCCATTGCACTGTTACACGCTAACGCTCTAAGATTGACTCACACGGAGGCGACGAAATGACACACGCAATGCTGGCTACCCTGAACCACTACAGTTCCGCGACGATCCATAGCGGAGCGGCTAGCACCGTTCTGGGCGCGGTCATGGCGCTAGGCGCGCTAGCGGCACTCGCCGCGGCGCTATACGCACGGCACGTCAACGGTGCCACGGATCGTGCCATGGCCTTTGCCGAGGCAATGGTGCGGCTCGACGTCGCGCTACGCGTCAAAGCCGCACGCGACGCCTACGAAGCGGCAAAGCGCGATCTAGCCGATGCCACAACACTTCTAGTGGTGGCGCGTCTCGACGTCCACTGCAGCGCCTCCGCTACGGAGGCGCGCGCCCAGCTTGGCGCGCTATCCGATATCGCGGATATGCTCCGTATCTCGCATGCACGTAAGGTGGCCTCACGCTCACGCAAGGTGGCGTGAATGGCTACCCATCTAGTCGCGCTGCTAATCGTTTTGAGCGGCCTACGTTCGACCCTCGGCGACTTTAGCAGCGAGATCTACGCCTTTGGTGACGTCGATCCCTACGGGCAAGGCGACTTTGAGATCGTCGCTTGCGCCCTTGCTGGTGACGATTGTTTAGGTGTTGCCTCGCTAGAGCAACACTACGTTGCTTACGATGTTACACGCTAACAGGCTTAGGCCTGATTTCTTGAGTGGTTACGCGCTAACACTAAGCAGCATGAGGCCTGCATAGGGTAGGGTAGGGATAGGAGGCTACGAAGATGAGTACAGAACAGGCTACGGTTTCGGTTACGTCGCGGTACAGGACTGCAGTGCTCGCGCTGCTAGCGGAGCATGGCGTCAAGGTGTTGGCGCATGATGCGGAGCTGGTAACGGTGCTCGACGTATGGACGAACGTTCGTACAGGGGAGCAGGGCGAGACACCTACCGCGGTTTGCTGGCTCGACGTCAATGGCTGGCTAGGGTACTAGGCCGCTTCTGGAGTCTGTTGCCTGTAGTGTTACACGCTAACGCTGCTAGGTGTGGGTTGCTTAATGGTTACGCACTAACAGGTAGTGGCACGACACCTGCATTAGGTACCTGGTATGAACAACAGCACCGCGACGAACGAACCGACATGCACCGCGCCCAGCAAGGCCTCCGCGCGTAGCGCGGACAAAGCCGCACGCAGGGCATGGGTGGAGTACCGACTGACCTTGACGGGTTGCCAGACGCTGGCGCACAGCATGGCAAACCGTTAGGCCGGAGGCCGCGCCGACGGGCCCACACGGTCGTCTGTTAGCGCGTAACAGCGCAAATGCGCCGAGCCCGCCGGTTGCGCACAGTGTAGGCACGCACCCATGGGTGGGAGTACCCCTCCACCTACATGTCCGCCCTCGTTTACAGCGGAGCCAGCGCCCTCCACGGGTCCCTTACCCGCGGGTGTATTCTCCCCAAACGGAGTGGAGCTGCGGCGGCAAGTTGTAAAGCGTGGGACCCGCGGTGTACGCTAGCGGCTATGGAACGCTGGGTCGCGTCGCACGTCGGCAACGGGCTTGAGGTTTCGAGCGTGGGCCGCGTTCGCCGCGCTGGCCGCGTTTTGTACCAGCGCAAGACGTCGAAGGGTTACCTTCGGGTACGTGTCCGCGTTGACGGCGTCGTGAAGCAGCTGCGTGTCCACGTGCTTGTGTTGATAGCCTTCAAGGGCCCCCCGGCCTTCGGCCAGGAGTCCCGCCATTTGGACGGCGTCCGCAGCAACAACAGCGTGGAGAACTTGGGATGGGGCACGGCCGCTGAAAACGTTGCGGACCGTAGGCGCTACGGCACGCTGCCAGCGGTTTCCGTCGCGAAGTCCCGAGCTGAGAGACGCGAACAGCGTGCGGGTCGCAGCCTTCTTAGGGAGGAGCGCATCCGGCGCCACCGCGTAGGTCGACAGATAACGGCGCCGAGCGTGCGGCGCGCCCAATATCGTTGCGCCAAGCGTTTGGCGGGGCTGTCACTCGTCTCGTTACGCACGGCGCTCCTCTTTGTTGAAGGTGCGCCTGTTGGGTGCGAATCACGCGCCAAGCTGTACACCGCCTTCGAGGCGCTGTCCGAGGCCGACCGGGAAGGCGTTGTTCTGTAGGGCGTGCCCCTCCCCTGGGGTCTGCACCGATTCCGCCGTCGGCGTCAGCAGCGCTGCGAAAGAGGGCGGCAAGGATCAGAAAAGTTTGCTGCGGGTTTTGTAACAGAACCGGGCGCCGTGGTGCACTAATACGGGGAGGCAAAATGGGAACAGAAGCGGAACAGGTAACGATTGAGGCCACAATCTCGTCGCTCCGCGCCGAGCTTGCGGCCAGCCTACAGCAGCTGCTCGACAAGCACTTCACGCTGGGCCCGGTGTCGCTGTGACCGAGGCGGAGAAGCAGGAAGCGGAGCTTCAGGACTACGAGGCGCGGGAGCGCGTCGCCCGCCGGTTGGCGGGCGACACGCTTTGCGACGTCAGGACGTGCCGGCGCTTCGTCGCCGGCGAGGGGGCGATGAAGCCGCGTGTTGCGGCGAAGCTACGCGACGCCTTCGAGGCGTTTACGGCGGAGCAGAAAGAGGGCGTCGATGTCTGAGCGTAGCGATGGTGCTGTGGTGTTGCCGGGTGCGCTGCACGCCGTAGCGGTTCGTGTCGAGGAGCTAGCTGATCACGTCGCGTTGCTGCGCGGCGACGCCGCTCAAGGCGCTGACGCCACAAACGCCGGCTTCCGTCGCCTAGATGCTGAGAACGATGGGCTCTACGAGCGTGTAGCGGCGCTGAGTGCTGCGATGGACGAACTCCGTGCGGCGCACACCTCTTCGCAGCGCGAGAAGCTTCACGCCGCGGACATCCGCGGCCTGCGCGGAATGCGCAGAAAACTCGGGGAGTTGTCGCGGGAGGTCGACGCCCTTCGGCAGCGCCTCTATCTGGAGCTGGCATACCCAATGATCGTGCTGAGTGCGGATGGCGCGAAGACGGGCTACCGTGCGATACGCGACGTCCCCGGGCATATCGAGGCCGTACCTGAGTCGTTGCCCGAGGAGTTGCCTGAGTCGTTGCCTGAGGAGTTGGCGGAGCTACGCACCGAACTCTGTGAGACGAAAGGGCGCGAGCTTGCTCTCGCCCAGGCGCGCGCCATGCTCGAGGCGCAGCTGCGCACCTCACGCGAGAACTTCCAACAGCTCGATGCCGAGGTGCGACGCGCCCACCGCGTCCTTGATGCTGCCGGGGTGTCGGAGGGCGGGCGCGTCGCCGACCGCGCCGACGCGCTGCGCGTGATGCTGCAGTCCTCTACGTCTCTTTCGATGCAGGAAAAGGAGTCGCAGCGCCTCAAGATCAAGAGTCTGAGCGCCGAACTCGACCTGTTGCGGGCGCAGGCGACGCAGCCCGCGGACCTGGGCCCGGCGCTGCTTCGCGCCACCGTGGAGCGCGACGCCGCCCGGCGCGCGCTCGACGAGGCCAAGCTGGCAGCGGAGCTCACGGAAGCCGGGCTCCGCGACAGCGCCGCCAAGATGTGGACGGAGCGCGACGAGTGGCGGGACCTTGCGGAGTCCCGTCGCGACGAACTCGAGCAGTTGAAGCTCAGCTCTGCTGACCTGCGCCAGCAGCTTCGACTCCGCAACGAAGACCTCGAAGTGGCGCGCGCCGCCCTGCGTTCCGCCGAGGTGGAGCCCGCCCAGCTCCGTGCCGACCTCCTATCATTGAACGAAGAGTTGAAGACTCGGACCCGCGAGTTCGCGATCTGCGCCGAGCTCGCGGACGAGTGGCAGGGTAAGTACGAGGACGCCTGCCAGCGCCGCGACTGTCTGGAGATCGAGCGCGACGCCGCCGTCGTTCGTGAGCGTGCAAAGGAGGCTGAGCGGCTGCGCGCGGATGCGGCCCTCCGCCTCGCCACAGCGGCACGATACGCCTGGAAGCGCACGGCGCAGCGCTGGTGCTCGCAGGCCCTCGGTGGCTCGGTGGATGTAGACGACAGCGAGCCCTCGGTGTCAGACGAAGTAGAAGCCGTGGCACGCGCCGCGGAAAAGAGCGACATGAATCGGTACAAGGTATGGGTCTCCGACTGCGACTTCCCCGCTGGTGTTCTGCTCGGCTTCGAGTTGCTCGCGGAGACCGCGGATGCTGCTGAGGAGGTCACCAGGGCGGTTGCCGGTGCCGACATGCGCGCTGTACGCGTTGAGGAGTTGTTGGGTGGGGAGATGGCCATCTCCCGCGTCAACGAGATAGAGGCGCGGCTCGCCGCGCTGGAGGCTGCCTTCGCGCCCGCTTCGCGCCGGCTCCCAACGAACCGCGATGTGCCTGACGGCCGCGCCCATGCTGTTGCCTGCGAGCGCGGCGCCGAGGTCTGCGTCGCGCTTCGGGGCGGCGCGTGACTTCGCCGCCCAGCGCGTTGCAGTGGCGTCGCCCCGCGGGCTCCGCGAACAACATTGAGGCCTGTGCTAAGGTCTCGCCGTGTCGAAACTATCGCTACGTCCTTGGGCGTCGTTTCGTCGGCACCGAGTTGCCGTTGGTCTGCGTCATCGGTGTCAACCCGTCGACAGCAGACGGATTCACCGACGACGCCACGGTGAGAAAGTTGATCGGCTTCTGCCGCGTCAACGACTGGGGCGGCTTCTACCTCGTCAACCTCTTCTCCTACCGCTCCACAGACCAGGTTGGTTTGCTCCTTGCTGACGCGAGTTCGGAGCACGTCTGGGGTGCCGCCGGCCCGTCTGACGGTTCAGTGGGTTGGTTGCAGTGGGCGATGGAAGACCATCAGGTGATCTGCGCCTGGGGCTCTGGCAAGACGGCGCCCGTGAGGAGGCTTATCGCCGAGCGTCGTCGGACTCTGCGTCATACGTTCGAGCAGCAACAGCTTTGGTGCTGGGGTCGCAGCGCCGACGGTTCTCCTCGGCACCCTTTGATGCTCTCGTACAAGACGCCGCTGCAACTCTGGGTGGGGACATGAAAAGTTCGCCTTGGAGTTCGTCCTTCAAGATCGGGTGCCACACCGTCGAGGTGCGGTTGTGCCAGGGAAAGACCTATGAGGTTGGGGTAGCCATCGCCGGGGTCCGCAACGGGGCCTGGCAGTGGGTGACGTTTAAGGCGCCGAGTCATGCCGCGGCGCGCGCGCCCGCCTTGAGGTGGCGCCACTGTTCAGTGCCGCGGCGACGTCGCTTGCCATGCAGTCACAAGCCTTGATGGCACGGGTCGCGGAGCTGCAGAAGACTATCACTGCAATGGGTAACGCGTCTCTTGGTGTAGGAGACGAAGACGCATGAGGCACAACGCGCCGTTGCAGGTGATGCTGACGCCGGAGCAGAAGGAGGAGCTCGACGCGTTGGCGGTGACGAGCCGCATCCCGCGCGCCGTGCTCGTCCGCGAGGGTATCGCCTTCATGGTGGCGGCACGGAGGCGCGGGAAATCGCCCGAGGCTTACCTCTCCGAACTCGAGGCGCGCCTCGACAATCACGCCTGGAAGCTACGGCAGTTCGCCGAGAAAGTTGGGTCAGATGGGTGAGACTAGGGTTCCTGTAAATAGCGGCAAGTACACGTTCATCGTGCAGGAAGACGGTTCGGTACGCTGCGCGCGGTACGGTGACAACGGCTGGGTCTTCTACGACAAGGGCGCGAAGGCGCTCATCGCACTCGTCAGCGAGCACGCCGCGGCGCTCGCGCGCGTCACCGAGTTGGAGACTATACTTGCGGAGACGAAGGACTCGCTCACCGGCACGCAGAACCAGCGCAACGCCTACTACACCAAGATCCGCGAACTCGAGGCTCGTGCGCTGGCCGCCGAGGCCAGCACCCTGTCCAAGTACGAGGCAGCTGTCGTGGTCTGCGCCCTGCATGTTGCCGCAGAGACGGAGCGCGGCTGTAACGACGACCGCCGTATCGAGCGCCTCGCCAGCGCCATGGAGGCCGCAGCGGAGCGGCTACGCGCCTGCTACGCTCTGCCCCGGCGGGCGTGCACCGTGGCCGCCTTGGTGAGCGCACCGTCAGTGGACTCCTCTCCTGAGGAACTCCGCGCGGCCGAGGACGCCGAGACAACGAACCGTGACTACACCTTCGCGGAGGAACTCCTCCGCGAGTTCGGAGGTGGCCGCGAGCCCTACCACCGCAACGTCCGCCCGCTGGCGTTGCGACTTGCTGCGCACCGCAGCACACCGCGTTTCGTCGACGCCCCGAGCCCTGCACTGCTCGAGGCGATGGTGGGTTGGCTCCTTGTCGATGCCGGCTTCTGCAAGTCTCAGGACGAGGAGGCCGCGGCCTTCGTGCAGCGCTTCGGGCCCAATGGCGACATGAACGAGCCGCCGGCGAAGCTCGACCCGAAGCCCGCGGTCCGCGACAACGAGGCGCTGCGTGCTCTGCAGCGCGCCTACAAGCAATGAACGAGGTCGAAATACTGCGCGTCCGCTGTAATGAGGTGGAAGGGGTGCTGGCGCTCCTTGAGCCGCTGTCGCCGGCTCATGCCACGGTCAGCGTGCACCTCGCCGCGCTCAGTGCCGAGCTAGCGGCGCACCCGGCTAGCCAAGCGCTGGCGTGGTGGCGCGGTCTCGCGGAAAAGGCGGATGCCGCGCGGGCCGCCCGGTTCGCTGCGCCACCTGTCGGCGGCGTGGCTCACTGCAAGGTTTGCGGTCACGGGACCAACGCCTCGGGTCTAGAATGCTTGTCGTGCTCGGAGGGTTGAAGATGGCGTACTGGAAGAGGAAAGACTACACGCTCGTGGAACTCGTTCGTATGGCGTGGCCGAAGAAGTGCGCGGGGTGCACCAAGGCCCAGGTCATCGTGGACGGCATCGACGGCTACCTCGAAGTCTGCGACGACAGCGGACCGTGGCGCCCCATCGTCTTGAGCGCGCACGATGACGCTGGCGAAGCCATCTGGGCAGCGTTGCGCGCGCTCGCCACGGCACCTGGCACCGCGGAGCACGAGGTGCAGCGGCTGCACGCCCGGCTCGCGGAGGTCTGGTCCCACGCGCTTCAGGTGCAGGAGTCGCTGCGCCTTGGTGACCCCGGCGAAGCTCTGCACGACATCGGGCACCTCATGTACGCGCTCCGCTCCGAGGGCGTCAGGCCTTCGACCGCGTCCGCGCTGAGCTGAGCTGAGCTGATCGAGGCGCACGCCGCGCTGGCGATGACGCGGGCTGCCTTTGTCAACTCGGTGTGTGACTGGCTGCTGACCGCCGAGGCGCGCAAAGAGACGGGTATGTCGGAGCACAAGTTCGTAGTAGCGGCGCTCATCCGTCAGTTCGGCGGCCCATGACCACCCCGCGCCAGAGCGAAGTTTGGAAGTGTATCGCTGGGTACTTTGGTTGCGAAGTGAGTGACCAAGGCCGTGTTCATTCCTACCGTGTACAAGGCGGTATCGGTCTCAACCGGGTTGGCACGAAGGTTCGTATTCTACGCCAGAGTAGAGGTACGAATGGCTATCTGAGTGTCATGCTCGGGTCTGACGGCGTGAGAAGGAGGCTATCGGTACATCGCCTGGTGTTGGAGGCTTTCGCCGGAACACCGCTAGGCGGCGCGGAAGCTTGTCACCTGAATGGTATCCGCTCGGACAATCGGCGCATAAACTTGCGGTGGGACTCCCGTGCTGGGAACCATGCAGATAAGAGATCGCACGGCACCAATCAAATCGGCAGTAAAATGCCTGCGCGAAGCTGAATGAGACTTCTGCGTTGGCGGTATACAACGCAGTGGGTACCCAACGCGAGGTAGCTGAGTTCTACAACATATCGCAAACGAATGTTGGTTACATAAAACGCAAACTTACTTGGAAGCATATACACGTGTAGGGCTCGTATGATTGCACCTGAATGCGTAACGATCCTGCCGCTGCTTACGTCAGAGTCTTGTTCTATCATTTCGTGGCCAATGCCGAGTCTCTTGGCTCGCGCAGCACCGCCTACAAAATCCTCATACGTCTGATGGAGAAACCATGATCGAAGCCGTAGAGACGTCGTCCTTACATCGCCCCGTATTCGTGACTTTCTGGGTGCGCGCCCAGCGGAACAGCGCCTACACGCGGCAGACCGTCGTAACGCCGAGCGAACGCCCCGGCGCGGTTCTGTTCGAGGCCTCTGCGATCGTGGTGGGTGTGACCGAGGACGACCGCCGCTTCGTGCTAAAGGACCGCTACGGGCCCGCGCAGCGCTGGCTCGCGTCGGACGAGGTGATGCCGTGAGCGAGTCACTCAACGACCTGGAACGCGAGATGGGGGTGGAAGAGGGCCCCTACCAGCAAGAGGAGACCGATCCGACCCCGGTCATCATCCGTATCGGGTCGCTGCGCTTCTTCAGCGACCGCCTCATCGCCTGGGAGGTGGTGCACGACGCAAAGAGTGGCGCGCCGCGTACCGAGATCCTTCTCGAGCACGGCGTCGTGCGCGTCGTCGAAGGAGATGTCGCCGCGGAGATCGACGAGCAGTACGGCGCTGAGCCGTACGAAGACGAGGCCGAGGCCGAGGCCGAGGCCGAGGCCGAGGGTGAAGGCGAGGGCGAGGGCGAGGGCGATGGTACCGAGCCGCCGGCGGGACCCGCTGACGACGAGCCCCCCGCGGAATACGATGACGACTTCCGCAGCAGGCCACGACGATGAGCTTGCGCATCCCGCTGCACACCCTTGCCGGCTTCTCCAAGGACGAGGCGGAGCGCAAGGCACAGAACGCGGCGAACCAGCGCAACGTCGAGCTCGTCATGGAGCAGGACAACGCCGGTACATATCGCATCTACTCCGACAGCGGCCCCGGAAAGGTCTTCAAGCCGCATGGCCTGTGAACTAACTGTGGAAAACGCAGGGCCACTGGCGGAGGTTCTGCACTTTTCGACGGGATCGTGCACTAATACCGTATGGCAACAGCGAAGAAACCGGGCAGCGTACACCAGCTCATCGCGAGCGCAACCGGAAAGAACGCCGGGAAGTTCGCGCTGACGCCACAAGCTTTGACGGACCTGAAGAAGGTCCTCGAGCACAACGATAACGCTGGGATGCAGGTGAACCGGGTCGCGATGACCGAGTTCATCGCGTTCCTGAAATCGACGCACGGCCTCTCCACGACGCGAAACACGATGCAGAAGTACGTCGTCGACAAGCTGGGTCGTAAGAGTTGGTCGACGCCGGGCGCGCTGCAAGCCGTCGCGCCGCGCACCGCCGCGAAGCGTGTCGCGAAGAAGGGTGGCCGCTGATGGCGCGCCGCGGTGTACGCGCCGGAAACGTGGACTCCTTGATCGATGGTGCCAGTTCGACGGCGAAGGACTTGCGCCTACGCCGTGCGGAATCGGCGCAGCGTGAGTTGAAGGAGCAGGTCGCGCAGTTGATGAAGGAGCTCGACCTGTCGCAGAAGCGCATCGGGATCATGACGCAGCTTCGCGACGCCCCCGCGGTGAAGGCGCGCGAGACGAAGCCGGGAAAGATGCGTGAGGCCACCGCAGTGGTGATGGTCTCCGACCTTCACCTCGAGGAAGTCGTCAAGCCGGAGACCGTCAACGGCGTCAACGAGTTCAACCCCGTGATCGCGCGCGAGCGGATGCGAGCCCTGGCTCAGGCGATTTGCTGGCAAGTTCAGCACGAGCGAAACGCCTTCCATATCCGCGAGATGGTGATGTGGCTTGGTGGGGACATCATCTCCGGCTACATCCACGAAGAGTTGTGCGAGTCCAACGCCATGAGCCCCATAAGAGCGACGCTCTTCGCGAAGGAACTGCTCCTGGAGTTGATCCGTACTGTGCGCGAGACACTCGGGATCAATATCCACTTGATTGGGTCCAGCGGTAATCACGGCAGAACCACAATCAAGACACGGGTTTCCACGCGAGAAGACAACAGCTTCGAAACCTTACTCTATGCAGGTATTGCTGAGTCCACGGCAGCAGACAAAGGAATCACCTTCGCGCTACCGCAGAGTATCCTTACCTACCAGAAGATCTACGGCTTCCTGATGCGCTACACGCACGGCGATGCCGTGAAATACGGGGGCGGCGTAGGCACTGTGCTGGTGCCGGTGATGAAAGCTGTCGCGCAGTGGGATCGTGAGCGCCAAGCCCACCACACAACAATGGGACATTGGCACCAGCGTATGACGTGTAGGCAAGTATCTATCAACGGTTCACTGGTAGGCTACGGGGCCTACAGCCTGTGGATAAAAGCTGGGTACGAGCCGCCTATGCAGGGCTTCTACCTAGTGGATAGCAAGCGTGGTGTGACACATCCCGCAGACCTCTGGGTCTGCCCGAGCGCTGGGTTGAAGGTGTAGTAGCATGCCGAAGCTACCCACCGGCACGTGCTCTGCGTGCAAAAAGGAGAGGTTTTTACCTCGCCGCGACCTGTGTACCACTTGCTACCAAAAGGCTCTTCGTGCTGTCGGTGGCGGTAGCGTAGAGGGTAAGTGCTTGGGGTGTAACCGGTTTATTTGGTTGCGCAGCAAGGGCCTATGTGCGACCTGCGCTAAGAAGAGTCTTCTCGTAGAAGTAGTGTGCGTGGTGTGTAGGAGACGCGTCCCCGGGCGCAAGAAGACAAGCACCTGCCTTAGCTGCTACGAGGCGTCGCGCCGGGCGAAGCAGATGGCTAAGCCTGGAGCAAAAGAGCGGAGTTTCAATTACTCGCAGAAGACTCACTATAAGAATGCTTACGGTTTGACGCTCCTCGAGCGTGACCAGTTGCTTGCTAGTCAAGGTGGGCGGTGCGCAATCTGCGCAGGCGAGATCTTCTTTGATGCGCGTCTGCACCGCAGGAAAGCAGCGAATTTAGACCATTGCCACGCCAGTGGGCACAGGCGCGGTGTGCTGTGCAATTGCTGCAATATGGCTGTCGGGTTCCTACAGGACGACCCAGCGCGTTTGGCGTCAGCAATCAGATACCTCCAGGCGCATACAGAACGTCTAGCCGGTTTACCTCCCAGGGTCCGCCTAGGTAAAGGTGTTGGCAGTGGTATGTACACGCGCGAAGGTAAGCCGCCGCCTAGCCAACACGCGCTGCCTGTGAAGGTGCCACGTTTTCAGCGCCTGGCACCGCCGCCGCCGCGCATGCAGATCAACCTGGCGCCGAGGTAGGCCGTGCACCACGACCTCGACCACATCTTGGAGAGCGTGAACACCGCGTACTTCGACGACGCGGTTACGGCACGCATCGAGTGGGCGCGCCGCCCGCGCGCTAGGCGCGCCGGGGCCCCGGCGCCTACGCACATCCTCCTTGGGCGCTGCTTCATCGAGGACGGTGTGATCCGCATCCACCCCGTGCTCGCCAACAAATGGGTGCCACAGTACGTGCTGACGTTCGTGGTTTATCACGAGTGCTTGCACACCCTTTTTACGCACGCCAACCAAGCGTTGGAGGGGTGGCATCCGCCGGAGTTCGAGGTCGCGGAACGGCGTTGCGTCTATCGCGACCGCGCTGAGGCTTGGATCGCACGCAACTTACCGCGCTTGATCCGCGCTGCGGCACCAAAATCCGCGCGAGCGCAGCGAAAGCCACGTACCAGGCCGCGGAACGCGGCGTAGCAGCGTTGAATCCTCGCGACGGCATGGATTCCGAAGCGGTAGCATTCCCAGATGGTGACGTGGAGTAGCGAAGCGGAGATGTGCTCGGCCTTCATGGTCGAACTCCGCGCCCGCGGCTGCCGTGTCTTCCCCGAGTTCGTGGGTTGGGACATGGTTGTCGAGTTGCCGATGGGCTGCCTCGTCGGCATCGAGGCGAAGCTGCGCCCGAACGTGAAGGTGCTGGCGCAAGCAGTACGCGGTGATGCGGTCGATGTACACGCGGTGTTGGTCCCGCGCGCGAACCAAGACTTCCAGGTCGTTGCCGCGCACGTGCAGCTGCTGGTGCTGCAGACCGACTCCAAGTACACCAACGGTACCGGCGCATTTCTCGGTGCGCGCGCTGCGTGGCTGGTGCGCGAGGAGCCGCACTTCGATGAGGCGCTGCTGCGTCGCCCGCGAAAGCGCGCCGAGCTGCCGCCCGGGGAGCCGCTACACGCCATTGCCGGTGCCCCGGCGCCGCTGCGTATCACCGACTGGAAGCTGGCCGCGGTGAAGCTCTGCCTGCTCGCCGAGGCCCAGGGCGGGCACATCCTGAGCACTGACTTCGAGGCCGCCAAAGTCGACATGAAGATCTGGCTCAGGCGCGGCTGGCTTGAGTTCTGGGCGGAAGAGAAGCGGGGCCGCAAGAAGATTCGCAGCTATCGTCTCGCCGCCGGTAACGGTGTCCCACATCGGGCCTACCCAGATATTGTTGACCTTCTGCGCCCTGCACCAACTGCGGGCACAGCCGGGGAGCAAACCGGGCACTAATAGGGAGAGGCAGACGTTGCGCGCGATTCTCTGGAGACTCCTGGCAGCCGGCTTCGTGGTGACAACCACTGCGGTCGTCGGCGTCCTTTACGGGGTCTACCCAGCGGTCTGGTGCTTCGTCTCCTACGTTGTTGGCTTTGTGGCTGGTGTCGAACTGCACCAGGAGTTAGGTGTCTGATGAAAACGTCGGTATCGCAGCTCGGCAAGGCGCACCGCTGCATGCGCAACTGGGCCATCGCGCAGGTCTTCGGCATCTGGCCGGAGAGCCGCACGGCGCAAGAGGACGGCGACCGCCTCCACAGCTACATCCAGAACTACATCAATCTGAGGATGCTCCCCGCGGCGGACGAGGTCGATGACATCGCGGAACTCGCGCGCATGGGCATCGCTGCGGACCTCTACCCGGATAAGAGCGATGCACCACTCGTCGAGAAGGAGTTGCCCTTCTCGTACGCCGGGCACAGCCTCGACCCTCGCCTCGACATCGCCTACGAGGCGCCGAGTGGCGCCATCGTCATGGACCACAAGACGTGCAAGAACTTCCGCTACGCGATGACGAAGCAGAAGCTGCGCATCGACTTGCAGGCGAACGGCTGCGCGCTGGCTGCCATGGACAAGTACGGTGTAGACCACGTCACCGTGGTCTGGGTCTACTACAAGAAGACCGAGTACAAGCAGTACAAGGATGCTGAGGGGAAGTGGCACAACGTCGAGCCGCTCGAGGTGAAGGCGCCGCGCGAGCTGAAGCTCGTCGAACTAACGATCGAGCGCGAGGACGCCATGAAAGTGCTCGCCAGCTACCGCCCGACGCTGAAGCGTATGGACGACCTGAAGAGCAAGCGGGTGAAGCTGCCGATGCTCGAGATCGAGTGCAACACCGAGGCGTGCCGTGACTACGGGAAGTGCAGCAACGTCGATCGCTGCCCAGAATCGCCAGTCGAACTCAGGACGGTGACTTGAGATGGCCTGCCAAGACGAGAGCTGCGAGCGGTGCGGCGTCAACCACGACGCCGACATGCTGGATGCTGCCATCGCATTTTCCAAGGTGCTAGAGGTCATCAAGGCCTCGGGCGTGCAGATGCGCCCAGGAGTGATGCTCTACGTCATCGCGCTGCAGGCAGCGACGCTGTCTGAGTTCAGCGAGTTCGACCTATCCGACATCGTGAAGGTGATGGCGGCATTCGCGAATGACCCCGACGAGATGCGCACGCTATCGAGCGCGCTGCTCGAGTCTGGTCTGATCTCCGAAGGCCCGGTACCCGCGGCGCCGCACTGATGGCGCAGGGCCTCGACATCGACGAGTGCCTCGTGGAGCATACCCGTGGTGTCATTCACGCCTTTCTTTGCATGATGCCGCCCGTGCGACTACAGGCTGTAGACCCAGTTGTCGTCAGTGCGCTCGTCAACGACACCATTGAGGGGGCACTCGCTACCTTCCATCCCGGCGAGATGATCTCTCTCGAGGACGCCGAGGAGCTGCGTGTCCTCGTCGCGGATGAGGTACTGCTCGGCCTCATCAAGCTCTACGTAGGGAAGGCGGAAGCGGCGTGAACCAACCACCTGACCCGTACCGCGTCGCCGCGGAGCTTGCGTTGACGCATGCTCGGCGTTTTCACCTACGGGCGTGCGTCGGGATCGCCTTTATGGCCTCGAGCCACGGTCCGGAGAAGGTGATCGGTGGCAACCTGGCGCACCTCGAGCCCGAAGGCGTCTTTCGCATTGGTCGCGGCTTCTGGCTCGCTGGGGCGCGTCCCGACGAGGACCCGCCAAAGATCATGCTCTTTCCCGCGGGGCGCGCCACGCTCGGGTACCGGCTTGACGTACTCATCCGCGTTAACACCGGCTGGGCGCCGTGGTCAGAGCAGGGCCTGCGCTGGTTGCTGCAGTTCTACCAGCGCGGCGAGCGCAGCAGCGGTAACGCGCCTAGCTTCACCGTCGACGAAGAAGGACAGGTTCGCTGAGGAGGCAGGTTATGGCGTGTAGCAACAGGGGAGTTCCGGGTCTGTTTCCAGCGGCGGACGCTGAGTGCGCTAGGCAAGACGCGATCCGCACTGAGGAGCGTCACCAGCGTGATGCTCGGGTTCGCAATCTCGACGAGTACGCGCCGCGCGAGCGCGTGATGACGCAGGTCGGGCTGCCGCCTGTGCCGCCGGCATCACTTGAAGAGTGGGACCCGGCCAGCGAAACCTACAAAGGTTTCTACGCTCGCATGGACGGTGCGGGCCGCGTACGGTCACGTCGACCCTCAACAGCCACCGAACTTGGTTTGCAGCCCATCGAAGCGGAGACCGGTGCCCCGCGGTTGGCGCGTGGCACCGGCCAAGTGCAGACCGCCACGGCCAAGGCGCGCGCTGACGCCAACATCACGCTGGGGCCTACGTCGCCGCTACGCGATGTGATCGAGGCGAGTCGCAATGCAGGTCACGTGCGCAGCTCATACGCGGAAGGCGAGATTCAGCGTATCCGCGGCGCCGCGGAGCGCGCGCAAATTGAAGAAGAGGCACGTATCCGGGCCGAAGAGTGCCGCACGGAGCCACCGGCCGCGACGCGTGCCAGTTGGCACGACTACTTCCTGGAGATCGCGACTACGGTGGCGACGCGGTCGACATGCGACCGGAAACACGTCGGCTGCGTCCTCATCGCCGGCGACGGCAGCCGCACCATCCTCGCCACCGGCTACAACGGTTCGCTACGCGGTGCCCCGCACTGCGACGACGTCGGCCACGACATGGATAACGGAAGTTGTGTTCGAACGACGCACGCCGAAGCGAACGCCATCGCGCAGGCGGCGCGGCAGGGCGCCCGGCTCAACGGCGGGCACGCCTACGTCACAGCGTCGCCTTGCCGCAACTGCCTCAAGCTTCTGATCTCCGCCGGCATCGAGCGCATCTACTGCGGCGAGCTCTATCGCGACGACCGCATCTTTGCCTGGGCGCGCGCCGCGGGCGTCGTCGTGCTCGTCCGTGGCCCTGAGGGTACTTTCATCGTCCCGAAGGAGAGCTGATGACCTGGGTCGAAGCTGTCGGTGTCGTCGCGATGATCGCGAACATCTGGGGTAACCTGCTGCTCGTGAACCTGAACGCACGTGGCTGGGTTGTACGGCTAGCCACGAACTGCCTCTGGATGATCCACGCCTTCCACACCGACGGGAGCTGGCCGCTGCTCCTGAACCACCTCGCCTTCTTCTACATCAACATCGCCGGCTGGGTGAAGTGGCGCGCCGCGAAGCAACTCGAACTTGCAAACCGCCGATTAGTCCCTATCGACCACGACCGAGGTGCAGCATGAGGCCCGTCAAGCCTATTCACGTCTTGTTACCTGCTAACGCGCCGTGGAGCGCGCAGCTCTCATGGGCCCACCACGAGTCGGGTGGCGCCTTAGAGAACAACGACGACGACGACGACCTCAGCGTAGCGGCGCTCGTGCAGCATGTCGCGAAGCGCGTCACGACTGGCCTCACTCCGACAGCGCAGGACGTCGCCATCTTGCTCCTCGCGTTCGAGCACGAGCGCGAGGCCCGCCGCGAACTCGCCGCTAAGCTCCGCAGGCTCGCCAGCGAGCAGCCGTGAGTCTGCGACGACGCCTCAGCGCCGCGTGGTACGCCTTCTGGGCCTCGGAGCACGTCGACGGCGTATCGAGCCTCGACCCGGCGCCAGAACGGCCCACAGCGCGCAGCTACGAGTCCTACCGAGGGCTCTGCCCGCGCTGCGGCGCAAAGCTCCAGGGCTGGGCGTCGACATGCACCTGCGGGCTGCCGTCGTGAAGCCGGGGACCTGCATCGTCTGCGGCAAGGCACCGTGCGCGCTCGCGGCTCCGAAGCGCCGTGAGTTCATCGAGTGCGAGCGCCTACTCGACGAAAAGACGGGTTTCTACTGTGGGAACCCAGCGACCTATGACGTCAGCGGCGCAGCATTCTGCGCGTTCTGCACCGACGAAGCGGTGTGTAACGGGTACGCATATCCACAGGAAGTCAGCAAGTTAGCTGATAACCCGCAGACGAAAGTAAAGAAGCCGTAGTACCCTGAACCGTGGCTGCTCCTCGACCATCTCGCGCTGCTGACGCCGTTCAGGCCAGAGCCATAGGCAAAAAGTCAGGTCTCCCGATTAGCGCCGACCGGCGCAGGGCGATGGCTTCCGCTGCCAAACCGGTGACGCTCGCCGACGACATCAGCGTACAGCACGCCAGACTCTCCTACGGCGCGCTCATTGCGCTGGCGCGCAAGGACTCCGCGCTCTTCGCTGAGATGATCCTGCAGGACGAGGAGACCGGCGACCCGATCACGCTCAACGCGATGCACGAGGAGTGGCACCGCGTCGCTAATACGGGCGTGAATATGGTGGTTTGGGCCCATCCTGAGAGTGGGAAGGCGGTGCCAACGACTACTGAGATCCCGACCCCCAAAGGCTGGACTACGATGGGCGCCCTCGGCGTCGGCGACACCGTCTTCGGGCCTGACGGAAAGCCCTGCACCGTGAACTGGGTATCGCCAATACAAATCGGCCGCACCGTGTACCGGGTCCGCTTCAACGACGGCGACGAGGTGCTCGCCGACGCTGACCATCAGTGGGCGGCCTGGAACCAGGACGACCGCCGCGCCGGGCGCGCAAAGCGTGTCGTCACCACTCGCGAGATGGCAGCTACTGTTGTCCGAAACGGCAAGAACCACTGGCATATACCCATCACGGGGCCGGTGCAGTTCGAGGCGCAGGTGCTATCCGTACACCCCTACGTACTCGGCTGCTGGCTGGGAGACGGCGATTCCGGGGGGCCGCGCTTCACCTGCCATGAAGAGGACCGAGAGATCCTTGATGCCTGCGTCGGCTACGAAGGTGGTTTTCACGGCAAGCCAAAGCGCCAAGGCGCCGAGCTGCGCGTCATCAACATGGGGATCGGGGTGGGTTGGGACTCGGCCCGCCGTGCGCATGAAAAGTTGGGCAGTCGGTTGCGAGCTCTAGGTCTGCTAAACAACAAGCAAATCCCGGAAGCGTACCTGACGGCGTCAGAGGCACAGCGCCGCGACCTGCTAGCGGGTCTGTTGGACACCGACGGCAACGCCGGCCCCAAGAACCGTGTTGAGTTCTCGAACACCAACGAGAAGTTGGCGCGGCAGACGCTGGAGCTTGTTCGATCCTTGGGTTACCGCGCTGTGATCCGCGGCCCGTTGCGGTCCACGGTCAACGGAGTCGAGGCGGAGCCGCATTGGCGGGTCACGTTCACAGCGCACAACCAAGTCTTCCGCCTTGCGCGCAAAGCCGCAGTTCTCACGCCTTTTGACCGGGGTCCGCGCCTAACGAGTCGCGTCGTAACCGCTATCGAGGAAGTGCCGTCGGTACCGGTGAAGTGCATCGGCGTCGACTCCGCGGACAACACCTACTTGATGACGCGCTCCTTCACGGTCACGCATAACAGCCAGAATCTTGCCATCGCGCGCGTGCTCTGGCTGCTCGGGCGCAACCCCCGCTACCGTATCGCGATCCTGGCGGCCGCGGAGAAGCAGGCGAAAAAGCTCGTGATGAGTTTGCGAAACCACATCGCGAACAACGCAATCCTGCACGAGATCTTCCCGGATCTGCGTCGCGGCGACCTCTGGGCCGACAACATGTTCTCGGTGAAGCGCCCCGGCAACATCAAGGACCCGTCGGTGCAGGTGATCTCGCCGAACGGCGAAGTCCAGGGTGCCCGTCTCGACTTCCTCATCATCGACGACATCCTCGTCGAGAACAACACGCGCACCGCGTACCAGCGGGAGAAGCTGTCGACCTGGGTGAAGACCTCAGCGTTCTCGCGCTTGTCGCGCAACGCGCAGATCATCTTCCTCGCCAACGCCTTCCACCCCGAGGATATGGCGCACGAGATGAAGGAGCAGGGCTGGTGGGCCAAGAAGTACCCCGTTGAAAACGACAACGGGGTGCCGACCTGGCCGGAGCGCTGGGATGCGAAGCGCATCGCGAAGCAGCGAACCACCATGGGACCCACGGAGTTCGCGCGGGCCATGATGTGCGAGGCCCGCGCCGACGGCGACGCTCGCTTCAAGCAGGAATGGATCGACGCCTGCCTCGAGCGCGGCACCGGCTACAAGCTGTTCCGGACGCTGGCCGCGTTCGTGGTGTGGTGCGGCGCCCTCTTCTGGCGCCGCCACAAAGTGAAGTGGGCGCTCGGGGAGGTCAACCAGTTCCCGCCGGGGTTCCTCTGCTTCACCGGCGTCGACCTCGCCGTCAGCAAGCGCGACGCCGCCGACCCCTCGGTGCTGTTCACCGTGTTGCTCTGGCCGAACGGTACCCGTCAGGTGCTCGAGATTCAGCGCGGCAAGTGGAGTTCCGACGAGATTCTGAAGCGGATCGTCGACACGCACGCCAGGTACGGGTCGCGCTTCATCGTCGAAAACAACGGCGCCCAGGACTACCTCGTGCAGTGGCTACGCATCGAGCACCCCGAGATCAAGGTCAAGGGATTCCGTACCGGCACCAACAAGTGGAGTAAGGACTTCGGCGTCGAGTCGCTGGCTGCCGAGATGGCTGCTGAGATGTGGTTGATCCCTTGCCTTGAGGGTCCGGACGGTAAGCGCGTGATCCACGAGAACGTCCGCAAGTGGATTCAGGAAATGCTCTACTACAGCCCTGGAACGCACACCGGAGACTGCTTGATGGCGGCGTGGTTCGTTCGCGAGGCGATTCGTGCATTCGCAAGCAGTAACGATGACGACGACAGCGGCGACGTAAAGGTCAGCGTCATTGGTGGAAACTGAGGAGGTAGTTGTGGACTTCAGTGTGTTGTTGGTTGGCGGTAGTGAGAGTCTGCGGGCAAGCGTGGTGCGCGCGCTGCCGGCGATGGGGGTGCAGTGCGCCGCCACGGACCAAGCCGCCTTCGTGTTGCGACACACCGCGTTCACCGCAGTCGCCCTGCTCCACCCCGAGGCGATGAGCCTCCTCCACGCGTTGCAGCCCGCAGCCCCCGTGGTTGTGGTGGCCCCGGACAATGAAGAACTCGCCAACGCCTACCTGAAGCTAGGCGTCGAGGACTACGTCACCGACGTTGAGGTGGATATCGCCGGGTACCTGGCGCGCGCGCTACGCCGCGCCGTCATGCGTCGTGCCGCGAAGACGCACCTGGAGCGCGCAGCGCGCATCGACCCCCTCACCGAGCTGCTGAACCGGCGCGGTCTCGATGAGGTACTCGCCAGATTAGGCGACAGATCCCCCCATACCGTGGGTCTACTCGTCGATCTTGACGACTTCAAGGCCATCAACACGGAGCGCGGGCACTCCGGGGGTGACGAGGTTTTGCGCGGCGTCGCGAACGCGCTGCTCGCGGGCTGTCGCCCCACCGACTTCGTGGCGCGCATCGGCGGCGACGAGTTCATGGTGGTGCTGCCCGGCGCCGATGTCGCTGCCGGGCTCGAGGTGGCGGAGCGTCTCCGCAGCTTCGTTTCCGACGTCGGTGTTACGGCGAGCTTTGGGCTCACCGAACTCTACGGGCACTCCGACGTTGACGCTGTGGTGCGCGCGACGCAGCAAGGACTGCACGTCAGCAAAGCGATCGGAAAAAACCGCGTTTCAGTTGCAGAAGGCAGCACAGCACCGCGCTGAACCGGGCACTAATAGGTCATGAGCACGGTGACAGCGCTGTCAGCGCGCTAGGGGAAACCCAAAGCAACCGCTTTCGGTGACGACCACGCTCATCGAGCCCGCCGTGGGGCCCAGGGAAACCACACGGAACTTTTGCGACCCCGGCGCATCCGTTTTGACGGCCGCACCTCCCCCGCTGCGCGTTACCCGAGAGGGTTTACTGCGCCGGGGCCGCAGATTCATTTCAGGAGGCAACATGGCGTACGCAGCACGTGTCATCGCTGATTCAGTGGGTCCTGGTGGTCACCGCATCACCACGCTCGAGGTCTCTTACCCTCGGATGGTTCACAGCGAGATGTTGCGGCACCGCATGATCTCGCGCAACGCCGCCAGCTCGCGGGCGATTCCGATCGCCAAGATGCTCGCCGCTGTGCAGGACGACCCGGTGATGCCGGTGTGGTGGGGGAAGAACCAGGCCGGCATGGTCGCCGAGGGTGAGCTCGAGGGCCAGGAGAAGCGCGAAGCGGAGTTGGAGTGGCTGCTGGCGCGCGACCACGCCGTGACGCGGGTGAAGGCGTTGCAGCAGATCGGTTTGCACAAGGCCATCTCGAATCGGCTCCTAGAGCCGTGGATGTGGTCGACGGAGATCATCACGGCTACGGAGTGGAGCAACATGTTCGGCCTCCGCTGCCACCCGCACGCGCAGCCGGAGTGCCGCGTCATCTGCGAGATGATTCGCGACGCGATGGCAGCATCGAAGCCGGAGGTGCTCGATAACGGCGACTGGCACCTGCCGCTACTTCCCGACCTGCAGGAGTTGGCCGATGCTGGCCTCAGCACGCGCGACCTGATAAGGGTCGCGACGGGGCGCTGCGCCCGCGTCAGCTACTTGACGCACGACGGCAAACGCGACCCGCAGGCCGATATCGACTTGCACGATCGTCTCCTCGCCAGCGGGCATCTCAGCCCCTTCGAGCACTGCGCGCGCGCAGAGCGCTCGCCGCTGGGCTGGAGCGGCAACTTCTTCGGCTGGACACAGTACCGCAAGACACTCAGCCCCGAGCACTGCGAGGCTGACTTCTCCGCGCGTCCGCGGTCATGACGGGCTCCGCGCACTGGCGAGCGGAAGCCGACTACTGGCGTCGTGAAGCGGAACGGCGGCGCTGGAGTGTGGCGTGCGGCGGGCAGTACAGCGTCGCCGACGTCGTGCAGGCTGAAGCTCAGGTCATCGCCGTGGAGAAGCTCGCCGACTCGTCGGAGCGCCTCGAGACCTTCATCTTCTGGGTGGTGTCGCTCGGCATCGCGTGCTCCGCAGCCCTTACCTACTTCTTGATCACGGGCTGAAACGGTGCCAAGACTCGGCGCGACACATCGCCGGAGGGTTCATGGGGAAGCTGCAAGTCGTCACCGCGCTCATTCTCGATTCCAAGGGCCGCTGTCTCATGGAGAAGCGGCCCGAAGTCGGTCAGTGCCCAAGCATGTGGGCTTGGCCAGGCGGCAAGGTCGAGTTCGGCGAGTCTCTGGAGAGCGCCATGTCTCGCGAGGTTCTTGAAGAACTCGGCGTTCGGTACACCATCGGGACGCCTCTGGCGTCAGTGCACGTACCCTTCGGTCGCGACCAGGTCTGGGAGATCTTCGCGGTTCCAGCGCGCTGCGACAGTCGGCACACTCCGCGGCCGCTCGCCTGCCAAGCGCTTCAGTACGTCGACCTCGAGTACGCAATGGCGTGGCTGCCGCTGGCCCCGTCGACGTACCTGCTCTACCCGGATGTCCGCGTCTGGCTAGACGGCCTAATCCTCGATCGGGTGTAACGCTACCCGCCACGCAGCGACCAATGTGCAGGAGACGAAGATGAACCGAACCATCCAAGCTGCTTTCATCGCGTTGGCGCTCGGTGCCGCGTTCTACGCCACCGACGCCGTCACGAACCCGGCTCCCGCGTCTTGCCGCCAGTGCAACTCGAAGACCTGCTTCTTCCAGGCCGACTGCGGGCGCAGCTGCGTCTGCATCGTGCCCGGCGGTAACGAGGGGCAGCGCGGCTACTGCGCTGAGGTCCGCGAATGAGCATCCACGGCCACAACAAGGTCAACACCGTCGCCTTCTTGCAGAAGCTTGAGGCTGCAGCAAACCGCGAGGACTTTGAGGAGCTGCAGCGCGTAGAGTACGCGCAGATCAGCTACCACTTACCACTTACCACTCGGCGACAACGTTGGCGACGCCAGCGTCGAGCACGTCCAGGACTGGGCGGATGAAGGCGTCCACGCCTTCAAGTGGGAGCCTACGCTGGGGCCGTGCAACTCCGACCGCCTCAAAGACTTCTTGCACAGCTTGCCCGAGGAGCCCGAGGAGCTTTTCGAGGGCGAGAACCCGCCGGAACGGCACCTGATCGATGTCGCATATGCTCTCTGTATCGACCAGGGCCGTCTCGCCGAGTTCGCACGCCTGTCTGCTGAAGGACCCTTGCGCGCGTTTGCTTACCAACACGGCCAGCGGGAGTCCGTGGCGTCGTGGTACTTCCCGCACGACGTCACGGACACGCAGGTGAAGCGCACCCTCGAGTTCTGGGGGAACTCCGAAGCGGGGAAGACTGCGAAGCTGGAAGCCAACCAGTGCATGGGGCCCGGCTGCAAGGCGCCCCGCGAGGGGCACTGCAGATTCTGCCCGAGTTGTGCCCGAGTTGTCGCGCAGAGTACCGAGAGGACCCGGGACGCATTCAAGTAGCTGGGCAACTGAAAGCTTGGCCACGTCCCAGCTTTCGGGCAACATACTGTAGTGACTTGGCGCCGAGTAGACGCGTATGTGTGCGACTTTTGTGGTGCCGCTGTCCCGGCTCCCATCCCAGACGCGCACCTGATCCCAGAGCTGCAGCGAGCGGAGCCTCCGCTCCCTGAAGGGTGGAAGCGGGTGACGCTGCTGAGCGAGGGCGTGCTGAACGCCCTGCACGCCTGCGGCGTTTGCTGCGCAGCGTTGTGCGATACAGCGGGCGCGTCCGCTGTTACCATGCCGTGATGGCTACTACGCTCGAGGCGAAATACTACCTCATCTCACCTGATGGGTCCCGCTCGCTCGCGTTCACGTACCCCATCACGGAGTACAAGGACCTCGACGACGCCAGGGGCCAGGCCCGCGCGCGCGGGCTCGCTTCGGGCAAGAAGGTACGCGCCTTGAGCTTTATTGGTCGTGCCGGCGCAGTTTCCGGCTTTTCCGTGCACTTACAGAAGTAGGAGCTCCGCTATGCAACACCAAGGTTACCCACTCCCAGTCCCCAGTGCCCTCGGCGACGGTACCCCCGTCCCCTGCAAGGGCTGGGTAGAAAAGTCCGTGATGGTTTCCGCTTACACCTCGGGCAGCCCCCAGGTCCAGGTGTCGCCGGACGGCTCCAGCTGGGTGAACTTCGGTGCCCCCATCAGCGCGGTGGGCGTGATCGCGGTGCCCGTGGCGTGCGCCGCGATCCGGGTCCACTCACCCGCCGCCGTGGTCGCGACGGCGTTCGTTACCGGCTCTCTCCCCACCGACTGAGGTTTCCATGGCCAAGCGCGCGAAAAAGAGTGAGCCGAGCCCGGACGTCGTAGCGAAGGCGCGCGAGTTCGGCGTCCCTGAAGACGACCGCATGGCCAAGATCAACGTCCACATCTTCAAGGCGGATGGTGCGGTGGAGACCACCGCGCTCAACACCGTCTCGGAGGTCGAGCGCCTATACGTCCAGCAGGGCGGCATCCCGCCGCCCTACGACCCGCTGCAGCTCGTCATGCTCTTCGAGCACAGCAACAGCATCCGGCAGAACGTCGACGCCTACGCTACGAACATCGACGGTTTCGGTCATAGCTTCGACCCGGTTGTAGACCTCGAGGCTGATGACACCGAAGCGCATGTCCGATCCCTGATCATCTTCGCGCAACGGAAGAAGGACCCCAACGCCAAGCTCGTGGAGCCCTCTGCAGACGAGATCGCTGCAAAGATCAAGGACATCGCTTTGGAGCAGAGCCTCGAGGGCCTCCGCCTCAACGCGTTCTTCAGGTACGCCAGCCTCGACTCGAGCTTCGTCTCTCTGCGTCGCCGCACCCGCCAGGATGTCGAGACCACGGGCAACGGTTACTGGGAGGTGCTGCGCAACCTCGGTGGCAAGGTCGCCCAGTTCAACTACTTGCCGGCGCACACCATTCGTCTGCTGCCGCTCGGCGACAGCTTCGTCGAGTGCAAGGAGAAGCGACTCAACGAAGTCGGCGACTACGAGAACGCGCCGATGCGGAAACGCTTTCGTACCTTCATTCAGCGCGTCGGCGAGCAGTGGGTCTACTTCAAGGAGTACGGCGACCCACGCTGCGTCAGCAACCGCACCGGCCAGGTCTACGCCAACGAAGCTGAGCTGCTGAAGAAGGAAACCTCGGCCGGCGTGCGCGCCGCGAACGAGATCATCCACTTCAAGGTGCACAGCGCGCGGTCGAGCTACGGTGTCCCGCGCTGGATCGGCAACTTGCTCAGCGTGCTCGGTAGCCGTAGCTGCGAAGAGGTGAACTACGCCTACTTCGAGAACAAGTCGGTGCCGCCCATGGCGATTCTCGTCAGCGGCGGGCGCCTCGCGAAAGACTCCGTCTCTAAGCTTGAGAGCTACATCAAGAACGAGATCCGCGGGAAGGACAACTTCCACAAGATCCTGATCATCGAGGCGGAGTCACCCGCCGCCTCAATGTTCGAGGGCTCCGGCCAGGTGAAGGTCGAGCTCAAGCCGCTCACCGAGGCACAGGCCAAGGACGGCCTCTTCCAGAACTACGATGAGCGCAACGTCGACAAAGTCGGCATGGCGTTTCGGCTGCCGCGCATGCTGCGCGGCGACACCCGGGACTTCAATCGTTCGACAGCGCAAGCCGCCTTGGTCTTCGCCGAAGGCCAGGTCTTCGAACCAGAACGCCAAGACTTCGACTACTACATCAACCGCTACGTGATGCCGGAGCTCGACGTACGCCACTGGCTGTATCGCAGCGGCGGGCCGATCAAGCGCGACCCCGAGGCGCTCGCAAAGATGATCCACGACCTCCAGGACATTGTTCCGCCGGAGATCGCGCTGGAGCTTGCCGAGGACGTCTTCGACCGCAACTTCAGCCGCATCAAGGCGCCCTGGGGTAAGCAGCCACTGAAGCTCACCATCGCGCAGATCGCGACGGCGAACAACGCCGCTGGTTCCTCTGGCAACGATGCCGCGTTGTCGGGTGACACGCCGTCCGCCGAGGACACGAACCCCGACAACCAGGCTCCGAACAACGAGCCGAACCCCAAGGACACGAAGGTCGACCCAGCGACACGCCGCGCCGACGCCGAGCTCGGGGTGAAGCCGTTGCCTGGCAAGCGGCCGCGCATCAAGAAGAGCACCGCCGAGGGGATGGTTGACCTCCTTGCTGCGATGCGGGACCACGTCAACGAGGCCGCGCTCGAGACGCTGGCGAAGCAGCGCGAGGACGCCGCGGCCGGCGAGGAGTAAGCGTGGGGTACAGCTGCTGCGGAGTCGTGAGGGTGGCGCGCGCCGCGGATACCGTGGCGGCGCTGCTGCGCGTCTCCGGTGTCGCAGTGGCAAAGGCAAAGGCAAAGGCAAAGGCAAAGGCAAAGGCCGAGGAGCCCGACGACATCCTCGACCCAGAGGACTTCGACGCGCTGTCCGCGGAGTTGCTGAAGCAGCTGCTCGACGCGACGCACGACCTCGAGATCGAAGCCGCCAACAAGGTCGAGGCTGCGGTCGCCGGTGTCGACTGGCTAGCGCTCAGCGCGGCGGAGCGTGATGCCGCGCTGGCGAGCATCATCGCTGCGCTGCCGCAGCCTACCGCGGTCTCAAGCGCGGCGGCCGCGGTCCTGGACCGGACCTTAGGCCCGCTGCTCTACGCGACGCGCGCAGCCGCGCGCGCGAAGTACGGCTTCGGGCTAGTGGAGCGGGTGCCCGCGGAGCTGGCGCTCAGCGCGTCGTTCCTGCGCGACGCCCAGCACCTCTACCTCAGCGACGCCCTCACCGGGCGCAACGAGGCGCTCAGCGCGCTCGCCCGCGCCATCATTGCGCGTGGCCACACCGACGGTGCCCAGCGCAGCCTCATCGTCGAGGAGCTGCGCGACGCCTTCGGCCCCGAGGCGCTGCTGCGCCGCAGCTCCAACTACTTCGCCGTCGTGGCCTCGGTGTTCCTCGGCAACGCGCGCACCTACGGGCTGCTGAAGAGTTACGAGGAAGCGGGCATCGAGAAGTACCGCTTCCAGGCGGTGCTCGACGAGGTGACTTGCGAGGCCTGCCGCTTCATGCACGGCAAGGAGTTCAGCGTCGCCAGTGGCTTGGCGGTCTTCGCACGCGCCGCGTCCCACCCCGACGGCATCAAGGACGTGAATCCGTGGTTGCGCGTCGGCCGCGCGCTTACGGGGCAGCGCGCCGTCTTCATCACGCGCAACGGTCACCGCGAGATCGTCGCCTACGTTGTGCGCAGCGGGACCGGCGCCCTCGACGACCCCGGCGAGTTCCTGTCGCCGTTCACTGACGAGCAGCTCGGGATCATGGGCGCCGCTACGCCGCCGTTGCACCCATCTTGCCGCTGCGAGTTGTTGGCGGTGCTGTGAACGCGCGGATCGTGCACTAAGAAGACGTGGGCGCCTTCTACAACGAGTTCGAGCCGTACCCGGCGCAGTGGACGCGCAATCTCATCGCCGCCGGGCATATCGCGCCGGGTGTCGTCGACGAACGGAGCATTCATCTTGTCGAAGCCAGCGACGTTGCCGCCGCCGCCCAAGCGCACTTCTTCTCAGGCATCGCGGCTTGGAGTTACGCCCTGCGGCTCGCCGGCTGGCCAGACGACCGCCCCGTCTGGACAGGTAGTTGCCCTTGTCAGCCGTTCTCCGGGGCCGGAAAACGCGCAGGCTTCGCTGACGCCAGGCACCTCTGGCCGGAGTGGCTTCGTCTCATTCGCGGGTGCCGACCTCCAGTCGTTTTTGGCGAGCAAGTTGCCAGCCCTGACGGCCTCAAGTGGTTCGACGCTGTATCGACTGACCTGGAAGCAGCGGGTTACGCCGTTGCAGCGGCCGATTTGTGCGCAGCTGGCCTGGGCGCCCCGCACAAGCGGCAACGGCTCTTCTTCGTGGCCTACACCCACCAAAAGCGATGGCCAGGCCGCTGCACTCGAGCCGACACAACGCGAACTGGAGAAGCTCAGCGGGGCGGCGCAGCCCTCGCACTGGCCCACACCTCTGACCTCGGATGCCGAGAAGTCGGGAGGGATGCCGGAGATGGCGTTGCGGACGGCTCGCGGCGGAGCGCTGCCGGATGTGGCGGCACTCTCGCACTGGCCGACGCCGAAGACATCGGATGCGGAACGCGGCGGCCAAGCGAAGCGCGCGATGCCGGCGACCAGCGCCGGCAGGTCGAATCTGTGCGACTACGCGATGCTCGCAGGCTGGCCGACGCCGATCGTGAACGATGCGACGGGATCGGGGTATTGCAGGGACGCGAAGGGGAACGTCTGCCTGAAGCTGCCGGGTGTCGCAAGACTGACGGGTTGGAACACACCGACGACCACGGAGCCGGGCGGGACCGCGGAGGCGTTCCTGGCGAGGAAGCAGCGCGCCAAGGAGGCGGGCTCGACGCTCGGAGTGTCGCTGACCTCGCTGACTTTTCAGGCGCAACTCGCGGCGCCTGGGCCGGCGCCGACTGGGTACCCTGCCGCGACGGGCTCTGGCGGCCAACTGAACCCGGAACACTGCCGCTGGTTGATGGGGCTACCGCGCGCGTGGGACGCGTGCGCGCCTACGGCAACGCCATCTCGCCGCAAGTCGCCGCGATCTTCATCCAAGCCGTGATGGCGTACCTGGACGGTGGAGCATGATGGACCCGCATACGGGCATAGCAACAACTACGCTTGGTGACGTCCACCTGGCTCTGGACTCGTTCGGGCCTTGCAGCACCAGCGACTTACATCGACTCCTGGACCAAGCCAGAGCGGGGCTCGGTGAGCCGCCAATCGCCCGTAGCGCCGTCGCTGCTGCGCTCCGCAGGCTGTTGCTTGCCGGAGCCGCGGAGCGCATATGCCTGCCGGTTTCCGGTGAGTTCGTTTGGCGACTCAAGCGCCCGGTAACGCAGGCCGACCTCGGTAAGCGAACACCCTAGTCACGGGGCAGCCGTCTTGATACTCTTGCGCGTATGCACGTTTTCACGCAGGTCTTCACGGAACTCAAGGGCAATGCGGGCTACCTGAAGACCGTCGTCGACGGCTTCACCGAGACGGTGGGCGGCAGCTTCATCGCCGACAAGTCGTCGATGACCAATGCTGAGGTAGCCCGCCGCACCGAGATGTGCGCCGAGTTCTTCATGCAGTTCCGCAAGGATCTCGGCTGGGCGACAAACCGCATCCTCGACGAGTTGCCGAAGGCGCTGCGCTGCAAGCTCGACGGCATCCCCTACGAGCCCTCACGCCAGGACAAGCAGACCTGGGGCGCCGACAACGGACGTGATCTGATCTGGCTTCCGCCCGGCTGAGCGCCGAGCCCGTAACTACAGGAGACACCAATGGATTTCAGCAAAGTGAAGGGCGCGCTCGAGGGTCTGACGGCAGCGCCGACGGCTTCCGGCGCGGTGACCAAGTCGATGACGGCAGCTGACTTCAAGGCCTACGCCGATGAGCAGGTCGCGAAGTGCGAGGCCGAGGTCAAGGCCGGCAAGCCCGAGGACGCGCGCAAGCGTGCCGACGCGCTGCTCGCCGAGGTCAAGAAGCTCGATGGTGTCACCTTCGGCGCCGGTGAGCTTCCCGCAGTGACCGTGTTCCAGGACCCGGCGCAGCAGACGCCGACCTCCGCCACGGGGAACCCGACTGCGACGCTTACCCCCGCAGGAAGCAACTTCGAGGCTGGCACCGCCCCAGCACCCGCCGCCCCGGCCATCGCGCCGACCGCGACCGGCACCCCGCCCATGGTTCAGGGTGGCACCAACCAGTACATGGCGAAGGCAGCCGAGTTCGGCAGCATGCTCGACGGCTTGATCGCCAGCCTCAAGCCGGTGGCGCCGACCGCTTCCCCGGAGACCCTCGCCGAGGAGAAGCTTGTTGGCAAGGCCACCGACTCTGACGGCTGGCCCGCGGACCTCGCCGCGCCCGCCGCGGCCGCCGGCGGCAAGGAAGAGACGTTCGACTGGGGCGCGGACCCGAAGGAGACGGCTGCGAAGCCCACTCCTGCTACCACCGCCTGAGTCGTTACAGGCTAACAAACAAGGATTGAGCCCGGTGCGGACCTAGCGATGGGACTCCGCACCGGGCTCTGCCGTTTCTGGAGGTTGATGTGCTGCCCGAGAACATGCTGAGCCTGGTGAAGTCGCGGGTACGCCTGCACAACAGTGAGAACGTCCAGAAGATGGCGCTGACGGCGGCTCGCAAGGTCGCGGAGCGGGCACATGCTGCATGGGAGGCCGCACCGCTGCCCGGTACGACTCCGGCCCCTTTCATCGCGAAGCGCCTCGAGGCCTTTGCCTCGGCTTTGCTCGGGTCGGGGAAGACCGAGGATGCCGACCTGTTGCCGCCGACCCACGTGTTGCGCAAGGCGTGCAACGACCCCTGGTCCGAGCTCGTCGGCGCCGAGTCCCGCCTCAGCGCGCTGGCGAAGTCCACGCTCGAGGGTGTGACGCGTGCTAGCTTGCGGAAGCGTGATGATGCCGCGCTCGCCGAGCTCAACAAGAAGCTGACGCACCTCTTCGTTACGAACTTCGCGAAGAACGAGGCTGCGGTCAGTGTCACGGGGATCGAGCGCGCCGCGGTCGTTGCAGCCGCTGCCCTTACGCACGAGGAGTGCGAGCGTCGCGGATACGCCTGCTCGGAGCCGGAGCATCCCCTCTACGTTGCAGCGCTCGCGAAGCGCGGCGCGCTCGAGGCCACTGAGGAGGCCGGCGCCGTGTACCAGACCGCGACCGGCGTCGACCTCGAGCTGGGGGCGCTCGGCGCGCTGCACGTCCGCGGCGCCAGCGAGACGCCGACGCTACAGGTCGCCGAGGTAGCGAAGTGCTGGTCGCCGAACGGTACTTTCGCGCATCCCGCGATCCGCGAGCCCGTGAGTGCGGCGTACGAGCAGGCGACACCCGGCGCGGAGCGCGCGCTGATCGGCAAGCTCGCGCTGTCCGTAGGTGCGCGCACCGCAGACTTCACCGAGTTCTTCGTCTCGGGAGCTATGAGCGGTGTCCTCGCCGTCGGCAAGCGCGCCCTCACGTTGCGGAAGAGCCTGCTGCCGTACGTGCTCAGCGAAGAGGCCGTCGAGGCGGGCTGGATGCCACCAGACGGTGAGAGCGCGTTACCGTCGAGCCTCGAGTTCGACGTCCCACCGGAGGTTCGCTTTTGGAAGCCGGCCGCTGGCGAGGACCCGAAGTTGATCCGCGACCAGCTCGTGAAGAGCGGGCTCTTCACCGCGGACACCGTGCAGCTCGTCGGTGGCGTCGTACGCCGCACCTTCACCAAGACGTTCGTCGACGACCCGCTTCCCGCGGCTCCCGCTGTCTTTGCGGCAGCAGCGCCTGAGGAGGGGCCGTACGCGCGCGTCATCGCGGCGGTGGAGAAGTCCGACTTGCCCGGCGCCGCCGTGGGCATGCGCGGTGGCGACCAGCTCGCTGGCTCAGGCTGGGCGGAGTACACGGCGACGGTGAAGGGCTTTGGGGTCTTCTTCATCGAGGATGGCGAGCTGGCGCCCGCAGAAATCGTGAAGCGCGTCGGAACGCTACCCGCTCCCGCTTATCTCGTCGGCTGTCCGGATTCCGCGGCGGCGCGGGTTGAGCTCGCCAAGCTGGGCCGTCCATTCCTTCTGTCCGAAGCGACGGATCGCGTCTTCGTCTGCAGCCACGGTGTGCGCGATGCCGCTGTGACCTGGGTCGACACCCTCAAGGCCTTCGTCCCGCCGACGCCGGCCGCGTGTCCGGATTGTGGCGGCGGGCCCGGGATGGCCGTGAGTTGCGCGAAGTGCATGTCCGGTGCCGGTAGCACGCACAAGCGCATGGACGTGCGCCTGCTCAAGAATGAGGCGACCACGCCGCCCGACGAGCGCTTCGTACTGGGTATTGTCCTCGAGCCGGAGACCGTCGACTCGCAGAGCGAGATCTATTCCGCGGACGAGGTTCGGAAGAGCGCCCACACCTACATGGCCCACTACCAGAATGCAGGCCTGCAGCACACCGCCTTGATCAACGATCACGTGCAGATCGTGGAGAGTTACCTGGCACCCGCGGACTTCACGATCGGCGAGCAGCCGGTGAAGAAAGGGACCTGGGTCATGGGTATGAAGGTCACATCCGAGGAGCTCTGGACCGCGATCAAGACAGGAGCCCTCACCGGCTACAGCATCGGCGGCACAGGAGTTCGTACCGAAGAGGCGTAGCACTCTGGCTACGTATCATGATACGTTTCCGCTAACACTATGGCTGCACCGACGACACTGTTTCGGCTCACCGACATCCTCACGAAGGAAGTCAGCCTCGTCGACCGGGCGGCCAACAAGCGCACCTTTCTGCTCGTGAAGAGGGACGACATGCCGACTGAGATCAAGCCGAACGCTGCTGGTGGCTTCGACACCGTGACGCCGCCCGCTGCCGCGCCTGCCGCTTCCCCCACGGCACCTGCCGTCGCGAAGCTCACGGTGTCGAAGTCACTGCTCTCCGCGCTGACGAGCACCATCGAGAAGCTGACGGCACTCGCCAGCGGAGCTGAAGCTGCGGAGACGAACAGCGAAGGCGTCGCGAAGGCGCTCACCGAGGCGCTCGCCGAGCTGGCGGTTCCGGCACCGGCCGAAGTAGTGAAGTCGGCACCGCGCCCGACCGAGTGCTTGGTCGCCAAGGGTGATCGCGTCGAAGTTATCAAGTTCGTGTCCGGTGCCCTCGGCAAGCTCAACGAGATCGCGGCGTCGCTCGCCATCACGCCCGCGGCCGATGCGACGCCCGACGACATCCGCTGGAAGATCCAGGACGTGCTGCGCGCGCTCTGCGAGTTCGCCGGCTACGAGATCGCGGTGGCCGCCATTGGCGTACCAACCCCGGTGACGAAGGCTGCTGTCTCGCCAGCACCGCAGTTCGCGGCGCTGGCGAGGAGCCTCAGCGAAGTGCTCTCTTCCGTTCCGGGTAGCAACCAGGATACGATTGCCCCTGTGACGGATGCCCAGAACATCGCAGTGCTCGAGAAGGCCGACACGGTCATCAAGGCGCTGCGTACCGAGGGAGATACGCTGCGCAAGCGTGTCGCCGAGCTCGAGGCCCGCGTCTCGGCACCGAGCGCGGTTCCGATTGAGCAGGGCGAAGTGAAGAAGTCCACCGGCGTGTCTTGGCCCGCCGATATGAACAGCGAGCCAGACGCGGCGTAACGCCGCCAACCAATAACGTTTCGAGCGGCGTTTGCCGACAAGGAGATTGAGTCCATGGATAATCAGACCCTACTCGCGAAGGCGGACATGGCTCTGTCGGACCTCACGACGGGCGGTGGATTCCTTCAGCCCGCGCAGGCCCAGAGCTTCCTTCGGCTCCTCATCAAGGAAGCCGTCCTGATGAAGATGGCCACCGTGGTGCCGATGAAGGGCTTCAAGCAGCAGCTGAACAAGATCCGCTTCGGTTCGCGTATCATGCGCGCCGGCCAGGAGGGCACCGCGCTCCCGTCCGCGGACCGCGCGAAGCCGGACCTGTCGCAGGTAGAACTCGACGTCAAGCTGTTCAAGGCCCAGGTGGACCTGACGAACGAGGTGCTCGAGGACTCGATCGAGCAGGGCACCCTGCGCAACACGATCATGACGCTCATGGGCGCTCGCATCGCGACCGACCTTGACGAACTCCTCATCTCTGGTGACACGGCGTCCTCGGACACCTACCTCGCACAGATCGATGGTGTGCTAAAGGCAGCTACCACGAACGTTGTCAACGCGGGCACCGTAACGCTCGCGAAGAGCATCCTTCGCGACATGCTGAAGGCGATGCCAACTGAGTTCGCGCAGCGCACCAACGCGCTGCGCTACCTCACCTCGCTCGACGCCGTGACCGACTACGGCGACACCATCGCCACGCGGCTCACTGTGTATGGCGATAAGCAGCTCGAGAACGGCGGCGACATCCGCTACAACGGCATCCCCGTGATGTCGGTCCCGATGTTCCCAGACAACCTCGGCGGCGGCACGAACTGCACGAATGCGCTGCTTCTCGACCCCAAGAACATCAACGTGGGTATCTGGCGCCAGATCCGTTTCGAGACCGACAAGGACATCTCAGCGGGCGTCATCAAGATCGTCGCCACGATGCGTCTCGACATGAAGTTCGAGCATGAGCCCGCAGTCGTCAAGGCGACGAACGTCAAGACGCAGTAAGCGGAGCCGGGCATTCACCCGGCACCCTTATTTACGCATACGCGTATTGGAGTGAGAAATGGCATTTGGCGTAGCAACAGTCGGTAGTCGGAATGGCCACGGGGATGCCCGCGTTCTGATGGATTACCTGACCTTTACGGGGCCGGCGTCCTACCCTACTGGCGGTGTCGCTGCGTTCGCGGCATACGTCGCTGCGGCTGTCGCGCGCGGCCAGCTCACGGTACTCGCCGCAGTCAACTGTGACTGCGGCGGCTATATGGCGGTCTACGACGTAGCCGCCGACAAGCTGAAGATCTACCAGAGCGCGGGTGTCGCTGCGGCCGATGCCCCTGTCACTGCCGCTGTTGCAGCGGTACCCGCTATTCCGGCGGCTCCGCTAGCGGAAGTCGCGAGTACCACAAACCTATCCGCGGTGACGTTCAAGGTGCTGGTCCTCAGCATCTGAGGCGCGCGCCGTAGCGAGTTTAGCCCTAACCTGAGGTTCGAAGCCATGTCTGCTGCTCTCTCCACTGTCGCGTTAGTTACAGCCCACGGTCACGGCGCTTCCCGCCTGTTCGCGGACTACATCACCGCAGTAGGCCCGACGACCTACCCTGCTGGCGGTACCACAGGGTTTGCCGCGGTTGTAGCTGCTGCCGTCGGCAAGGGCACAGTTACTGTAATCGCGGTGCTGGACAGCGACTGCGGCGGCTACCATCCGGTGTATGACGTCGCTGCGGACAAACTGAAGCTGTACTACATCGACAACAACAACACCTCAGATGGCGTGATGATCGAGGTCCCGAACACCACGGACCTGTCGGCGGTTACGTTCAAGATGACGGTTCTGAGCAAGTAAGCGCGACATCACGCGGCGAGCGCGAAGGGGAGGGCAACCCGCTGACGCGCGGTACCCTCCCCTTCGCGCTCGTTGAGGTTCTCAATGCCAGCGGTTCCGCTTCTAGGCTTTCGTGGTCAGCCGTGCAACTTCTTGATCCGTCAGGGTGCCTCTTGGGGGCCGTTTGTTATGACGCTAAGGGATCCTGACGGTGGCCTGTTAGACCTGACCAGCGTGACGCTACGTATTCAGATCCGCGCTACGGGCCTCAGTGAGGACGTCCTCGCTGAGGTCCCGTACACGACACCATCGCTGGGTGTCGTCCAGTTCGGTCTCGCCGCCACGGAGACCGCGGTGCTGCCGGCCGGGGAAGCTTTGCAAGACGTCGCGTCGCGCGCGACGTGGGCGTTAGACCTCCTGTACAGCGAGGACGACGTTGTACCCCTGCTCTACGGTGACGGCGCCATCTTCAGAGCGGCGGCGCGGTGATGCCAGTTCTCACCCTCACGTCACCGGCGGCATTCACCCTTGTTGTTGCCCCAGGGCCAGGCCCGCGCGGCGCAACGGGCGCAGCCGCGGTTGTGTCTACGGATACTCCTCAGCCGCTAGGTGTAGCCGGCGCCGGCGTATCGACCGAGGCGTCTGCTTCAGATCACGTACACGCGCATGGCGACCAAGCCGGCGGGTCGCTGCACAGCGACGTGGTGCCATCCGGGGCGAGCGGCTTCATGGACGGCACCCGCGCCGCGAAGCTCGACGGCGTCTCTGTTGGGGCTACGGCTAACGCGACAGACGCGCAGCTTCGCGCCCGCGCCACACACACCGGTACCCAGGCCGCTGGTACGATCACTGGGCTCGCCACTGTCGCGACCTCCGGTGCCGACACCGACGTGTCGAGTTCTAGTACGGGTTGGGTCGGCGCAACCGTCAACGCGGTTCTTACGGCCGCCAAGTCGGCGTATGCCGCGGTAGCTGCCGCGCTGTCCTCGCACCTCGCTGATACAGCTAACCCCCATAGTGTGACGGCGGCACAGACCGGGGCGGTGCCGACGGCACGCGCGCTCTCGACGACCGCTCCACTTACAGGGGGCGGAGACCTCAGCGCGGACCGCACCTTAGCTATACCCGCTGCGACGGCGAGCGCCGCTGGGTATATGACGACAGCTTACGCAGCGAAGTTAGATGGCGTCGCTACTGGCGCTACAGCGAACAGTTCCGATGCCACATTGCTGGCGCGCGCGAACCATACCGGCACGCAGGCCGCTGGCACGATTACTGGGCTGGCTGCGGTCGCGACGTCTGGGGCGTACACCGACTTGAGCGGGACTCCCACGCTCGGCACCGCAGCGGCGCATGACGTACCTGCATCGGGAGATGCCGCTTCGGCCGAGGTCGTTCTTGGAAACGACTCCCGTTTGACCGACGCGCGTACCCCGATTACACATACACACGCGGATACCGCCGTTACGAGCTCTGGCACCGGCTGGATCGGCGCTACGGTGAACGCCGCCCTTACAGCGGCGAAGTCGGCTTACGACGCCCTTTCTAGTGCACTAACGGCGCACACCAGCGACACCAACAACCCGCATAGCGTGACAGCAGCGCAGGTCGGTGCTGTACCAACGGGCCGCATCCTTACGACGACTGCTCCGCTTACTGGCGGCGGGGGCCTCTCGTCGGACCGCACACTGGCTATGGCTGCGGCCACGGCAGGCGTCAACGGTTACATGACGTCGACCTATGCCGCGAAGCTCGATGGGATCGCGGCGGGAGCCACGGCTAACAGCCCAGATGCGACCTTACTCGCCCGAGCGAACCATACCGGTACTCAAGCGATCAGCACCGTCGTGAGTCTGCAAGCCACGTTGGACGCTAAAGCGCTTGCGACACGTGCCATCAACACGACGGCACCTCTAACCGGCGGCGGAGACCTCTCTGCGGACAGGGCACTAGCTATCTCAGCTGCGTCCGGGTCTGCCGCTGGGTCGATGTCGTCGGCAGACTTCACGAAGCTGAGTGGCGTAGCCGCTGGCGCGACTGCGAACAGTTCCGATGCCACCCTACTCGCCCGAGCAAACCATACCGGCACGCAGGCCGCTGGCACGATTACTGGGCTGGCTGCGGTCGCGACGTCGGGCGCCTACAGCGACCTAAGTGGCACGCCGACGCTCGGCACCGCAGCGGCTAAAGATATCCCCTCGAGCGGGGATGCATCGAGTACACAAGTCGTATACGGCACGGACTCCCGCCTCACTAACTCGCGAAACACTACGTTTGCCAGTGTGAACACCGCGCTTGCCGCCGCGAATGCCGCGATCGACGTCAATGCGCAGAACATTCAGAACGTCGCACGGCTTGGGCTGAGTACAGCGGCACCGACCCACGCGCTCACGCTTGCCACGGGCAGCGCTGCAGCGTTCTACAACACTGCGGACCAGACCACGAACTACGAGCGCCTCGTGATGTCGTGGTCAAGCAACGTGTTCACGATTCAATCGGAGAAAGGTGGTACCGGGACGCTGCGTGGCTTGAAGCTCGCGAGCTCAATCGGAAACTCTATCCTGCTTCAGAACGACGCGTCGAATGTCCACACGACGCAGGTCTCGTCTGGCGGTGTGTACTGCAATGTGTTCACCAATACGGGGTCGCTAACCTCGACGTCTGCAGCGCAGGGCTTTGCTAGTTTTTCGGGTACAGTCAACCAAACCAGCGGAACAGGTAGCTGGGATGGCTTGCTAATAAACCCGACGCTAACCGCGGTAGGTTCTGGTGGCGCGAACCTGCTGCGCCTGCAGGCAGGTAGCGTCAACAAGCTGCGCGTCACGTCCGCCGGATTAATCGTACAGGACTCGACAGTCACATCCGCTGGCACTACGGGTAACCAGACTATCAACAAACCATCTGGTACGGTCAATATCGCTGCCGGCGGCACGAGCGTCACGGTAACAAACTCTCTGGTGACCGCGACCACCAACCCGTATGCGACGCTTGTGACCAACGATGTGACAGCTACCGGGATCAAGTGCATCACTCGGACTGCGGGTAGTATGACTATCACCCTGACTGCCGCAGCTACGGCCGAAGTGGCCATTGCTTGGTCAGTTAGCAACACATAATACGAGGCGCCAGTCATGCGGGTCATCGAGGCACACAAAACGGACGGCGTGAACGAGAAAATCACGATTGAAGCGAACGAACCAGCTGACGGCGCGAGCTTTGCTTACGCCGTATCTTGGCCGGCAGACGGTTACATCGAAGGGATGACGCTTCACTTCCAAGACGGGCCGGCCGGTAGCCGCGCCCCAGGGGTTTCTCTCAACGTCCTTTTAGCGGTCCTGGTGGACCGCCTTGAGTCCTTAGCGGAGCGAGCCGCACTCGACGAATACTCGAAGGACTTACTGGGCTGCCTTCAGGCGGCCCGCGAGTTGTTGACCGTTAGAGCAGCTACTTACTCTGAGTACAGGCGGCTAACTGCGGAAGAAACCGCGCGGGAAGAAGCTCTCGCAGTTGAAGCGCAGGCGAAGCAAGAAGCTGAGGCTAAGGCCATTGAAGAGGAGCGACGGTCTTCGGCAGTAGCCGCCGAAGACCGGCGATTCCAGGACGCAGTACGCGTAGCCGTCGAGCAGATTATGCTCGCTAAAGGTGCTGGCGCCATGGGAGGTTGAGTCCGTACAGCACAAGAGAACTGGCCCGCTAAAAGTGAGCAGGCTCGCCGTACCCCTCAGGGGCCCGCTGGGCCTTGCTCTGTGGGCGCGGCTCTACGCCTGCTACGGTTACTGCAAGTCCACGTCGGCTCTACCCGCGAGGAAACTTGCCCGCACGGGAAACGTCCCTTCGGTGCACTAAGGAAGAGGAGGCATCTCATGAGTGAAGCCACACTACTGGTACGTATCAAGCCCTACAACAAGAAGACGAACAATCTGATCCGTTCGTACACCATCAACAGCATCAAGTACCTCGAGGAGTACGGCTGGTATGAGGTCTCGAGCGGCGTCGCGGAAGTACTGGACGAGGTCTACGAGGACGACGTCAAAGTGTTCGACGTCGTCTCGCGGGCGCGGGCACTCGCGATCGACGCGAAGGCCGCCGAGGTCTCGCAGCGTGCCACTGCCGCCGCTCCGCGCAAGCTCGGCACCGCAACGGCACCCCGCCCCAAGGGTGTCCAGGGTGCCGTTCGCGAGAACGCCGACCCGCACACGCTCTCCACACGGGACCTGCCCAGCAACAAGCCTGCACCCGAAGCTCTCGAGCCAGAGGACGGCGAAGACGACCTTGACGGTGAGGGCGACGTCGGCGGTGAAGAGGGTGACGAGGACGGCGACATCGAAGTCACCGGCGATCCCGCGGCTGATGCCGGCGAGCCTGCCCCCGCCGCGAAGCCTGGTAAGGTCGCGCCGCCTCGCGGCCGCCGCGGCTCGAAGCCTGCCGCCTGAGCGTTGTGATATCCTGGCGCGATGACGACCCTCGCCCAGAGCCAGGCTATCTCCGTGACCGCCCCGGCGCTGGTCGCTTACATTGTAGTCGACGGCGCCCTGACTGACCCATTCAGTCTCGGCTTCGTCGTCTACGAGCGCGTGACGAGCCGCGCCTCACGGACCCGCGTCTACCCGGTGAGCGGCGCCCAGGCCGTCGACCTCGTCGCGGACCGTCTCGGCACCGGGCGCTTTGCGGCGACCTGGGCGGTGGCGTCAAACGCGAAGCTCGGCGACTACGAGATCGTCTGGACTTTCACCTTCGAGTCCGGCGGCCCCAGCTACACCTACGCGCAGCCCTTCGAGGTCGTGAAGGAGGTCTGGGATGCGGGCGGCCGCGCCTACGCGACGGTGCAGAGCTTCCGGGACGAGGGTGTCACGGTCGGCGCTATCAGCGACGCCAAGCTGTACCGCAAGATCTTGGCGGCGTCGCAGCTCTTCGAGCTCTACACGGAGCGCACCTTCGTGCCCGAGGCTTTGACCGTGAAGCTCGACGGGAACGGCGGCAAGGAGTTGCTGCTCCGCGACCCCATCATCGCGCTCGAGTCGATAGCGCTTACCTCGGACCTAGTCGTCCCTTCGGTACCGTCGCTGGACCTGTCGGCGATCAAGGTCTACAACCGCCACATCACCGAGGGTCTGCGCAACCCCGATGACCGCGAGAGCCCGCGCATCGCCTGGGCCGAGGACGGCATCGGCAGCTACAGCGGCTACGGCTACAACGGCTATGACCGCGCTCGCTGGACCGCCGACCTCTGCTGGCGCTGGCCGCGCGGCACGCAGAACGTCATCATCACCGGGCTCTTCGGCTACACCGAGGCGAACGGGACTCCGACTGGGGGCGTCCCGCAGCAGGTCGCTCGCGCCGTCCAGCTGCTGACGCTGCGGGACCTGCCGGCACTCACCGACACCGCGGCGCGTGAGGACGCCAACCGCTGGCGCTTGACGGGTGAGCGTACACGCGACCAAGCCTACACCATGCTGAACGGCACCGACATCGGGCAGCGTCGCGCCGCCATCGGCAGCTTCACTGGTGACCCCGCCATCGACGGGATCATCGAGATGTTCAAACGACCTTTCGTCGTCGGCGGCGCCTAAATGGTGCACTAATATTTCATGTTGAACACGTTGGTGCTCCTGTCCGGTGGGTTGGACTCTACAGTGGCACTGCATTGGGCGCGTGAGCACAGCAACGTACTCGCATGCCTGTCGGTCGACTACGACCAAAGACACCGGGTCGAGTTGGTACAAGCGGCACGTATAGCTGAGCAGCTGAATATCCCATTCGTCCAGCAAAGTGTGGTTGGGTTGTTGGGTGGTACTGCGGGTCGTAGCGCCATCCACACAGCTGCGGACGCCGTAACACCGATGCGCAACTTGACGTTGCTGACGACAGCGGCTCGGCTTGCGCATGAACTCGGTGCAACGTCCATCGTATCTGGGTTCTGCGCAGCCGACGCTGCGGACTTCCCGGACTGCCGCCCGGCATTTGTCCGTGCCGCTACGGACGCCATCTCGCTGTCACTCGGCTATTCGATGAAGGTCATATGCCCGTTGATCGGGGCTTCTAAGATTCAGACGCTGCATTTAGCGACTACTCTACGTGGCTGCTGGGAGATGCTGGGACAGACATGGTCATGCTACTCACCCGCCCTCGTTCCCGGAACCCGGCAGTACAGCGCATGCAGTATCTGCCCGGCGTGCACAACGCGCTCAGCTGCGTTTCGGGATTTCGGCGGTAGAGTTGATCCAGCGGCTGGTTTGTTGGTGGCGGCATGATCACGATCTCTCGCCGCTACACCTTCGAAGCAGCGCACCATTTGCCACACGTACCTGAGGGCCACAAATGCGGTCGGGTACACGGACATAGCTATACCGTCGAAGTAGCGCTCACCGGGGTCGTTGGTGCCGATGGCTGGGTGATGGACTTCGCCGACGTCGATAGCGTGGTGTCTCCGTTAGTGGCGCTGCTCGACCACCGGAGTCTCAACGACTTTATAGAGAATCCCACCAGCGAGAACTTAACTCTCTGGTTCGCAGCGGCGCTCGGTGCCTTGCCACTGGCTTACATTGAGGTAAGTGAGACCGCGAAGTCTAAGGCACGATGGAGCCCCTAATCTGGCTGTACGCCTCGAGAACAGGATCGAGCCGTAACCTCACTTTACTCCGAGCCTACAAGTGGCGCCTGCTTGTCAGCGCCACGGGTGTGTGGCGCCATGAAGGCTTCCCGTACGCGTGCGACAACGGAGCTTGGACCTATTTTGCGAAGGGCATACCGTTTGACCACGGGCGTTACGCAGAGTTTCTGAGCGTCATGGGTGCCAACGCCCTATGGGTAGTTCTACCCGACAAAGTAGAGGATGCAGCTGAGACAGCCCGGCTAACTGACTACTGGCTGGGGCGCGGCTCGCCGCATCCGCAGCAGCGCTGGCTCGCGTGTATCCAAGACGGGGCGCAAGAGGCGGATCTCGAGCGTATCGTACCGTACGTACATGGGTTCTTCCTGGGGGGCTCTACGGAGTATAAGTTGTCGACTCTCGCGTACTGGGGCTCCTGGTGCTCAGAGCGCGGCCTCAACTACCACGTCGGGCGAGTGAACTCCCCGAAACGCATAAAGCTATGCATCGCGGCGGGGGCCTGGAGTTGCGACGGGACTAACGCTACAAAGTTCTCAGTGAACATCCCGTCGCTATCCCGAGCTGGAGGCCTGACATGCGCGACGACACTGTAGTGATCCACGAAATCTACCGCTCCATTCAAGGAGAGTCCTCGTTTGCAGGGCAGCTGTGTACCTTCGTGCGCACCACGGGGTGCAACCTAAGGTGCTCGTGGTGCGACACGAAGCAGGCCTTCTACGGCGGCACGAAGCGGGCACGCACGGACGTCTTAGCTGAGGCCCTTAGTTTGGGCACTCAACTCGTCGAGCTTACTGGAGGTGAGCCGCTGCTGCAGCCGGCGGTACCGACTTTGCTTCGGGAGTTGTGCGATGCCGGGCGAACCGTGCTCCTGGAGACCAGCGGCGAGCGCGACATAGCCGTCGTGGACCCTCGCGTTCACCGCATCGTCGACTTCAAAGCTCCCGGCAGCGGTATGGTTCTACGCAATCGCTGGGAAAATGTGCAGCTATTGACGTCCCGGGACGAGGTGAAGTTGGTAGTCGCGGACCGCGGCGACTACCTATGGGCGCGCGAGGTCGTGCGGGGCCATGACTTACGCAAGAGAGTGGCACGCGTACTTCTATCGCCTGTCCACGGCGTACTCGCCCCACAGGCGCTTGTAGCGTGGGTCCTTGAGGATGAACTTGACGTGAGCGTCAACCTGCAGCTGCACAAATACATCTGGGGCCTGACAAAACAAGGGGTGTAACCCTAAACGGTGCACTAATACCTCTGTACCCACGGAGGTGGCATGCGCCGAGACAGCCTGAGTATCCTGATCGACACCGACAACGTGAAGCTCGACTTCACCTCGGGGTTTCTGCAGATCGCCCACAAGGTCACCGGGCGCGCGTACGCGCGCGAGCATCAGACCCAATACGAGTTGACCAACCTCTTCACGCCCGAGGAGTTGCGCACCATCTGGTCTGAGATCGACCGAACCCCCGGGTTCGTCACGAAGCTGCGCGAGTTCGATGGCACCCGCTTGCTGCTCCGTCGCCTACGCCAAGTCGGTGAGGTAATCGCGTTGACAGCGCCGCGCATGGGCCCGCACTGGATGCCGGAACGGGCGCAGTGGCTGCAGGACCGCGGCTTCAAGTTCGATGAGATCGTCTTCACCCACCGCAAGCACAGCTACCACGGCGACGTCTTCATCGACGACTACCCGAACCACAGCCTGGGTTGGAAGAAACGGCACCCAGAGGGCTGCGCCATCCTCTGGGACGCGCCCTACAACCGCGACGTCGACTGCGACGACTTCGGGCTGAAGCGCGCCAGCAACTGGGCCGAGGCGCTCGCTCACGTCAACGAGCACGCCCGCGCCGTGGGGGCGCCAACGCTGTGAGCGAAGACGACGCGATGAGCAACTGGGTCGCAACCCAGACAGGAGGCACGATGTTCAACAAAGAAGCTTACGACACGCTCCACGCGCTGGTGTTTGCGCCCGATTACGCCGGGTACCGGCCCAACGTCATCGAGTCGCCGCACGGCGACGGGCGGCTCGACCCCGCCAAACGCTTCGCGCACATCGCGCTGAAGTACAACCCGACGCCCGAGATGTTGGTCTACTTCGACCTCGCCTTCGAGATGGCCCACATGATCGGCAGCGAGACCGGCATCGACGCCGCGTTTCTGCCGGACCGCGCCGCCTGCGCGATGCGCATCCTCGACTACCCAGCGGGCGCCGGCAGCGAAATGCACTCCGACTTCGACCTGTTTACGCTGAACCTCTGGCGCAACCCCGAGGGTGGCGTACACGTCGCCGGAGCACCGTGCCGCGAGTTCGTTCACGTCGGCGAGATCGGCGAGATCGTCGGGTTTGGGCCTGCCGTGCTGCACGAGGTGCCGCCGCAGGACCGCCAGCAACAGGCCCTGGTCTTCTTCGCGCTGCCGGCGCACAGCACGATGCTGCCGACGGGTCAGACCGTGGGCGCCTGGGTCGCGGAGCGCACCGCCCGGTCACGCGTCTACAAGTAACGCTCTTGTTCTCGAAACGACTACAGCACCAGAGGCAAGCATGACGACCAACAAGCTACTGTTCATCGACATCGAAACCGAGGGCCTCAAGCCCAAGGAGCACCGCATCCTCGAGTTCGCCGCCATCGTGGTTGACGAGGACCTCAACGAGCTGGCGACGATCACGCGAGCCTTTGCCTACGACGACTTCGATGCCGCCAAGCTCGACTCGTATGTGCGCTCGATGCACGAGAAGAGCGGGCTACTCGGCGCGCTCGAGGAGGCCCACACCTCAGGTCGCGGCCGCACGCTGCACGGCTTCGACCTCGAGTTGCCGAACTGGCTGCGCGAGCAGGGCTGTAAAGCGGGTGAGGTCATCCTCGCCGGCAGCTCGGTCCACTTCGACAGCGGCTTCATCGAGGAGCAGATGCCGATGCTGTCCTGGGTAAAGCACTACCGCCGCTACGATACGAGGAACATCGAAATCTTCCTGAAGGACTGCGGCATCGAGCTCTTCCCCGGCGAGCGCTCACCCGTGGCACACCGCGCCCTCGACGACGCCCGCTACGCGCTCCGCGTCGCTCGCGTCGGGCGGCAAATCGTCCGCGGTTTGCAGGGCGACGCCAAGGCGCTGGCTGCGCTGCGCGAGGCCTCAGCTGTAGCTCACACAAAGCAAGTCGAAGCTTTGGAGAAACTGGTGGGCGCGGCGTTGCCGGCACCCTCCACGCTAGCCGAAGCGCTGCTGGAGCACCCGGCGCCTGCGCTCGCTCCGAAGCTACCTACCGGGAAGCCTGGTTTCATTGCTCCCGGCGAGACACGCAGCTACCAGGACTTTATGTCGTGGGCGGTCGACAGCGAGATGTCCACGAGCGACGCCCGCTTCAGCGCCGCCTGGACCCACGCGCGTAAGGGCTGGGGAGACGGGCCGGCGCGCCCAGCCGGCTACTACGGCCTCACCGACGCTGAGCAGGACCTCTGGTGGACAGGCCAAAAGAGCATCGCCGACATCGTCGACAACCGCCGCGACGCACTGCGCGGCGAGCCCACGGCGCTGTCCTTCGTCCCATGAGCAGCCGAAGCTTCGACATGCTGATTGTCGATGACCCGTACACGGAGCCAGCACCAGCAGACCAAGTTGCGGTACTGCTCAAGCGCTGGCATCAAAGCAGAGAAAAGGCTATCGCGATGAACCACCAAAAGACGTTCAGCATCAACACCTACAACGGCAAGGCTGCAGATGGCGTGAGTCCCGGCGGCCCGCGCGCCTCAGCCACTGTTGACGGGAAGCAGACCCGCCCCATCGACTTGACCGAGGAGCAGGCGTCGCAACTGCAACAACTCCTTGATGCGGTGCTCGCCGGGCAGCCGAAGTGATCATGCCGATCGACCAGCTGGTGCTCCCGCTGGGAGGTCGGCAGACTCGCGTCATCATCGCGGGGTGTAGACCACCGAAGCGAGCCCCAGCCAAGGGCGCGCCAGTGCCGGACCTACCCATGCTGCGTGTGGTGATGCGCTACGCACGCGACAACCGCGTCTTCCGGCGCCCGACGCTCATCGTGAGCGGCTGCGCTCGAGGCGTAGACCAACTCGGTGAGCGCTGGGCGGAGCTCCACGACATCCCTGTTGCGCAGTACCCAGCGGACTGGCGCCGCCACGGAAACGCTGCTGGCCCGCGTCGCAACGCCGTGATGGCGCAGAACGCGGATGCACTTGTCGCGCTATGGGACGGGCGCTCGGCCGGCACCGGGCACATGATCGAGACGGCGTTTCAGCATCGCCTCTTGGTACTCTGCTACCGCTTCGACATCGACCGCTTCATCGTGGCCGACGACCTCGCCGGCTTTCGACTCGGTAGTCCCTAGGCCGCCCGGCGAGCTTTACGCGCCGCCTTATTCTTGGCGCGCCTCTTCACCTTGGCGTTCAGGTCGATGACGCGGCCGCGGGTGGCTCGCAGCGCGGCGTTCAAATTTGAGGCTCTCTCCTTGTACTCCGCGAGCGTGGCGCCGCCGTGTCCTAGGTCTGCTGCCGGTGGTTGGTATTTGTGCATGTCCTAATCTCCTTGGAACGTCTGGTGTAAATCCAGGCAGACCCATCTGCCCGGGTAGCACGTTGCCAGCGAGCTTGCCGTGCTTCTCGCGGGCGTGGTCCGCGGCGCGCTCCGTGCGGAACTCCTTGTCGCACTCCATGCAGAGGCACCACCTCTCGTCTTTGCAGTACGCGAACTTCACCGACCCGACGTAGAAGGTCTCGGTGAAGACGCTGACCTTGGAAACCTTCATTCTCAGTCCTCGTATGGGCAGTCGTACGGGTCGTCTGAAACGTTACCTGCTGCATCTTCCTCTACAGCTTCCTCTGCAACGATGTCTACGACCGCTGCCTTCGCCTCGGCCCCGACGCCCTCAGCGCGCTCCTCGTCGTCTAGGTCCGGCTCCGGCAGGTCGGGTTCGCTGGCATCTGATAGCGCTACGGTCTTCGACTCCGTGGTCTCCGCGGTGCCGTCGATTAGCATGCGGTTGTGCGTCCGCGTCGCGAGGTTGAGGATGCGAGCAGCATCCTTCTGGCTCATGTTGCGGTTCGAGATGCCGATGATCTCGGTGGGCTCGCCCATCAGTAGGCGCTCCGTCTCCATGACCATCTTCAACGCCGAGTTCGAGTCGTTCATCATCTTTGCGAACTCTTTGATGAACGCGATCTTCTGCTTCGGCGTCATCGCGCGGACCTCAGCCTCGATGCTGTCGGCGCCATCCATGATGGCGCGCAAGATCCTTGAGTAGACGCCCTGGATACCGATGAGGTTCTGTCGCGACACCGCGACAAGGAGCCCCTCGTGCGCTCGGGCCTCCGCAGCGTCGCGAAGCGAGCTGGCGGCGTCCGAGTTGCCCGCGGCCGCGACGATGGCGTTGATCTCTGCTTCGGCAGCCTTTAGTTGGTCGTCACGCATCTTCGCGCGTGCCGCCCGCGCCATGACGTCGGCGTCGTTCATCAACGTCTTCATCGCTGGCTTACCCAGCGAAGGAGACCCGTGGTACCAGAGGTTCTCGATCGTTTTCACCGATATGCTGAACTTCTTGGCTGCCTGTGCCTTGCCGATCCCGGCGCGGCCCGCGGCGCGGTGCTGCACAAAGAACAGTTGAAGCTCCTCCCAGACCTGCTGGGTCACCTTCACGTTCGACGGGAGTTTACCCTTCATGCCGCTAGCATACCTGATACGAGGGACCGCCACGCAGCCACGCGTCGATGTCGCTCGCCAGAAGGCCGCCGATGCCCGCAGCGTGGAGCATAGCTACGACGCAGCAGAAGTCCGGCTTCGTGCGGCTCTTCTGTTCACAGCGCTCCGCCGGCAGCCCGCGAGCGAAGGTATAAGCGAGCAACGCGTGGCGCGCCTCGGCGGCGTGCTCGCGGCGCACCAGCTCGAGGGCCTGGCGGCGCTCCCCAGTCTCCGGGTGGCGCAAGCCACGTCGTGCCGCGCGCTTCACCCGCACCTTGGAGTCGTGGCAGACCTCGGGTTCGCGCAGCTGCATGAAGTCGCTCCGCGCGCGCCACGGGTTGTCGCCCCATTTCAGGATGCGCAGCTGAAGCCGGTCGAAGCTGGTAGCGGACGCACAGGTAACGACCTGTAGCCTCAACCTCGCAACTGCCTCGGCGCGTACCACGTCGACAACGCTCTGGTTCTGGGTTTCGTGCACGGGGCCTCCACTCCTCTTAGTGCCCGATTTCGACCCACCGTGTTACCCTTTGTGGATGCGAGGCCGGCTCATTTTCCCGTTCGTGTGTGAGCTTGGCCGATTGGACACGGTGCTCACCGAAGCCGTGGACGACGGTGCTGGGTATGACCGCGTCTTCCGCGAGCCGGTTCGCGTCGACGACGGTACGCAGCTCGGCTGCCTCGCGCGCCAAGAGACGCTGGTGCGCTTCCGCGCGCAGATCGAACCCGCCATGTTCGACAAGATGGCGATGCGACCCGCTGGTGATGTTCGCGCGACGCGCTTCACCATCATCGCGCACTACTCTGAACTCGAGGTGGCGGGCCTCGTCGACCCCATCACGGGCAACGCCCAGCTCCATGTCAACGATCGCTTTGTAGCGATCTACGAGGCGAACCTTGCAGGCAAATGCGTGCAGCGCTTCCCCGACATGGACGGCGGCCTCTACCTGCGCGAGGTAACGCCGCTGGGTTTTGGGCTCGGCAACAAGCGGAACCTACTGAAGCTGCTCTTCGAGAACCGGGAGACGGCGGCCAGTGGCCCGTAGAGGCTTCTACTACGCGTCGTTGCAGGGCAACTGGCGCGGGCTAGGCATTGCACTCGCGAATGCGGGGGCTCGCTTCGGGCAAGCGATGGATCGATCGCTGCTCGAGGAAGGTCAGTTCTTCCGTAACAAGATCATCGAGGGCCTCGATTCGCAGGCGCCCGGTGGCAAGACGCTCCGTCCGCTGTCGCCGTTCACGCTCAAGGTGCGGCGTGCCTGGGGTTTTCGTGGCACCAAGGCGTTGATCCGGAGCGGCGAGCTGCGGAACAGCGTCACGATGGTGCGCGCCGGCAAGCACGCGGTCTTCGTCGGCATCCTGAACACGGCGCGGGGCGGTGCGGTACAGGACCGAAACCTAGCGGAGGTCGGGCGCCTTCATGAGTTCGGCGGAACCTTCCACGGCCTCGCGCCAAGCGCTTCCGGAAAAGGTCTGCACATCACAACAATCCGCACCCCGGCGCGCCCCTTCATCAAGCCGGTGTTCGACAAGTACGGCGGCCTCCGCGGCGCGCTCCGCATGCAGGCACGCGTCGCCCGCAAGATGGGCGGCCTCATCGGTGTCATCCTGAACCACCCCGACCTCAAGGGTCGGGACCCTGCAACAGTACCCTTTCGCTTTTTTGGAGGTGGTAAGGCGGGCACAGCCGGCAAGGGACTCGCGATGATGAGCAAGGGTGGAGCCAGGGCCGCTCGCCAGGCCAAGGCCGGATTTCGTGGAGCTCAGAAGCGATCCCACAAAGGAGCGTCCAACTCGCCGGTACGTCAGGCGCGTCAGAACGTCCGCAACCAGAGGCCGGCATCACCGGCGCGCGCTCCGCGCGGGAGGGTAGCGTCACCAGGTAGGGCACGAGCTGCGGGTACCCGAAAGGGCGCCCGCAGCTTCGCGCGCACCAAGAGTCCGGTGCGTGCTGTAGCGAAGTCCATGAACAAGCGCGCCGGTGGTGGAGGCTTGCTCAAGGGCATCCGCTCCGCAGCCAAAAAATACTCCAAGGGTCAAGCCGTGAAGGCGCGCGCCACGAAGAAGTGGGTGCGCTCCGCGGCCCGCATCCAGAAGGTCCAGGTACGCGCCGCGAAGAAGGCGCACCGCGCGGAGGTCTCGACCTCACAGAAGCAAATGCGCGCCGCAGTGCGCATGCACAACAAGAGCGCGAGGCAAGTCACGCGCGCCCGTGCGTCGCGTATCAAGACAACGGCCCGTACCGACGCCAAGCAAGCGAGGTCCGCGCAACGCCAGCAAGCGAAATCGGCGCGCGCCACGGCCCGCGCTGACAAGCGCCAGGCCAAGCACGCAGCACGTGTCGCGCATCGCACCGCTCGTGCGCGCACAAAAGCCACGAAGGCTGCAGCGGCCGCCACCCACAAGCAGCACAAGGCTCGTGTTCGCGAGCACAAGGCTGCCAAGCGGAGCGAGAAGCGAGCGCTGCGCGCGCAGGTGCATGCCCTCCGTCCCGTGCACAAAGCCGCCAAGGCCACGGAGCGCGCCAACAAAAAGCAGGCGAAGCACCACGCCTCGCACGCGAAGAAGACGGCGCGCGTCCAGGCCCGCGCCACCAAGGCGAGCTTCGCCAAGCACAAGCCAGGTAAGGTTATGTCGCACCTCAAGGCGAAAGGTGGCGCGCTGCACTCTCTTGGCAAAGCTGGCGGCAAGGGCACGCGCCGCGCGAAGTCCCCCAACAAGGCGCCGGTGCGCTCGATCAAGCTGCGTGTTCGCGGCGGCGCGAAGTACCACAAGCCGTCGTGATACCCTGAGCCGTGGCAACCCCGACGATCACGAACATCTACCCGGCAACGGGTCACACCGGCGGCACCACGATGGTGCGCATCCTCGGCGGCGGCTTCGCGCCGAACCCAGACCCCGCGGTGACGGCGTACGACGACCTACCAGAGGGCTCCCTGATGACGGTGAGCTTCGGCGGCGTACCGAGCCCCTACGTAGCGGTCGTCAACAGCGGCTTGCTCTACGCGCGGGCACCGGTTTCCCCGTTGAGCGACAAGACAGGCTCCGGGGCGGGGCCCGTGGACGTCGTCATCCAGAACCTCGACTCCAACCTGGAACCGATCGTCGGGGAGACCGCAACGGTTGTCGCTGGCTTCGCGTACGAGGATGCGAAGCTCACCGGCAAGAGTGACCTGGTGCGCCTCATCCACGCGTTGGTGATCGAGATGCAACGCCAGGTCATCCGCAACGTGTCGCTGCACACCCACACCGACTTCGACTCCGAGACCGGCGACCTACACAACACCGTTGACGTTGCGAAGCTGCCCGCGATCGTGCTGATCGGACCGCAACTGCGCAAGCCCATGGGGTCCTACATCGACAACACACGGGTGTACGTGAGCGGGCCCGAGGCGGTCCAGACCAGCCTCCAACCCCCGTACACGCGCGATCTCGTCTTCGAGTACCTCGGTGCCGGCGACACCGACATCCTGGTGCTGAACCTCGAGTCGATCCTGATCAACTTCTTCAAGAAAACCCAGTACATCGAGATCGATGCCGACGGCTCAGACCCTTCGCAAGGTAAGGTCCGTTTCGAGCTCGTACTCGACGATGATGGCGCCCCGAACATCAACCACGCCTCGAACGCCTCGAACGTCCGCAGCTTCGGCGGCCGCTTCCTGATCCGCGGCTTCACCTTCACGGGTGTTGCTGGTCTTTCGGTCGGTAGCAACGACGGCAGCGCGGAGGTCGCCGGCGAGTTCGTGGGTGACGATATCGGGCTGCTGTTCTACCAGAAGCTGTAGTGATACTTCCGCCCAGGGAGCAAGGCTGATAGTATCCCTCCTCATGGGTGTGACTCTAAAAAACCGCGGACCTCGGCGTCTTGACCTGATGCTCACGCATCCCGACGCCCCGACGCGCGCGTTTCCCTACGCACAAAGCGTCCACGACAAGGCATCGGGTGCTGTCGCGCAGCGACGCCGCACCCTTCAGTTGCCGGAGTCGCTCTCGCTCGCGGTAGGTGAGTGTCACACCCACCTACCGAACTACGTCGGGGAGTGCCCTGACGTGAAGCGTCACGAGGCGGCGCGCACGCTGCACGTTCAGCGTGACACGCCCGACGCGGTGGAAGCCGCGTCTGCCGAGACCGACTCTGCCACCTCCAACGAAGGTAACAGCTAATGGGAAACGCACAACTCAGCCCCGGCTTCAACGTTGAAGAGGAGCAGCCCCAGGTCCGCTCGATCACCGGAACTCAGACCTCCGTGCTTGCTGCTGCCGGCATCACCGAGCGCGGCCCCCTGGGCTTCAAGCTCGTCACCGGCTTCGACGAGTTCAAGCGTGTCTATGGTGGCCATACCGCGGACGGCTTTCTGAGTCACGCCGTGCAGGGCTTCTTCGACAGCGGGGGCCAGTCCGCCGTCATCAAGCGCGTCGTGCACTACACCGACATCGACGACGTGCTGACGCTCACTGCGCTCGTCGGGTCGCTGAACCTTGACAGCGTCACCTCGGTTGCGACGGCGGGTGCTGTGCTCGGCACCGTGGTGGGACCCTTCGCGCTCGTCTCCGGAGACACGCTGCGGATCAGTCGTAACGGCGGCAGCACCGTCACCTCGACCTTCACCGGCGTCGCAGCGCAGCGTACCGCGGGTGTCGGCCCCTACGCTCTCGCCAACAACGACACCCTCACGCTCAGCGTCGACGGCGGCCCGGTGCAGACCGTTACCTTCCTGACGTCGCAGTTCGCCAGCATCAGCGCGGCAACGGCGGCCGAGGTTGATGCCGTCATCAACGCCTCGGTCACCGGCGCCTCGGCCGCGATCAGTGCTGGTGCCTCACGCATCACCTCGGACAAGAAGGGCACTGGCTCTTCGATCAACGTCACCGGCGGTACCGCGAACGTGGCGCTCGGCTTCACCACGGGCAGCGTTGCTGGCACCGGCAACGTCGCCAGCATCGACGCGGTGACCGTTGCTGAGGTAATCGTCATCGTTCAGGCAGCGCTTCCGACGGTGGTCGTCACGAACGTGGCCGGCGCCGTCAAGATCGCGTCGAACACCACCGGCGGCGGCTCCAGCATCCACGTGCTGTCGTCGGGAACGGCGCAAACGGTTCTCGGCCTCGACACCGCGACGCATACCGGCACCACGGGTGCCCCCACCACGTGCCTGACGGTCTCCGGCAAGACGCCTGGTTCCTACGCGAACGACGTCTCCGTGCTGCTCGAGGCGGCCACAAGCGGCGTCGCCGGCAACTTCAACCTCTTCGTCGAGGTCTCCGGCGTCATCAAGGAGTCCTGGCGGAACCTGTCGAACACGTCGACGGACCCCAACTACTGCCTCACGATCATCAACGACGCGAACTCAGGTTCCAACCTGATCGCGCTGACGCAGGTCGCCGACGGCCTCGCCCCCGCGCTCGGCCTCTTCGGTCCGATGACCGGCGGAAACGATGGTCTCGTTGGACTCACCGACTCCGACTTCATCGGCAGCTCGATCTCGAAAACGGGCCTCCGTGGCTTCGACCGCACCACGGACGGCAACATCCTGATCTGCCCCGACCGCATCACCGCGGCGGTCCAGGTCGCGATGGCGTTCTACTGCGAGTCCACGAAGAAGGGCTCCATGTTCCCGGTGTTCAGCTCGCCCTTCGGGATGAGCTACCAAGACTTCCGGACCTACGTGAACACCACGTCGGGCCTCCGCGGCCTCACCGAGTTCGGCGCCATCCACTACCCGCAGGTGAAGGTCGCGAACCCCGACACCAGCATCTACGGCAACGGCGCCACCATCGTGATCCCGCCCTGCGGGCACATCGCGGGCGCCTATGCGCGCACCGACAACTCGCGCGTCGGCGGCGTCTACCAGGCGCCGGCTGGCACCATCTACGGCCGCCTCACGAACGTGGTCGGCTTCGAGAACGACTCGACGCAGGAAGAGGCAGTTCGCGACCTGCTCTACCCAGATCGCATCAACCCGCTCTGGTCGGATGGCGGCATCCCTGCCATCGACGGCTGCCGCACCCTCAAGGGCGATGGCAACTTCCCCTCGGTGAGCGAGCGCCGCGGCGTCATCTTCATCGAGCAGAGCCTGGTCGCCGGGCTCAAGTTCGCCAAGTTCCGCAACAACGACTCGGACCTGCGGTCCGAGATCGACCGCACCATCAACGCCTTCCTGCACACGCAGATGAAGGTGGGTGCCTTCCGCTCGAAGGTTCCCTCCGAGGCCTACGTCGTGGACTGCGACATCCCCGGCAAGAAGCTGAACTCGCCGAGCGTGCAGTTCGCCGGCAAGTTCTACGCGCGCATCGGGCTCGCTACGCAGAAGCCTGCGGAGTTCTTCTCGCTGCTCGTCAGCCAGGACACGCGCGCGCTGCAAGCCGAGCTCGCATCGGGCGGCTGAGCGCTCGTCATCCTCGCATCACCTCGACGCACAAGGTAGGTTTACATGACTGTTATCGGGCAACCTAGGGAATTTTTTAAATCCTGGAAATTCACGATTGCCATCGACTCCGTGCTCTCCGCCGGGTTCCAGAGCTGCTCGGAGCTCGCCACTGAGGTGGCCGAGATCCAATACTACGAGGGCGGCTCGCCGATCCCGGACAAGTCACCGGGCCGTCAGACCTTCGACGACGTCACGCTCGCGCGCGGCGCCGCGAAGGGCGACACCGATCTGTACATCTGGTGGCTGCAGGTCAGCGACGCTGCCGCTGGCACCGGCGTTTCCGAGCCGCAGTTCAAGCGCTCCGTCGACATCCAGCAGCAGGACCGCACCGGCGCCATCGTTCGCACCTGGCGTCTCATCAACGCCTGGCCGAAGCGCATGGTCGTCGGCGCCTGGGACAACGAGGCCGACGAGAACGTGATCGAAAGTGTGACTCTCGCCTACGATCGCTTCGAGCTTATCAGCTAACGCTGACTTGACCTCTTGAGCTATTCTGAGCCCGGACGCCGCAAGGTATCCGGGCTCGCTACTTTCTGGAGAGGCAAAGTCATGATCGTCAGTTGTCCGTCAGGTCTCATCGTCGAGCTTCGTCCGCTGAAGACGAAGGAAGCCAACATCCTCGCGAACCAACAGGTCATGCGCAAAGGCGCGACGCTGGACGAGCTCTTGAAAAGCCTGTGGGTGCGCACCTTGGATGCCGGACCCGCCTACCCGAACCTGAACGTCACCTTGCCGCTGGACTGGTCGACGGTCCTGACGGGTGACCGCTTTTACGCGCAGCTGCAGGTGCGCGTCGCGACGCACGGGCCGGACTACGACTTCCGCGTTCCGTGCCAGGTCTGCCATCAAAGCATCGACTGGGGCCTGGACCTGACGCAGCTGCCGTTGCAGATGCTTTCCGCCGAGGACGCCGCTGTCTTCGCCAACGGCAACAAGTTCAAGGTGATTCACGCGAACAACGAGGAGGTCACCTTCCACCTGACTACGGGCGCCGGCGAGCGCCGCGCTCAGGCGCTGATGAAGCAGCACCAGGCCGACCCGCTGACGGCAGGTGTCTTGTCACGGATCGATGCGGTGGTCGTCAACGGCGCACCAGTCGTCTCGCTCCGCGGCTGGGTCGAGAACCTGCAGTTCAACGAGACGCTAGACCTCATCGCGGCTATGGACAAGCACAGCTGCGGCGTCGATACCAGTATTGAAATCGCCTGCAGCGAGTGCGGGGCGCAGAACGAGACCGAACTCCCTTTAGGCCAAGTTGGCTTCTGGATGCCGAAACGCGCGACCAAGTAGCTCTTGTGCCGTGGTACCCAACCACGGATGAAGTCGCCCTTTCGGCTCTGTGGCCACGCTACGACCGCGATACGGTCGAGGCTGTTATCTTCGACCTCGGTTACACGCAGCACGGCGGCAGCGGCCTCGGCTGGAGCCGCATCGACGTGCTGGAGATGGAGTGGGAGCTTGCGCTAAAAGCGTTGGAGCGGCTTCGCGCTGCGCGCGAGCGTGAAGCCGAGGCGCTGCGCGCCGCGCACAGGAAGGGTCGCAAGGGCTAGGGTTAGCGGCGGATCGGGCCGCCGGCCTCTGGACGGCTCTGGCCAGTCACCAAGCGGTGCGCGGCACTGGCGCCTAGACCGAACAGCGCGCCGAGTTCCTTGTAGGATAACTCCGGGCGATACGCAGCCGTCTCGCGTAGCTCGACAACCTTCGCAGTGGAGAAGGCGTAGCCGGCCTCGCGTTTCGCCTTGTTCTTAGCGCCTTGAGGTAGTCCTGTGTCGGACCGCGGCCCGCGGTTGCCTGAGCCAGGCCGGCGGCCAAGCGGACGCGTGGTTGTCCGCGGGCCGCCGACATCGGGCCAAATCTCACCCTTAGCGATTCGTGCCGCGATCGCGCCAGCGATCCCGAACATAGGCCCGAGTTCGCGGTACGGTACACCCAAGGTGCCGTCGGGTTTAGTCGCCGCGAGTTCGCGGAGTTCGATGACCTCGTCCTCCGTTAGCTTTGCCGCTGGGTTCAGCTCACCTTTCCGCGTGTACCCGAGCACCTCAATACTGTGCCTGATGTTCTCGAGGCACGACACGTACTCAAGGTTTTCCGGGCGGTTGTTCGTGATGTCACCGTCCTTGTGGTTTACCTGCATGCCGTCAGGGCACGGCCCGTGGAACGCAGCAGCAACTACACGGTGGACGCGCTCCGAGTAGCCGGTACGCGCCCCGCCTTCGGGGTTTAACGCGAGTTGCGGGTAACCGCTCTTACCGCGGTGCATATTCAGCACGTCTCCCGCTTTTATGTTCTGGCGGTCAACGGTGATACGCACACGCCCGCGGCTGGAAGCCTCGTAGACGCGGTTCAACCCTGGTACCATGAGCCAGACCTCGGCCCAGGGTTCGTACGATGCACTTGTTGTTTTCGACATCCAATGACGGTATCAGCGAACTCACGGGTTTGCAATGGCCTTAAATAGTTTAGGATTGGGAGTCACGTTCACAGCTCGCGATGCCATGAGCGGCGTGCTGTTCAAGCTGCAGCGCGCGTTCAGCGGCGTCGAGCTGTCGAGTGCCGCCGCTGTCGCGACGGTAGGTGCCGGCTTCACTGCGATGGCTGCTGGTATCGGCATGGTGACCGCGGGCCTCGCTGGTCTGGAAACAGCCTTCAACCTAGCGAAGGCCGCCGGCAAGTTCGAGACGGAGATCAAGCGTACCGCGTTGATCGCGGGCGGCGGCGCCAAGGCCTTCGAGATGCTGAAGTCCGCGGCGCAGAACGCGGCGATGGACAAGGGCTTCGACCCGCTCGAGACAGTGAAGGGCCTGCAGGACATCGCGGCCATGGGCTTCACCGCGGCGCAGTCGGTGAGCATCTTGCCGCACGCCCTCGACCTCGCCGCGGCCGGCGGCATCGGCGTCAGCAAGGCCGCTGAGTCGATGTCTGCTGCCATGAAGGTCTTTGGCCTCGATGCGGGCAAGGCCGGCGAGGTCGCCTCGCGCCTCGTGCAAATCAGCAACGACACCGCGTTGCAGGCGAACGACCTCGAGATCGCGCTCGGTACCGTAGGTCGCGGCGCCGGTCTCGCGAAGCAGAACCTGGGCGAGATGCTCACGATGATGGGCCTCGTGAAGAACACGGGTGTCGACGCCACGGTCGCAGCGAGCTCGGTCTCGAGCGCGCTGGTGTTCATGGCAGGCAACGCCGCCAAGTTCAAGAAACTGGGTATCGACGTAGAGGACGCCAACGGCCACTTCCGCAACCTCGGCGACGTCATTCTCGACACGAACCGGGCGATGAAGGACACGAAGTCCGACGTCAAGGTCGTGCAGACGATGACCGACCTCTTCAAGCGCTTCGGTGTGACCGCGTTCCAGGCGGTCTCCAAGCAACTCGAGACCGGCGTCTTCGACGAGGTCACCGGCAAGACGTACAAGATGGCCGAGGCCCTTGATTACCTGCGCTCGAAGAACGACAACGCGGCGAAGTCCGGCGTCTCCGGAACCATCGCGGGCGAGATGCTCGCGACCTTCACAAAGCTCGAGGAGCGTGTGTCCTCGACGATGGAGGTTCTCAAGGCCACGCTGGGGGAGGGTTTCTCCGAGCTCTTCAAGCCTGCGCTACTCGCCATCACAGAGGCGCTCCGATCCGTTGTGGACGCGCTGCGTTTGGTCCCGACAAGCGCCAAGAAGGTAGCCGCTGGTATCTTCCTCATCGCCTCTGCTATGACCGTTGGCGCCGGTGCTGGCCTGCTCATGGCCGGTGCCTTCGCAATGCTGTTCGGTCTCTTTGTGCTTGGCGGTGGCGCCATGTTGGTTTGGATGGCTAGCTTCGCGCTACTAGCTATACCACTAGCTGCAGCAGCTGCAGCGATGACCGCTGGGCTCATCGGCTTCGGCGCCGCTGCTTACCTTGTGCTGACGAAGAACTTGGGCGGTGCCGCGGACAAGCTCGAGGCCTGGTACAAGAAATGGAAGCTCGTCTTCACCGCTGCTGTGGCGCTCGTCTCGGAGGGTCACCTGACAGAAGCCATCAAGGAAGAGTTCAACGCCGCTGACGCTGAGACGCAGAACGCCGTCATGGTCTGGCAGCAGCGCATCGAAAAACTCAAGACGTTCTGGGACTCCTTCATCTATTACTTCTCGGGCATCGCCAAGGAGACCTTGGTGCCTGCCGTCGAGCAGGTTATGGGCAGCTTCGGGCGCCTTGCCGACGCCCTTGGCCTTGGGTCGGAGGGTTACACGAAGCTCGTCGACAGCATGAAGTCAGGTGACTTCGCTGAGGCCGGTAAGCAGGCGGCCATCGGCCTCGGCGAGTCGTTTCAGAAGCTCGCTGACGCCATCACCAGCATCAATGACGGCCTCACGAAGATGATCGGTTATTACCAGACGTTGAAGCCCTACCTGGGCACGATCATCGGAACCGCGATCGGTGCCCGGTTTGGCGGCCTGCGCGGCGCCCTCGCCGGCGGCATAGCGGGCGCCAGCGTCGACTTGATCCGCTACGGCGAGGACCGCCCTGACCTGGAAGCTTTGCCGGGGCGTAGCTCGGCACGCGACGCGGCAAACGCGATGTCCCCCTACTCCCCCACGCCATTCGTCGCAGCGGCGGGCGCTGAGGCTGAGGCGGAGAAGTACGGCGGCATCGAGAAGCTTGTCGCCGACCTGTCGAAGTCCTCGGGGGACGGCAAGCCGTACCTCGTCAACAACCGCATCTACCTGGACGGGCGCTTGATTGCGGAGTCCGTTCAGGAGCATATCGCGTCGCAGGGCGCCCTGAACTTTACCTCCGACCAGCAGAGTTACTGATGCGCACGACGCCTCCAAAAATGCGCCTAATCAAGGTCGATGAGTCCGCCGAGGTCGCGGGGCCCGAAGACCGTGTCCTCGAGGTGCAGTTCAACCCGACCCAGCTCGAGGTCGGCGTCAAAGCGATCTGGAACGCGCAAGCGATCCCCGGAGCTAGCCACGAGTTGCTCCAGTTCTCACACACCTCGTCTATGACGGTGAACGTCGAACTCTACATGCGTGTCACCGACCAGCAGACCCGCGGCACCCGCGAGCAACTATTCGACTTCGCAGCGGAGCGCTCGCTTGGCATCCCGGGTCTCGCCGACGCCAACCAGCGGGCACGAGCCAACGCTAACGGGCAGCTCCACTTCACACTCGAGATGAGGCAAAGAGCGGAGCGCTTTCTGCTTTCGTTGGTGTACCCGCGCGGCGGTCAAACCAACATCACGCGTGCCGCACCACCCACGGTCGCTGTGGTATGGCCTGGTTTCCTGACGTTTGACGCGGTAGTGGAGTCACTCGACTTCCGCTACACACGCTTCAACACCACAGGACAACCCGTCGAGGTCACGGTGCCCGTTGTATTCAAGGAGCTGCGCGACATCCGCTTCACCAGCTTCGACGCCCTGCACCAGGGCTTCTTCCGCAACGCCGACGGCGACGAAAGCTGAGGTCTCGATGCCACCGCGCCGCTACAGCCGCTACAGCTTCTGCTCCGCGTCGAAAGACGATGCCGGGCGCCTCGTGCTCAGCGAGCGCGTACCCTTCCGTTTCCGCGTCCTATCAGACACGGTGCAGTACACGTGCAAGGAGGGCGACTCCCTCTACGTCCTTGCGCATCGCGCCTACAAGGGCCTACCACGGCCCTCGGGCCTCTGGTGGATCATCGCGGACTTCCAGCCGGACCCTATCTTCGACCCGACCGTGGTTCTGACACCGGGTCAGGTGCTCTTCATACCGTCGCTGCGCACCGTGCAGGAGCTCGTGTTCGCCGAGAGCCGTCGCTACGAGGACGACTCGATATGACCGGCCGGAGTGCGCCGCTGATCTATGCCTTGGTGCGGGACGTCTCCGGGAACGCGGAGCGCGTCCTCGACCAGACGCACCGCATCCGCAGCCTTACCTACACGGACAGCGAGAAGAAGGCGGATCACGCTGTGCTCGAGGTCGAGAACTTTGACCTCTCCAACTTCGACGACGTCATCTGGTCCCACGGCAATCTGATCGACCTGCAATGGGGCTACGCCGGTGCGATGTCGCTGACGCGCAGGCTGGTGATCCAGCGCGAGCGCGGGCACGGCTCCAGCAAGAAGGCCGCAAAGGACAACACCGTCACCGGGTTCACGACGCTCAAGGTGCAGTGCGTAGCGCTCTCGCTACTGCTCGACGCTGTGAAGCGCTCCCGCACCTTCGAGAACATGACGCGCTCCGAGGTCGTCGCCAAGATCGCAACGGAGAATGGATACGCCGCGGACACACAGCTCATCGAGGCGACGACGACGCGTTTCCCGCACATCGTGCAGGCCCGCCTCTCGGATGCTCAGATGATCCGGCGGCTCGCGCACCTGCAAGGCTTCGCCTTCTACGTCGACTACGACGGCTTCCACTTCCACGAGCGCAAGCTGGTGCAGCCCGTTGCCCGCACCTTCACCTACTACACCGCGAAGGTCGCCGAGGTACTCGACATCACCGTGGACATCGACGTGACGCGTCGCCCTGTAGGTGTCGCACGCACGCATCGCGACCCGATCACGAAAGAGGAGCGCCGCTTCGTCGCGGACAACGCGGCAGACACATCGCGCGAGGGGCTCGGTGCGGTGCTGGTGCAGAACTCTGCCGACCTATCATCTGGCGGCTTTCTGAGCGCGAACGCGCCGGGCTACGTGCCGCAATCGTACACACCGACTGACGGCTGCGGTGTTGCCTCGAGCTGCATGCCCGCTGGGCATTGGGAGGTCGTAGAGAGGGACGCGAAGGCCGCGTTCCGCGCCGCCACACGCAACACGGTGAAGATCGGACTCGAAGCCATCGGAGACGCTTCGACGTTCGCGAAGACGATCGTTCGCGTCGATGGTGTTGGTGACAGACTCACGGGCAACTACTACGTCGCCGAGGTCGAGCACAAGGTCGCACCTGGGTCCTACACCATGCACCTGAAGCTCGAAAGCGACGGCACCTCGAGCGCAACAAAGAAAACCACAGCCGACAACGGGCTTCCGGAGGTGGCAGCGGTGCAATCAAGCGCGCGGCGCCCTGCAGCCATAGCACCGTCGACCTCAGGCCCCAACCAGAGCTTCGACCCCAGCACTCTCAGCCCCGACCCCCTCGTCGCGTGGAGCTTCACACGGAGCGATGGGACTCAAGTCACGCAGTTCTCAACGTCGCCGCGCCCCGTCGCGACGGTGCCAGCTTCAGCTGAGGTCGCGGCGGGCCCCGGCTACAGTGAAGCACCGGTGGTTGTTGGCGACATCGACGCCCGCCAAGTCGCGGAAGAGAACGCGCAGCGCATCAACTTCGACATCCCACCCGCATAGTCCTCGGAAATGGTGCACTAAGAAGCTATGAACCCGCACGACCCCAACCGGCCAGACGCTGCCTTCCTCGGTCTCGAGACCGGCGTCGTCTTGGATCGCGACGACCCCGAGAAGTTGGGTCGCGTGCGGGTTCGCATCCCCGGCGTCATGGAGCAGGGCACCGGCTGGGCGCTGCCCTTTGGCGGGCACGGCGGCTCGAAGCAGCAGGGCGCCTTTCACGTCCCGCAGGTCGGTGCCGACGTCATCGTCTTCTTCAGGCACGGCGACCCCGACCAGCCCTTCTACACTGGCGGCTGGCAGGGTCGCGGCGAGCAGCTCACCTCGAGCGACGGCAGCCCCGACGTCTACCAATACGAGACACCGACGTATACAGTCCAGATCGACGAGCGCGCCGGTGCCGGCAGCCTCATCATCCTCGACAAGGTGTCGGGTAATCGCATTCAGATGGCGGAACGTGGCATCACGATCAAGGCCCTCGCGTACATCGCGCTCGAGACCGAGGGGCACGTGATCATTCGAGGGTTGGATTGCTTCATCAATGACGTGCAAACAGGCCTAGGTAAGATCTGATGACGCGCGAGATTCAGCTGACGCGTGGACTTGTAGCACTCGTGGATGACGAGGACTTCGAGCGCTTGAACCAGTACAAGTGGCAGGCGACTAAAGCACGACGAACGTTCTACGCGGTCCGTACAGAGCGAGTTGATGGGTGCCGGCGTACCGTCGCTATGCACTGCGTCTTAGCACCCGCACCAGTTGGTCTTGAGGTAGACCACCGCGACCACGATGGCTTGAACAATACGAGGGCAAACCTAAGGGTCTGCACTCGCGCCCAAAACGCAGCAAACCAACTACGTAAGGCCGAAGGCGACAGTAGTGAGTATAAGGGTGTCAGTTGGGATACCGAGAAGCAAGCCTGGTTGGTTAGCATAAAGCAGAATAATGCCGGCCGCTACGTAGGTAGGTTTGACGACGAAGTGACAGCGGCTTTGGCGTATGACGAAGCTGCCCGTACAGCGTTCGGTGAGTTCGCGTCAGTGAATTTCCCAGGAGAACGGCTACCCGAGTTAGCCCCTGGGCACTCACACAGAAAGCACAAGCGCCAGCGGCTGCGCGGCGCTTATAAGGTCACCGGCTCTACTGCTTGGTTCGCGGTGTTCAAAAGAAAGTATCTAGGCTCGTTCCCGACGAGCGATGAAGCTGCGCGAGCTTACGACGTAGCAGCTGTAGCTGCTTTAGGTAGGGCAGCGAAGTTGAACTTTCCAGAGGAGTACACACTGTGAGTTTGATCGAGCCAATCAGTTTGGTTTGCCCTACCTTCGCGCTAGGCGCCCGCGGGTATGAGCTGGTTTTGCCTGGTGGGGCTAAGCTATCGGGGCACATCCCTGATTTATGGGCTAACCAAGCTGAAATCTGCTCCGCCATACTCGGTAAGCTCGAGGGCGCTTTGCTGCCGATGAAGCCTGTGTTTGACATTATCGAGGTGGTTCTGTGTATCAAGGATATCCTCGCAGCACTACCTGATCCAATCGCTGCGGCTGATAAGCTCACAGGGTGTATTCCGAAGTTCGAGAACCTGCTGCAACTCGTGCCGCAGTTCTCGATGCCGCAAACGATCTGCGGCGCCTTCGACTTGCTGATCTGCATCCTAAACGGAGCCGCAACCGAGCTGAGCGCCATCGTGATGAAGGCAGCAGCCATCGACAACCTCGCGGCGAAGAGTACCGGGCCGCAGGACCCCATTTTTAACTTTGTCGAGTGCTCGAATCGTTTGAACCAACTGCGCGTCTGCGCCGTGAACGAAAGCATGGGCCCGCTGAATAGCATCATTGCGCTACTCAACATCTTCCTCGAACTACTCGGGCTCGACCCGCTACCGAACCTGCAGGAGTTCGGCGCTGAACTGGCGGCTGAGATCCAGAAGATCCAAACCTTTATCACCATTCTGCGTACGGCAAAGTACGCCATTGGCTGCATGCCGAACTTCCCGGTGCCCCGCTGCGACACAGGAAACGCAACGGCGCAGTCGCTGCAGAGCATCGGCAACGTCATCGGCTGAGTCGACGCACGCCGGTAGGTGTTGCCGAGCTGATACGCTGATGTGATGCGCTCCCTCGTACTCCACGGCGCCGGCTGGCGTGCCCTCTACTTGTCTGGGGTAGTTGATAGACTGTCTGGGTCAGGGGTATGGTTTCGCGGCTTCGCAGGGGACGGGGCTGGAGCCTTCTGTGCCGCATACTTGGCTCAGTTCCCTCTGGGGCACGCCGCGGAGGGCGCCCGCTGCTTATCCGCGCTGCTCGAGGAGACGCGCCAAACGGAGGCAGCGCGATGGGGCGGACGCTGGCGGACGCGACGCATCAACTGGGCGGCGCTGGCGCGCAACGAACTAGACGCCGGCATCATCGCGGCCACCGGCAACAAGCTGCGTGTCGCCGCCATCGACTCGTCGGGGCGCCTTCGCGTTTTCAGCGAGGCACACCCCAGCATCGTGTCCGCGGTTGCAGCGGCCTCGGCGCACCCCGGCTTCGATGCACCTGTGGTCTTCGGCGGAGAGACCTGGGTGGGTACCGCGGGCCGCGGCATCACGCCCATCCAGATGGCTTACGAGATGGGGTCGAGCGACATCAGCGCGGTCCTTACGGCGCCGCTAAGCCGGCGCGTCAGCGGCTTTCACGCCCCCGCTGCTGAGGCGACGCTGGCGGAGCAGCTCTCCGAGGAGGTCTACGACCGTGACGTTGTCCTCATCGCGCGCGCCAACGCGCTGCGCGCCTCGGCTACGCTGCACACCTTCCGTCCTTCCTCGCTCCGCGAGATCCGCCCGGCGCGCGAGCTGAGCAGCGGCTTCACCTACGGCACAGACGACTGCGTCGCGGCCCGCGTCCTCGGCGCCCAAGCTGCTGTCGAGGTCGAGCGCTAGCCGCGCCACTGCCGGAGTCGCTGTGATACCATCGCTCGGGTGTCCGTAACTTGGATCAGTTCGCCCGGCTCCCTGGTCTCTCCGGATGACGCGTTGGTGTTCACCACCACAACGCTCCCAGAGAACGTCACAGTCCTGGTGCACTTCGCGGACCACCCTACCACACCTGTAAACCTACGTGGAATAACGGAGGTCGTCTACGAGTTGAGCGCCTACACGGCGTACTACGTGGCGCGCTCCACGATCGCGGGTGTCGCGGGCGTCTACACCTTCAGCATGGTGCGCGCCGGTGGCTGGGTCGGCGCCTACAACGTTCGCGTCGAGGAGGACAACGACTTCGCGGGTGGCGACCTAGGTGGGTCGTACCCGAACCCGGAGGTGCTGCGTCTGCGCGGCTTCTCGCTGGCGGCCACAGCGCCTGCCGGGGGTCAGTACCTGGCTTGGAACGGTACCGCTTGGGAGGCACTGACCCCGCCCGACGCGCTACCTCCGAGCGGGGTCGCCAATGGCGACCTGAGCGGTACTTACCCAAGCCCGGCTGTAGTGAAGATCCAGGGGCGCGCGGTAGCGTTGACGGCGCCTACGAGTGCTCAAGTCCTCGCGTGGAACTCGGGGACTTCGTCCTGGACGCCGACGTCCCCGGCTGTGGCGCTACCCCCGAATGGTGCAGCAAGCGGAGACCTTAGTGGCTCGTATCCGAGCCCCGCGGTCGCGAAGCTGCAAGGCTTCGCCGTTGCGTCAGCTACGCCCACAAGTGGTCAGCTCCTGGCATGGAACTCGGGTACTTCCGCGTGGACTGCTACTACGCTTGCCTCGTCATTTCCGCCGAACGGTGCCGCGGGCGGTGACCTCTCAGGCACCTACCCAAACCCGACCGTTGGGAAGCTGCAGAACGTCGCCGTTATTACGGGCACACCCAGCAACGGGCAGGTCCTGACCTACGTCGCCGCGAACTCACGCTGGGAGGCGCTTACTGTCGCCTCGTCATTTCCCCCGAATGGTGCAGCAAGCGGAGACCTTAGTGGCTCGTATCCGAGCCCCGCGGTCGCGAAGCTTCAGGGCTTCGCGGTAGCTACAGCTACGCCGACGAGTGGACAGATACTCACGTGGAATGCGGGCACTTCGGCATGGACGGCAACAACGCTGTCCGCTCTTCCGCCCAACGGCGCAGCAAGCGGAGACCTTAGTGGCTCGTATCCGAGCCCAACGGTAGGGAAGCTTCAGGGCGTGTCCGTACTTTCAGGAACACCATCAAACGGACAAGTTCTCACTTACGTCGCCGCTAACTCTAGGTGGGAAGCCACTTCGCCTACGGTCTACGCCGCGGCGTCAGTGGCGTACAACTTCCCGATCCTGACCATCTCAGCGGCAACGACCATCGTCGGTTCGACACATCGCGGGAACAAGATCCGCTCCACAGGCGCCAATAATGCGGCTTGCGTCTTTACGGTCCAGCGCGACGCCGACGACGCCACCTTTGGTGTCGGCGACTACTTTGTGATTCGTTGGAGCGGTGTGGGGCAGCCTAGTGTTGCTGCCGGTACTGGCGTCACGATCAACGATAACTCAAAGCTAAAAGTGGCTTCCGCGGGTGACGAGATCACGGTACAGAAGGTCGCCGCAAATACGTACGAGATCGGCGGAGCTCGGGCCACATGAGCTACGCATACGCAGCGCAACGCTACCCTGCTGGCGGTATTCCAGCGGGAGCTTCGTTCGACGTGCTGTTTGGTAACGCAGTCGACGACGGCAGCGGTAAAGTCGCGTCAGTCGCCGACGGCATCAACGGCCGCGTCTGGACGGGTGCGCTCGACGGAGGTACGAAATGGACGCGTGACACAACGGAGAAATCGCCGCGCAGCGTCGCGTTCAACTCGTCGACGGCAGTGGCCTCATGTAACGTCGAGTACAAGGATGCGGGCGGCGACACCCTAGCCTCGTCCTTCAGTAATATCACCAGTTTCTCGTTCATGACGCACGCGAAGATGACGACACCGAACGGTAACTCTCGCTACCTTTTCGGTATGGGCACAACAGCCAACAACTTCGGCTCGTTCTACACCCACTTCTCATGGAACGGCACAAACTGGCGCTTGAACTTCACCGTCGGGGCCGGCGGCAGCATCCAATCCGACCTCGGCGCCGGAAACAGCACGACGCCGCCGTTCAGTGGTTGGAACAGTTGGGGTGTTACCTGCGCAGCAGGTACGCTACTGCTCTACCAGAATGGTGTGGCCCTAACTACACTCAACTCGGTGTCTGTAACTACAGGTGAGACCGCAGCGCTGACGCGTTCGCTGATCTCAATGAGTCCATCTAACGTTTTCACATCGCAGGTGTGGGTTGGTTATATAGGTAGGTCTACTGGCTATACGCGACCCCTATCCGCTACGGAGATGCTCGCTTGGCACACCGACACAGTTACAGTCGTATAAGGCAGCGGAGCGGACCATGACGACGAGCGAGGCCACATTTTTCTCAATACCAGACCCAGCGCCAGCCATCACAGTAGCTGGCGTAGGTGCCACGCTGCTGGCGCCCATAGCGACACGCGGTCACCTCGGCTTCGGCCTCCTGACTCCGTTCCAGCGCGCGAAGAGCTCGGACTTCGCGGCGGGCGGCGGCCCCGGGCTGGTGCTTTCCGCGCTGCGCCAAATCCTTGGTACGCGGGCCGATGATGGGAGAGTGGCTGGCGAACTGCCATGGCGACCTGACTTCGGTGCCGTGATCTACAAGCTAGCGTTCCTGGCGCTCGACGAGACCTATGGTGCGCTGGCGCGCACCTACATCACCTCAGCCATAGCGCGCTGGGAGCCCAGAGCGCGCGTCACCGGCTTCAGCGCGACGCGCGTCGTCGATGCGGCTGGCAACCGTGCCCTGCTGCGCCTTACCGTCGACATCGTTGACTCCGCTAGCCCCGGAAACATCCTCTACCGCAACCAGACGCTGGACATCCCGCTGGCCTAGCTAGGAGCGCGGGTAGCAGTAGTGCTACGATGGCCCCCGAGCCATGAGCATCCTGCCTACCCCCATCGCGGACTACACGGACCAGGACTTCGACGCCATGCGCGCGCGGGCCTTCAACCTCGTGGCGTCCGCGTTCCCGGACTGGACGGATACCGCTGTCGCCAACTTCGGCAACATCCTGATCGAGCTCATGGCCTTCTTCGGGGACAACGCGTCGTTCCTCGTGAACAATGCCGTCCGCGAGAGCCGCTTGACGCAGGCGACGCAACGCCGCAGTGTCGTCGCCCTCGCGAAGCTGATCGGCTACGTGCCTACGGGCGCCACGGCGGCCACAACGACGGTTACATTGTCGGTCCCTACGGCGACGCTGCCGGCGGGTTCTGGTGGCACCGGCGTGCCGATCCCGGCTGGCTCCATCCTGCGCACGCTTGCGGTCGTCGACCCTGTTTTGTTCCAGACGCTTGCCGACGTCACCATCCCCGCGGGTGGCACCTCGGTCGACGTTGGCGTCGAGCACAGCACGAGCTACACGGAAAGCTTCCAGGCCACGGGCCTCGCGAACCAGGAGATAACCCTGGGTCGCTTCCCTTTCCTTGACGGGTCGCTGGTGCTGTCCGCGGCGAACGGTGCCTACACGAAGGTCAACAACTTCCTGGCCTCCGTGGCGAGCGACCGGCACTTTACTGTGGCAGTCGACGACCGTGACAGGGCGCACGTCCGGTTCGGCAACGGCACCTCTGGGCAGCTGCCGAGCGGCACCATCTCCGCGGCCTACAAGACGGGCGGCGGCGCCCTCGGCAACGTGGACTCGAACACGCTGAAGCGCATCGACGGCACCTACTATGACTCCGTTGTGACGCCGGTCGTCGTTTCGGTGTCGCAGCCGAGCGCCGCTAGCGGCGGCGCTCCGCGCCAGAGCCGCCAGTCGATCCAGCGGCTGGCCCCGGGCGCGAGCACGGTGCTGCGCTCCGCCATCAGTACCCCCGACTTCGAGATCGTCGCGCTGCGTACGCCCGGTGTCGCGCGGGCGCTCTTCGTGAACACCGACCGCTTGGCGAGCATCCCCGACAACACCGGGAGGCTCTACATCGTGCCCGCTGGTGGCGGCGTCGCCTCGAGCGCGCTCATCGCCGCGGTGACGGCCCAGTTCTACGGCGTCACGCCGGGGGTGACGCCGCCGGCATACCCGACGATGACGACGTTCAAGGTGCTGGTGCAGTCCGCCTCCTACCTCGACTTCAACATCCAGGCCACCGTCTACTTCCGCCAGGGTGCCAACAAGTCGGCGACCGCGGCACTCATCCGCTCGAACCTGGTCTCGTACTTCAAGCTGGCGCTCGCCGACGGCACCCCGAACCCCACCGTGGACTTCGGTTACAACCTCAGCGCGGACAGCTCCGGCGACTTCGACGGCACCTTCGCGCTGAGCGACATCGGTAACGTCATCCGCGACACCGTGGGCGTTCGCAAGATGGGGACCAGCGTCAACGACCTGATCGTGAACAACGTGCACGGCGACGTGCCGATCGCGATCAACCAGTTCCCGCGCCTCGGTACCGTGGTCGTCGTAGACGGGGAGACTCAGGCGGTCGTCGCGTGAGTTTGGCGAACGGCAGCTTCGAGACCGCTGGCGCCCGCCCCTACTTGGCTGCGGGCTGGACGCTTACGGTCACCGCACCCAACGCGATCAACTTCGCGCGCTGGCTGTGCCTCGACACCGCACAACTCGACCTCGGCTACGAGGACTTCGAGTGGTTCGTGGCGCCAACACTGACGCTTGCAGCGACGCTAGCGGCATGGACGGGCAGCGTCGCTGACGCCGAGAACTTCGAGACGCTATGGGGCGCGACCAGCGCGCTGCTGCGCTCCGCGCGCGGCCCCTACGTGCTAGCCAGCGGCCAGACGTTACTCATTGATGTCGATGGCGTCGGGCAGACGGTAACCTTCGTACCGGCGCAGTTCTTCGACATCACCGGGGCTACGCCCGCCGAGGTTGTGGCAGCCCTGAACACGCAGCTCACAGGGGCCGGCGCCACGCTGGTCCCTGGTGGGCGCCTCGTGCTCACCTCTGAGACCACGGGCGCCAGCTCTACGCTCACCATCACCGGCGGCACCGCAGCGACCGCGCTCTTCCCCGGGGCGCCCTCGAGCGCGGGCATGTCGGCATCCACGGAGCACTTCCACAAGTTCGGGGCCTTCACCCAGGCCTTGTTCGATGGCGTCGATGCGGAGACGTTCGGCGGCACCAGCTGGGTGATCCCCGCGAATCTCGGTGTCTATACGGCGGACTCGCCGAGCTGGGTCGCAGCGCTGCTCGGCGCCGACGACTTCACCTGGGACGCCTACGACTTCAGCACCGGCCAGAGCTTCACCTTGGCCAACTTTGCTGGCTCGACTTCGGTCGGGGCCGAGAGCTTCAACGGTACCTGGACTGCACTGCCCTGAGGAGACGCCATGGCTGAGACCGATTTCACCTACCTGACCGATAGCCTGAGCTCACCCGTGGTCGCCCGCGGCGTCACTGCGGGCGTCACGCCGCCCAATGGTGGTGGCAGCTACGTCTTCGGGCTCAACTCTCTCGACCTCAACGTCGGCGCCGTCGCGCTCAAGGCGAACCAGGTCGGCGACTACAACCCGCTGCTCGCCGGCGGGACGGTGCGGGGCGCGCTGCAACGCGGCGTCAGCGGCGGCCGCACCAACTTCGCCCCCTACCTGTTCATCGGACTCACCGGCAACACGGTGAACGACCAGGGCTATGTCCTCGGGCTCGGCGACAGCGACCCTCACCACATCATCCTGAAGAAGGGCGCCATCAATAACGGGCTGCTCGACGCCGCGCCCGATGCCCCCAACAACGGCGTCCTGATGCGCAGCACCGCGGCGTACGCGCCGGGCACCTGGCTGCACCTGCGCCTCGACATGATCGTGCAGGGCAGCGGTGATGTCCTGCTGCAGGTCTATGCCAACGACCTCACCGCACACGCCGTCACGACGCCGACCTGGGTGACTGTACCGGGCATGGAGGGGCCGCAGTACCCGAGCATCACCGGCTTCATTGATGACGCCCTCGCCGTCAACACCGGCTCCGCACCCTTCGTCAGCGGCTACGCCGGCTTTGGCTTCTACACCGCAGACGTCACTCGACGTGCATACTTCGACCATTTTCAGCTCGGAAAGCAATGATCCGTGACCACCGTCTTTCAGGTCGATGATGGCATCGCGCAGGGCCGCCTGCCGCGCGTCGTCGGTTTCGGCGCCGGTGCCTTCAACTTCGAGCTCGGCCATGCGCAGCGCATCGCCGAGGACCTCGAGATCGGCTCGAAGATCGTGCTGTCACAGAACGTGCTGTGGACGTTCGCCACGGAGCCCTTCGTCTACCTCCAGCACTTGATCGTTGCGCCATCGGTGGGCACCCCAGGCGTCCGCTGGCGGGTGACTCTCAGCCTCGTCAATGACGCTGCGACGGAGACGATCTTCTACCGGCGGGTGCTGCAGCCCAACGGCCGCACGCTGGTCTGTAACTGCCACATCAGCACGAAGAGCACCACGGTGCCTGGCACCACCGGCGGCACCCTGCGCCTCACCTTGGAGCTCGTAGCAGCATGACGCTCTATCGTGTCCATCTTCCGAGCGTGACGTTCGACGCCATTGTCAGCGCCAACATCACGAACGCGTTTATCACAAACCGCATCCCCGAGGTGGATGAGGACGACGTCCTACGCACAGCGCCGATCACGTTCTGCGTCGGTGATAAGTCAGGTGCATTTTCCGACGCCATCAGCGTCACGGTGAACGGGGTACCGGCGTACACCGGAGGTACCTTCCAACCTGGCTTCAACGGTGGCGGCAGCAGCGCCGTACTGCTCGACGGCGCCATGAAGCTGTACACGATCGCGCCGGTGACACAGCTGGACTCTGACGCAGACGTCGTCGTTGCGATTACCGTCGGTAGCCTGTTCACGCAGACCTACACCTTTCACACCGTGGACGAAACGGCACCCTTCGTCGACTCCGCTCGCGCGCTGGCGCGCCGCACGGTGCGCGTCACGTTCTCCGAGTCCGTGACGGACTCCGCGCTCGTCGCGGCGAACTACAGCTTCGTGCACAGCGGTGTCTTCGCCGTCGATGTCGTCGCCGCGAGCGTCGCCCGCGTCGATGGTGCCACCGTGGATGTTACCGCAGACATCGACCTGACCTTCGCCGCGGAGTACACGGTCAACGTCTACAACGTCGTCGACCTCGCTGGCAACGCGCTGCTCGGCGCCCCCAACAACACCTTCACCTTCAACGCCTTCAGCCCGACGGTACCCGACGGGCGGCGCTTCCTGCTATGGGACTTCGTGCCGCGCGTCAACAAGCGCGCCGACAACACCCGCGACCTCTACAAGTTCATCTCCGTATGCCAGGAGATCGTAAACGTCTGCATCGCGAACATTGACGCGGTCGCAGACGTGAATGACCCCGACACGGCCCCGGAGAACGTGATCGACGCGATGCTCGACGACATGGGAAACCCATTCGAGCTCGACCTGACGCTGGCCGACAAGCGCCGACTTCTAGGCGTCCTCGTCGCCATCTACCAGCTGAAGGGCACCGCGCCTGGCATCGAGGGCACGATCAACTTTTTGACCGGCATCACTGTCCGCGTCATCCCATCGTCCTCGTTCAGCTGGACCCTCGGCATCAACGTGCTCGGGTCCGGTCCGGATCTGCGACCAAGCCCGCCGCCCGCGGCGCCGCCAGCCATCCTCGGGCCTGGCACGCCGTACCAGCGGCGCACCTTCTCGATCAAGGTTGTGTCTCCCACGGACCCGCTCACGGACGACCAGCGCTCACGCATCGAGCAGATCACCCGCTACATGAAAGCTGCGTCGGAACATCTCTCCCGCGTCGACGACGCCTGAAAGGCTGCCACCATGAATCGCTTTGATGCCTATTTCTTGCAAGACGTCAGCGAAGCGGACGTTGACGCGTGGTTCGATGCTGTCGAGAACTCGGTCAACGCCAACCAAGCAGCACTGGGGCTCGAGGGCCTCGCTCTCGGTGGTGACGCACTCGAGCACAGCCCGCAGAATCTCACCGTCAACGTCGACCCGCTGGTAGCCTACGACAGTGCTGGGCGCCGCATCGAGACCGATACCATCTACAACGCCGACCTGTCCGTGGACGAGAACAGTGACCCCACCGCTGTCGTCATCGCCGGCGAGGAGCGCTGGGTGTCGCTGTTCGTGCGCTACGAGCGCGCTCTGACCGACCCGCGCCTCGATGGCAGCAACACGACGGTCTACTACAACCGCGCCGACTCCGTGGCCTGGGTCGTGGCCATGGGCGCCTCGGCGACGATCGGGTCCGCGGCCCGCCCGTCTCTCCGTGCAGACCACGTCCTGGTCTGTGACACGCGCCTCGTACAGGGCCAAACGTCCATCGTGAACGCCGGCATCGACACCACGCGAACCCAGTACGCGGTGGTGACTACGGGCTCGACCTACTCGCTGCGCAAGCGTACGTTGCCCGAAGCTCTGCAGGAGCTCGAGGACCAGATCAACAGCATCGTGGCCGGCACACTGGCCTACGCCGGCGGGCCGGCGTGGGCCGATGGCACTACGAATCCGGCGACGACGGTCGAGGCACAACTCGACATTATTCTCGCGTTGGGGAGCTCAGTAGGTGCCACGCGTATCGGCATGACAGGCGTCACGGGCTTCGCCCCAGATGGCAGCGCTATCGCGTGGACGAAGGTCATCGACGCCCTCGGCTTCGTGAACGGCCTCATGGCGAGCGGAGGTGCCGGAAAGGTCGGATTCGACGTTGGGATACTGACCTGGGCCGGCGGCGCGGTGGGGAAGCTACAGGACGCCGGCCCGGATACTATCCGGACCGCGCTGCAGCTATTCCTCGAGAACGTCATCGCCGACCTCGCTGACGCCACGAGTGTCGGGGCTGACGGCGCCTCCCGCATCGGCTTCGCCCCCGGCGGCAACCTCGCGGCAACGAACACCGGTGCTGCCATCCGCGAACTCGACACCGAGAAGGTAACTCACACGACGCTGAACCCCTACAACATCGGCGTCGATAGCTCGCACGACTTCATACAGGATGGCACCGTCACGCACGTCGTGTTCGTTCCGCTCTCGAGCGGTGCTTACGACCCTACCGCGGTCACGACCACGCACTACTCGGGTTCCACCTTCACTGTGGGGTACGGAGCATTCACGGAACGTGTGGTATTCCCGCTTCCCGACAACATCCCTTCGGGCGCGATCATCACGCGCGTCGAGGCGTTGACTCAACAGAACAGTGTGCCGGCTACCCAGGGTGCGCAGCTGTCCATTATTCAGCTGGTAGCGCATCCGAGTAGCGCCAACACCGTCGGCTTCGTACACGGCGGCATAGCCGCCACTTCTTCTGGCTTTGAACCGATCGACAGCGGTTTGTTTACCCAGACCCTCGACAAGACATTGGGCCCGGTGCAGGTGCAGTACCAAGGGTCCGACGCCGCCAGCGATGACGTCCTGCAGTGGATCAAAATCAGCTACAAGGTGCCGTTCTTGCGCGTCACCTGAGTATCAATCAGCGCTCTGGCGCCGATTCGTGCACTATCTGTGCATGGACATCCGCGAGCAGATCAGCTCATTCCGCTATTCCGTGCTCGGCGTCGACCAGAGCCTGACCCACACCGCGGCGACGCACCTCTGCTCTGCGGAGCCTGAACAGCACCTCGTGCGCCACTTCTCCGTCGAGACGGACGCCGAGGGTTTCCCACACGACTACGCTCGGCTCTCTCACATCATGGAGCGCTTCACCGGTGAGGTGCGGCTCTGCGCCGGCTCCGACCAGTTCATGGCCGCCGAGTACGCGCGCTGGGTCTTCATGGAGGGTTACTCCATGGGGTCGAAGACGGGGCGAGAGCGGCTTGGCGAGCTCGGCGGCCAACTCCGCCTCTGGCTCTTCAGGACGGGCTGGAACTTGGTTGTGGTGCCGCCGACGACCCTGAAGAAGTACGTCTCCGGAAAGGGTAACTCCGAGAAGAACGCCATGATGATGGAGGTTCTTGCTCGTTGGGGCCACAAGTCGTCGGACGACAACGCCGCTGACGGCTACGCGCTGGCGCGCTTCGGGATCGAGTACGTCGCGCACTTCGTGCACAAACTCCCGAGCGGCCACGAGTTCATGGCGGCGCGCGACAAGGTTCAGGTCTACCTCAACATTGATGCCTGCGAGAGTTGGGTGCACCCCAAGGGCCTCGAGCGCCAGCGCAAGGCTGCGGAGCGCGCCGCACTGAAGGCAGCCAAGAAGACTGAGGCAGCTGCCGCAAAGGGCTCTCGGCGCCGCAAGGTCGCCTAGCCAAGCACGAGACCGATCTCGTAGCTTAGCAACGCGATCAGAACGAGACAGACGATGAAGAGCTCGCTCACCGCGCTCATTCGAGGTCGAGTGGTGGTTGCATGCAGGTGCAGTGGTCCGTGGCGACTTCTTCGAGTCCGTGCGGGCACTGAGCTGCGCACTCCTTGAACGGGATCTGCGCCCGCGACACGATACCGGATAGCAACCCGACGATGAATCCGAGCCCCGCCCCTAGCGCGAAGTTGCGTAGTACGCGCCGGTCGCGCACCCGCTTGACCGCCGCTGTGAAGTCATCAAGGCTTCGTGCCACGCCCGCCCCCTTTCGCGCCAGTGGTCTTCGGCGCTAACCCCATCATCTCGAAGATGGTCACCGCGACGCAGAACCAGAAGACTGGGTGGTCGGTGGTGCCGATGAACGTGAACAGCGCCATCACCGACCAGAAGAGTGCGGTGAAGGCCGCGTTCGCGCGGCGAGGCGTGCTTGTCATGGGTTCTCACCGTTTGTGCGTGCTTTGCCGCCTAGCGCCTGCAGAGCCCTACGGTCATAGGCGTTAGCTGCGTCGAGAGCGGTAGCGAAGGACCCTAGGTACTCGAGCCTGAACTGTGCACGGTAGGGCGACTTCTTGCTGCGTGTAGTGGAGACGCCGCGTAGGCCAGTCGTACTGCGAAGTGTCTCTGCACGCCTGTGGTACTCCCCGTGGCGTACGTTCCCGAAGTTGGTCTCGGCGAAAGCACCGTGCAGCCGAAGTGCGGCGTGGTCGTAGGCTACAGCTGCTTCTTTCTCTGACCTGAAACTACCTAAGCGCTCAACGAGCCCGTCGCAGCTGATCATAGCTACCCACCCGCAGTTACTATGCCAGGTAACGCCCTTGAAACGAGAATGCTTGTTGTGGTTGAAGCGGCGAACCCGCAGATGCTTACCGTTCTGACTTCTCGTGCAGACGCGTAGGTTTTCACGCTGGTTGTTTAACCCATTGAAGTCTTTGTGGTCCACCTCTTCACCTAACTTAGCCGCAGCGATAACGCGGTGCATACGTAACCAGGCTGGCTTGAGCCCTTGCTTTCGCTGGTCGTGCACCGCGTACGTTGTGTTCCTGGACTTCCTAGGGTACCACTTCAGGTGAGCGACAAGAGGTAGGTCCGCATCATCTACTAGAGCCTCGAACTCCCCAACCTTGATCTTAGCCATGCGTGTCATCCCGATCGAGCTTGAAGCGAAGGTACTGAGGGTGACGCGCAGACGCTACATCACCTTCCTGCACTTTTACTTCTATCCATTGGCCTACCAGGGAGTCGCGGCGCGCCCACAGCTCGTTACGCAGCGCCGTCGTCAGCCCGCGGCCGCCGCCGACACTGACCTCGGTACCGTCCTCGAGGACGCAGCTCAGCGCGCCGAGACTGCCCTGAAACTTGCCGCGCTCCGGCACCTGGGTGCCGTCCTCAAGCGTGACCATGTTCTCGCTCGGCAAGCCCTCCACCGTTCCGACGATGCGAGCATCGATCGTCTTCCACGGCTTCACCTTGAGCAGGGCGGTGCTACGCACGAAGTTGTACACGGACATCGGGTGCTTGAGCATGATGCCCTCGTAGCCGTCGAGGAGCGCCTTTGCTGCCGCCTCGGGCACGTCTCCGGCCGTGACGCGGGTCTGAGGTACGAGCCGCACGATGCCGGTCATCTCACTGCCACGCAGGTACTTCTGAAGCTCGGCGCGTCGGTCGCGCAATGACATGCCGAAGCAGGGCACGTTCTTGCGCTTCGTCCCAACTAGGGCGTCCACGATGTGAACCTGGGTGAGGTCCACCCAGTCGAACACGTAGTGGCGCACGGTGCGGCGGATCTCCGCCATCACCTCGTCCGAGGGGCGCACGTAGCCATTCTTGGCGCTGCAGCCCTTCTTGATGATGCCGGTCTTCCCCCAGTCGTCAGCCATCACCTCGCCGTCGACCATGCAGTTGTCGAAGCCCAACTCGAGGAGTTCGTCGACGATGTGGCCGAGGTTGTTGCCCCAGAGGACGGGCGCCGCGTCGCGGCAGTGGACACTCGCTACCCCGTTGACGATCACCACGGCACAGCGGTACCCGTCTAGCTTCGGTTCGGCCAGGAGGTGCTCGACGCCCTTCGGCCAGTCCTTGTACTCCTCTGCCAGCATGACGCCGTGAAAGGACGCATTCTTTTCGGCAGCAGCCATCGCAGACCTCTTCCATCTATAGTGCACGGATCAACAAAACTCGGGCCCGCAAACGAAACGGGAGCCTGCGCGCAGCGCCACATGCGCTGAAAGCAGACCCCCTAAATGCGTTCAAACCATGGCGCTAGGTCGTCAGTGCGCGGCAATGCTCGCCGCTGTGATGGCGACCGAGCTGAGCACCACACCCGAACCGAACCAGAGCGCTGGGCTTCTGTACCAGGCGTGCAGCTGGTTCTCGAGGCTGCGGGCTTCTCTGTTGCTAGCTACTCTGGCTGCCTCCGTTCTCTTCATTTCGTTCGTCGCGATCTGGGCGCGGCCATCGGCTAGGGTTGCAGCTTCTTGCCAGAGCTTGAGTCTCTGGTCCGTCAGGTCGGCTTTGGCCGCCAGCGTCACGCGCAGGGCTTCGTAGTTAGAAGCCAGCTCGCTGTACTTGGCGACTTGCAGGTGGTCCTGCAGCAGCTGTAGGGCTGTCGGAGTCGGGAACCAACGCCCGTGGACGCCGTCGACGACCAGCATCTGTCCCGGCTCGAGAGCAGACAGCGGGGCAAGGCCTACGGCCGCATCCGCTGTCTCGACCGCGATGGCCTTCTCTGCGAACGCCGGAGGCGCGTGGAGCAGCGAAACCGAGAACGCGAACAAGGCAGCGCGCAAGAGTAGCGCTCTACAGCCCATGTTTCCTAAATAGTTGGTCGATCTCATCGTCCGTCTTTCCCTTCGTTGAATCCGCCCCAAGATGGAGCTGAACTATGGCCGCCTTGTTCTCGGCGATCCGCATCTCCAGGACTGTCGCTGTCGCGTCGGCCCGCGTTACCGCGTCGACGAGCGGCTTGTCCCGAGCGATGACCTTCGCGCGCTGCACCTCGAGTGCCTTGAGGTCGCGCTTCGCGACCTCAACCGCGAACGCAGACCCCAGGTCTGACACGGAGCTGTTGTGGTCGAGTAGCAGCTTGCGTGCGAAGAAGGCACCGAGCAGCGCGAGCAGTATTCCCTGGTAGTGCGCGACGACCCAGCCAGCGAGCGCAGCGAGCCGGCGTCGTAAGCTGAGCTGGAAAGCTTGCCAGTAAGCCCAGAGGCCAAGCCAAATCATGTCTGGCCTCCTGCGGGGGGAGGCGGCACGCTGCCGGAGTCGGTCGCTGCATCTCCCATCACATCGGAGGCGCGAATCGGCCGGATGCGAACCGTCGGGTCCTCAGGTGGTTGCTCGCTGTCACCCGGGAAAAGAAAGATGATCCCCTTCTTCTTCTCGTAGGCGCGTCGAAACGCCCAGAGCACCGTGGCCAGGGTGCCGGCGCTCATCAGGTAGCCGACGATCAACGGCCGGCTCCAGTTTTCGCACTCCGGTGGCGTCCACAGCGAGCCGAGCACAAGACCAACGTAGGTGGCATGCTGCTGGATGGTGTAGTAGCCCCAGAAGAAGAAGTCGTGGCGGCATTGCCCCCAGCGGTCTTTCCCAGGAGCGGCATAGGCACGCGCGCGGGTGAAGACCCTGGAGCTCATCGGGACACCGGCGAACGCGAGCACGAAGGTCGTCATCGCGAAAGCTGGGTAGGGCGCGATGAGCGCAATGAACTTCCCAGCGTTCTCCGCGAGCGCTCCGAAGACGCCGACCAGCTGGTTTAGAAACTCGATGACCGCATCCATGGTGTCTCCTATTTACGCTCCGAAAGCACCATTACACCACAGCTGCGGGTCAGTCGTCGTGGCGTACCGTCCCCCGCTCTGCAAGCAAAACGGCCGCCAGCGTCCCGCCCAGCTTCTCGGCCAGTTTTTTGCTGTGCGAGATCACAACTACGCAGCGGTCTGCTGCGACCTCTTCGAGCATCTCGCACACCGCTTCAACGCCGGGCTCGTCGAGGCCATCGAAGAGCTCGTCGACGAGTAGCGTCCCCTGCGTCACACCACGGCTCGCCGCCTCAAGTTCTGCGAACGCCAGCAGCACCGCGATGTCGATGCGTCGACGCTGTCCGTTGCTGCACGCCTTGTATCCGTGCGATGACGCCATACCAAACACGTCAAGTACGACTTTGTCGTTCTCGCTGCGCAACTTGATCGTGACTCCGCGGAAGATGCGCGTCAGCCAGACGTTGGAGAGAAGCGTCACCGCCTCGAGCGCGTTGTCGAGCAGCTGCGCTCGAAGACCCCTGATCCCGAGAACACCCTCGCAGGCCTCAAGTTCAGCGACCTCGACCTGAGCGACCTTGAGTTCGGCCTGCACACTGGCGATACGCTGTTCCGCGGTCGCCAGCTCGGCGCGCAGTTCCGTGACACGGCGGGCCCGCGCGGCGGCAGCGGCATCCGCTTCGCTATGAGCGCGCGCCGCGCGCTCCGCGTCGCGTTCCGCAGCCTCTGCCTTCGCGACGGCGTCGCGGGTTTGTTCAAGCTCCTCCTCGGCGGCATCCAGCTCGGTGCGCAGCTCGGCGGCGCGCTGCCGCTGCTTCACCTTCGCTTCGGCAGCAGCCTTCTCCGCCGCCTCGACGTCGCCGCGAGCCTTGGCGCGGTGCTCGTGGGGTATCCCTTGCCCGCAGGCGGGGCAGGCGTCCCGGTCGAGCTTCTCCGCAGCCTGGCGCGCTACCCGCGCATTCGCGTCGAGGTCGGCGGAGCCACGCGCCAGCTCGTCCATCTGGTCGCGCAGCGCTTTCACCTGGCGCTTGATCGAGGCTGCGGCGTTGCGGAGCCGCTCCGTTTTCGCTGGGTTCGCTGCGGGCGCCGGGCGCGCCGTCACCTTCGGTAGGTCAGCCTCGGCGTCGCGGATGCGTGCCTCGAGGCCCTTGATCTTCTCCTCGAGCGTTGAGGCCTTCGCTTTGGCGCCGAAAACCGTCTGAGAGGCTTGCTTCAACTCCTCGCGGCAGGCCTTGGCGGCAGCATCGAAGCCGTCGATGCCGCGGATGGCCTCGACGAGTCGCTTGCGCTCGGCGTCCGTGGCCAGAGAGAAGTGGCAGGCATCTGCGGAGGTGAACAGCGCGGTACGCTTCCAGACGTTGTAGTCGCCGGCGACGCTGCGCAGCTCCAGCTTCGCCTTGGTTGGCGTGTCGTAGACCGTGGCGGCCTCGCCAAGAAGCTTCCACGTCAGCTTCGGCGACCCGGAACCCTTCTTCTCGCGGGTCGCCTCGAAGCGGTCCGTCACGACGCGCACCGACCCGCCACCCTCCGGCCAAGGTGGCGTCTCACGCAGCGTCTCTCCGAAGACCGCCGTGGCGATGCTCTCAGTGAAGGCGCTCGACTTGCCGGCTCCGTTTTCGCCGTGCACCAGCACGACGCCGCGCTTCGGTAGCTTGATCACCGTGTTGGCGTGCTCCATGTAGCCGTGCATATGGATCTCGCGGATGTGCATTCAGTCTCCGTGGGCGCGCGGTGCGCGCCCGTTACTCCTGCTCAAGAGTCGGATGGACCTTCATGCCCCAGCCGATGAGCGTGTCGCGAACAAGAAAACTCACCTCGGGGAGCCCGCCTGCGTTGCGCAACACAGCGTCGAAGTAGGAGTCTGGGATTGCGGCCATGCTCGATTCCGAGGCGTGGCTGAGGTTCACCGGCACGCCGGGCCGCGCGACGCGCAGCAGCTTGGCGCCCTCGTCGCGACCTTGAGAGAGTTCGTCGAGGAAGCGCCCGTCTGCGATGACGACGTGTTCGTAGGGCGCACCTTCTTCTCCGCCGACCCAGCTACCCGGCATAAGCCCTCGGAAGCGGTCGTAAGTCCCAGCCCGCACCACACACTTTCGCGCTAGTAGAAACGTCTTGTGACGCCACGTCGGCTCCCAAGCGGCTCGGTAGCCCTCGGTACCGACGCTCATCAGCGGGTCGCGCGGAGCCATGAAGGTGCCGTCAGCGCGTGGGTAACGCGTATCCGGCTTGTTGCGCTCGCTGCTGGGGCCGAACATCTGCTCCTCGGAGAAGTCGTAGACTTCCGCCACGGAGCGCTTCAACGCGTCCGCAAAGCCCATGATGGCGGTGCGCCCGACGGCCCAGTCCGCGATCATCTTGGCGACGGTGTCTTTGCCCATTCCGACGTGACCTGAGATGACGATCAGCACTTCTTACCTCTGCTTCAGGCGTACATGGACGACGCCGTTGACGACCTTGGTTTGCGTGTCTTTTCTCCACTCCGTACACATGAGGACGTCGGGCAGCCTGCAACCGCCCCCATCCTGCTGTGTGTCAGGCTCTACGCCCTCCGCGTCCTTTGCAAGGCCTGCTCTGATGAAGTGCATGCACGCAACCTTACCCGGTGGCGGGCAGTACATCGGGCAGGTGATGCCGTTGTTGCTCACGGCTCCACCTGTGTGATAGAGGCCAGGGCTGCGACGCGATGGCGCTCGCCCGCGGTCACCCAGAGTTCTCGTTGGGCCATGCTCGCTTCCCGCAGCAGCTTTAGGTCGTCATCGTGGATGCGCGGGACATGGTACCCAGAGCGCGTCGGAGACGGCCGCCCTGTGGGCAGGGACCACTTCGTTTGTGCTTGCGCACGCGCCTCGCCGAGGTCCTCGAGAACAACAGCCAGCTTCATGGCGCGCGCCAAGCGCTTGTACACAACCTGCGAGCCGCGGTAGTCGTGCGACCAGACGCGAACCAGGCCCTCAGTCAGGCGCGGGCGATGGGCTTCATCCTCCAACTCACGGAGGCGCTGCGGCGCGTACGTGCGGTTGCAGAGTGCGACCAGCTCGCGCTCCGTGGGTACGTCCAGGCTGACGACGGAGCCGTCACGGGTGCGCGCCGCTACGGTCACCTCGATGCGGAGGCGCAGCGCCGTCACAGCGGCTCCGTGCCCCAGACGGCGCTGGCGTTCAAGCCCTTACCGTGGGTGACGATGACCGCGGCGTCCTCGACCGAGAAGATGTCCGCTTTCGCGCGCTGCCGCACCACCATGCCGCGCGCGGAGCGGCAGAAGTACGCCGGCGGCGCGTCGAACTCCGTGATGGACACAACGACCGAGTTCGAGCGACGTGCGTAGATCGCTTCGGCAGAGGCGAGAAGAGCGCTCGCCGTCGTCTGCAACGAGGGCGCCATCTCGACCAGCAGCGGCAAGCTGCAACCGCTGCCCTCAATGTCGAGGATGCGGTTCTGGCTCACCTTGTTCTCGAGCGCGAGCCCGCGCTGGCTGATGCCGAGCTCCTCGCGACGGGCCTTGATCGCCATGCCGAGGCAGCGAACGACGCTGTAACCAACGACCATCGGTTTCATGCGGGTTCCGTACTTCACAGCTCTACCTCCAGTGCCGTGGCGTAGGCCTCGGCGAAGTCGTCATCCGATACCCTGGCGTCGATGGCGTCGCGCACCGCGTCGGCACTGACCTCGAGCAGGTCGTCGTCCTTGACGCCCACGATCTCGAAGCTCCCGTCCTCCTCAACAAGAACGGACACCTTCAGCCTCACGTCGACGACGAGAGCGCAGGTGACGTTCTTCAGCTGCTGAGAGCGCGTGAAGTGGGCCTTTGCGACGATTTGTTCCAACGTTGCCTCCACTAGGGTAGTGCACCGTTTCCGGGAACTTCGTCAGCGGACGATACGGGGCGTCCATTTTTTGGAGCTGTTCGCCTCAGCCGGCCCTGGGCCCGCAGGCGGCGGGCCCAGGGGCTCATGGCTCTGTGCAGGGCCCGCCTGCGTTTGCTCCTGCACCTGCACCCTGAGCTGCGTAAGCATCGCGCACGGACGGCGCCCCTCAGCTGAGGTCGGCGACACGACGGTGAGGACGTCTTCGCGGTTCCGCACGACGTAGGTCTCACCCTCCGCGATGCTCCCGTCGGTACTCATCGGGCCGGTACCGATAACGCACACCGCTTCCCAGGGGAAGGAGACGTAGTGCTTTTCGCCGACGAAGCTCAGGCTGGCGCGTACTCCGACGTCGTCGACGATGAGGTCCGGGATCGGGATCGCCATGTCGGTCCCGATCTGCAGGATGATGGTTGGTACGTCGGTGCGCTGCTTGTACTTTCGCGGCAGCTGCACCCCGTCCATGTGGACGGCCACGACGAGGTATGGGTGACGCCAGAGCAGCGCTTCACATAGTGAGCGCATCATCAAGTTCTGCGGGTGGGGTTGCTGCATGGTTCTCATCTGACGTTGGAAGCGGCCGCCACGTTACGACCGTAGTTGGTGATGATTACCTCGGCGGCCTTGACGCGCGTCGCTGCGCTAGCCCCCACGCTCCTCTGCGCGCTGACACGATCGAGCGTGAAGCCCCCGTACAACTCTTCGGCATGCCAGGTATCAGCACCACTGAGCATCAGCGCGGCACCGCGCTCGCTGGCGGCGCGGTAGGCGTCGGCGAGCAGCGCGTGTTCGCGAAGTCCGAAGCCGCCGCGACTGTAGGTGGTGAAGTTCGCTGTCTTCGAGATCGGCACGTAGGGTGGGTCGAGGTAGACGAAGTCTCCGGCGCCGCAGCGCGCCAGAACATCCTTGAAGCCTAAGCACAGTAGCTCGGTGTTACGCAGCGCGTGGCTCACGGAGCGGAGCCCATCGGCATCAACGTCGATGACCTCACGGTCGCCGACCGGGGTGTTGAAGTCGCCCTTCAGCGACGTCCGCCAGATGCCGTTGAAGCAGGCTCGCGACAGGTAGATCATCGCCGCGGCGCGCTCGACGCCGAGGTACTCACCTGGGGTGTTGAACGCAGTGCGCTCGGTGTAGAACTGCTCCTTGGAGTGTAGCGCGGCGAAGTCGCGCAACCGCTCGGTGACGTCGGCGCAGTGGTCGCGGACGTAGGTGTACGCCGCGATCAGGTCGGCGTTGATGTCAGCCAGTACCGGCTTCTTGGGGCCCTCGAGGTCCAGGTCGAAGAAGAGTGCCGCCCCGCCGCAGAACGGCTCTACGTAGCGCTCCCAACTGCCTGGCAACCGAGCCCGCAACTCGGGCAGCAGCTTACGTTTTCCGCCTGGCCAAGCCAGTAGGGGCTTAGGCTTTGCTCCACTCATACATGCCCCCAGCGCTGGCCGTTCACTAGCCTCCAAGCATGTACCAGCGACATACCTAGGGTGTCAGCTACAGCTTGGTATGTCAGCCCCTCCGCGCGCAGGAATCTTGCGCGCAGAACATCCTCGCGCTTCAGCCTCGAGGCCCCATTGCGCTCGCCGAGTTGCCCGCCGCGCGCGGCGACGTCCTCCATGTTCTTGGTGTGCGTGCCTAGATATAGATGGCCCGGGTTGCAACACGGCCTGTTGTCGCAGGTGTGGAGCGCTTGCAGCGCGCCCGTTATGGCTTCACCCTTTAGCCACTCTACAGAAAGACGATGGGCACGCGCTGTGACACCCGCGTACGTGTACTTACCGTACCCGCACTTTTTGTAGAGGCCTGCCTTCCACACCCAGCAGTCATCCGGGCCGCGAACATCGATCTTAGAAATGAAACTCTCCGCTTGGCGCTCACTAGGTTTTGGGTGACGGAAACCCGGCTCCCAGCGAAGGATCGGGCGCGCTTTTCTGAGCTGCTCGCTCACGCCTTCGCCCCGAAGCGCTTGAGTTCCTCGAGCAGCGCGTCGTCAGCGTTAGCCGCTGCATCCTCGGTGATGATAGCGGGGTCTGCGAGCTGTGCCGCCATGTACGCGCGCCAGGCGCGTCGCTGTTCCAGGCGCTCCGCCTCAGATTCCTTCTCCGCCTTCTTGGCGTCCTGCTCCGCGCGCCACTCCGCTGCGGTCTGCGGCGGCTGAAAAGACACAGCCTCTACTGACTTGGCGCTGGCTACCCGGGCAGCCTTCGTGGCGCGCACCTCAAGCAGACACTGCTCCGCTTCGACCTTTGCCGCACTCAAGGTACCGCGGAACTCGCGCTCGACGGTGATGTCGTTGCCGTCATACTGCAGGCAGGTGGCGTCGATCCGCCAAGCTTTCTGCCCCGGCGGCGCGCCCAGCGACGGGCACTCGCGAATGCAGGCAGCACCGCTCTCGGTTGCAGCGCTGTACATGTCCTCGACCTGACTATAGGCCCAGACCAAGCCGCCAGTCTTCTCACCATCCGACATGAAGCCTCCTGTGCCCAAAGAGTTGGTGGGGGGCGGTTCGACGACAGCGAACTGCCGACTACGCCTTGGTAGAAGTAGCGCGCGTCTTCATCGCGGCGCCCACCCGTCACCAACTCTTTGCGCGCACGAGCCGCGCAACGAGGCTAGTCCTCTTCCTCTTCCTCTTCCTCTTCCTCTTCCTCTTCCTCTTCCTCTTCCTCTTCCTCTTCCTCTTCCTCTTCCTCTTCCTCGATGTCCTCGTCCGTGTCGATGTCCTCGATGTCCTCGACTGCGCTGCTATCTCCCATGCTTGCCTCACCGTTTGCAGGCCTCTCCTTGAAGCCATGCGTCACTTTGGTTTTCCCGTCACCTGCGGGGTCCTTGATCCGCGCCACGGCGCCAGCGAGTCCGCCGGGCCCAATGACGTCCTCAACTTCGCCGCCGCGGATACGGTTCGTCAGGTACTCACTGACGACAGTGGAGCGCTCGGCGTCGACCATGACGTCGCGCATCTCCTCGAGCTTCTGATCGTAGGCACCGTAGCGCTCCACGAGCTCGGGGAAGGCTTGTACCGTCGGGTCGCGCAGGGTGTACTTCATCTCGCCGGTCTTCTCGTCCTCGGCGGCGACGCAGCGCGTGAGAACGTGGTCGAGCATGGCGAGCCGCTGGCGCTGCTCCACGCCGGGCGCGTTCCACTGCGGCAGACCGACGAGGATCACGTACGCGATTTTGTCTTCGTTCTTGAACTCATTGCGCGCCAGGTACTGCACCGTAGGGTTCGCTTTTGATACCTTGGCGCCACCCTTCACGTCCTTGTTGGTGCCGAGCAGCAGGATGTTGCAGCTGGCGAGGTCGTGGTGGTGCTTGCTGATGAGGTGCTCGAGAAGGTCGACGCCGGTCTCGAGTTTGTCTACCAACGTCGGCATGGCGGTGGCGCGTTGCTTCTTCGAGCGCGTGACGGGGCCCGCTTCCTCGCGCGGCTCCTCGACGTGGGCCGGGACGCGGTCGCCCACCTTCAGGCCCTTGCCACTACGCTCGACGGCATCCCCGATCTTGTCCACGGCCGCGCGCAGCTTCGAGCCTGCAGGCGCCTCTTCACGCATTTTCGAGACCATCGCCTTGTCGCTTTCGTACTCATCCGCGTACATTGTATGCCTCTCAGACGCCCAGGAACTTGCGTACCCGAGCAGCTACACGCCCATGCTCCACCCCCTCGGGGAGGACCAACTTGCTGACGAACGCTGTGGCTGCCTCGGCGACAGTCTGCCCTTCGGCCTTTGCACCCTCGCGGGCCGCCGCAGCACCCGCAGCAACGGCCGCGGCGGTGTCGGGCAGGATGTCGATACCTGCCACGACCTTCGAGGCCAGCATCGTAGCCGCGACGCGCTTCGCCGCCTCGAACTCCGCGGGCGGTACCGTCCACTCGACGAAGTAGGTGTTGGTATCGCGTTCGAGACTTGCTGGCGTCTCGCGCGGTCCCAGCTTTAGAAAGCGCGGCCCGCCGACACGCTTGTAGCGCACCTCGGAGCTCTGCGAGTAGATAGCGATCCGCCCGTAGTTCTTGCCGAGGTTGCTGAAGCCGGTCGGGCAAAGCGCGCCGACCTGGTGGATGTTGCCGTCGAACACCTTGGGGTCGTGCCAGTTACCCGCGAAGGCGGCTTCGATGCTGTGCTTCTTCATCAGCTCGCGCAGCACGGCGGCGTCGATGGCGTCAGGTGCGTCGCGCAGCCAGGGGGCTGTCTCGTTGTCGCGGATGCCGGCGTGTAAACACAACAGGCGGTGGGGTGGCGTGTAGCCCTTGCTTGTGTCCCGCAGCGCGCGCCGCGACTGCCCGTCGAGCTTCTCGAGCGCAGCATCGAGCCAGCTGTCGACTTTGCCGGCGCGGAACGGTACCGCAAACAAGTCGACGTCGCCGAGGCCCAGCACTTTGGGGACGTCGATCACCTCCACGGAGCCGTCGTCTTCGGACAGCACCTCGAGCGCGTTGTCGCCCGGCGTGTCCGAACCGGAGTCGTGGTTCCCTTTGATGATCTTGACCTTGATGCGAGCTTCGCGATGCGCCTTTCGCAACCTGGCGAGCACCTGGGGTGCAGGGCGCATCGAGTCAATGAGGTCACCGCACACTACGACCTCTTCGCAGCCGGCAGCACTGGCGCACTGCAGCCCCCGCTCGTAGCTGACGAGGCTGAGTTCGCCGCGTTCGTTGATGCCGGCGCGCTTCACGCCGCCGAAGCGGGTGAACGCCTCGGAGCAGTGAGGATCTCCGATGAAGCCGATCATAGCACCGGCCTAAGCGTGTTAGCTGCTAACATGGCTGAGGCCAATAGGTGCAGAACTAGCCCCGTTGTGAGGCTCATCGGCATGACGCCAATGGCGCAGAACACGCACACCGCCAGCACCTTGTTCGCATTCATGGTTCCACCTTCAGCTTCTCAACGATGAGCGCGACTCGCTCTTTCATCAGTCGCGAGTTCACGCCCTTCGTTACGGCGCGCACCAGCAGATCGCGCTCTTCGCGCGATAGCAGCTCGGGAACGGGCTCGGCCTCTTCCTCTAGCAACGGCGTCAGCAGTGTCGTCGCCCCGACCTGAAGCACGTCGCGCTCGTGCGCCTCGACGAGGACAGGCAGCGGGCGACGCGCCATGTTCTCGTACACGCGCAGTAGATCGGCATGCGGCCCGCCCTTCGACACCACCACAGCTGGGATCACTTTCCAACGCAAAGCGCGCGCGGCCTGCAAGCGCCGTGAGCCAGCGAGCAGCGTGAACGGCGGGAGTGGGGCGTCTACTGCTCGGAAAGCACGCACGTAGACCGGGTGCAAAAGGCCGACGGCGCGTAGCGCCTCTATCAGGTCGCTGACGTCGCCCGCGGGGCGAGGGCATACCGTCGCTGTGATGCTGGCGATGCTGACGTCGACGACCTGCATGTCAGACCTTTGCTGGGGCGAGAGGCCGTAGCTGGCGCGCCGCGAACTCGAGGCTCTTGTGTACGCTGCAGCAGCGGAAGCGCGCAGTACGCCACTCGCGGGCATAGCGCTCGCATCGGTAAGTGCGCCCGATCATGTCGTGCTTCACCAGCGCCATGCAGCGCTTCGGGTTCTCACCGAGCGCCACGAGCGGCGCCCCTTTCTCGACGTCGACGAACTCCGGGGCCGCTTGGCCTGGAGCTGTGACGTAGGAGCTGTTCTTGAAGCTGCTCACCTCAGAGGTCTCCCGAGTAGAGCGTCACGACTGATTCAGGGTAGCGCTGGCGGTTCGGGGGCACGCCCTTCGCCTCATACTCGGCGCGCATCCTCTGGACCGCCAAGCTGAACCACTCGCTGTTCAGCTTCACAGCCTCCGCGCGGGTGATCCGGAGTTCGCCACGCACCTTGTGCTCGACGAGCTGCCCTGGTGTGAAGGGGCCGCGCACTCTCTTCGGGACCTTTGCCATAGCTTCTTAGTGCACGGTTCGATCAGATTTCGTCGTAGATTCCGCGGAGCGTCGCGAGTTGCGCGTCAGACAGCTCGACGTCACGGCGCACGAAGTTGCTGACGCCCTGGCAGAAGCGGACCTGCCAAGGCGCCAACTCGTGGCCGAGCACCGCGACCGCCTCCTCGAGCTCAGCGAGGAGGTGTGCCGCCAACTCAGACCGGGGTGAGGGAGTTGTAGGGGACAGGTCGTTTGGCTGCCCACCCCAGCTTCTCGCGGGCGAGCTGGTAGTTGGCTGCGGAGACCTTGGCACCTTCTTCGAGTAGCTTGAGGTCCTTCGCGTAGTTGATCGTCGACCAGACGTCATCCCAGCCCTCGCCGTACAGGAAGCGGGCCTCGCATTTATGGTGCGGCTCCGCGAGCTTGTTTTTGATGGCGCGGATCTTCGCGTCTTGGCCGATGCGTGCCCCCTTGCGCTCCACCTTTTCGCCGGGCCACATCTGCAGCCGGATCGAGGTAGCGAACTTGTGGGTCTCTCCGCCTGGGGTCGTGATGGGCGACCCAAACGTGACACCTGGCTTCGTGTTGTGTGTGACCAGCCCGCCGGCGATGAATGCCTCCCCATCCGGTACGCTGAAGTCGATCGTGGCGCGCAAACCAAGGTCCACCACCGCTACTACCTGCGTCCAGCGCCGCAGGCCCGCGGAGCCATCCAACCCGCAAGCACGCGCAACAGTTATGTAATCGCGGCGCGCTAGGTTTAGGTTGGCACTCTTCACGGTTCTGACGCGCCCCTTCAGCGCTGTGTCCAACGCTCGCCAACCTTCGGTTTCCATGGCTTCGGCTATGAAGCCACCTGGGTGGGGGATAACGTCAGCCTTGCCGCGGGCGGAGTAGTCCGCTGCACCGATGGTACGGCGCACTGCTTCCGCTTTTGAAGCCTCCAAAAAACCGATCTCTCTGAGGTATGTCTCGGCATCCACCCCTGACACAAGCAGGCCGTTTCGCTTCTTGTTCGTAGTGGTGTGTATGCCAAAACCTTGCAGAGCAACCTGTACGAGTTTACGTGACTTCTCGTTCACGGATAAAACGAGACCACGATCGCAGGGGTGGCTGTCGAACATGGCCCGCAAAAATGCGCGCCACTGCTCCCTGCCGTTTACACACGCCGGTACCGTTTTGTTTTCAGCGCCGGACTGACAGCCAAGTGCACGAAGGAACTCGAACACCCGTGACGTCAAGCCCAACCCATAGGCGCCCCTCGGCCGCGCGCGCCAACCTAACTTCGCCGCACCGGCAATGACCAACGCCTTGCGCTCCGCGGACCGTTCGGTGAAGTCGAGTGTGCGGTCTCCGCTGGGCCACCCGTCCACCAACGACCCGTCGGCGAACCACATACCAAGAAACTCGCACAACTCAGTTGTGGCCTCGCTCGGCGTCGGCACATCGATCTGACGCTTGTCGCGCGGCGGCGGAAGACCCGGCAGCTTAGCATTCGGTAGCGTTGGCAACTCAACGCTGTCAGCCAAGGCTACCCAGTCACCCACCTCGATCTCACCCGCTTCGACCCAGGCTTGTTTCCCGGCCGGCGTCAGCACAAGTAACGGGTGCAGCTTGCCCGCTGATAGGCTCTGACCGTTACGCGTGTCTACGCGTACAGCTGCCTGTACTTGAGCGTCATGCGCTGAGATGGGCGTCAATCGCCCGTCCATGCCGGCGATCCTCAACCTTTTTGTGGCTTCGGAAGCTGGCATCACGCCGCCGTCTGTAACCACTAACTCATCCGAGGTCACGCAGCGCTGCTGATTGACTATAATGAGACAGCAGTTCTTCTTGCGAGCCAGCTTCACGATCGGCGGGAACTGTTCGGACATGAGCGCCGCCTTGCGGGCGCCACCCATGCCGCCGGCTGTGACGCCTTTGTTGATGACGTCTTCGAGTGACGACATCGCCAGCGAGTCGAGCGCCAGGAGGTTGTTGGTCTGGCCCTCGGGGATCAGGTTGAGGCCGTCCTTCATGCCCGACAGGACAGCTTCGATGCTATCGGGTTCCGCGAGGAAGCAGGTATCGAGGTTGACGCCAAGCGCTTCAACGCGCTCCGTGTCGAGCGCATCCTCGATCTCGATGAGCATGGCCATGCCGCCGTGGCGCTGTGCGGAGGCCAGTGCGGCACACGTCAGGCTCGTCTTGCCACTCGAGTTTTCACCGAATACCTCGACGACGCGACGGATCGGCCAGCCACCGCACCCGAGCACATGCCAGTCGAGTACCTCGATGCCAGAAGGCAGCACATCGACTACGTCGGATGCGGCTCCCTTCGACATCGGCTTGAAGATCTTGGAGGAAATAGAAGAAACCGCCTCGGACCTCTTTTTGGCGAGGTCAGAAGCGGTGTCGGCTATCGCCTCCTTCACGTCTTTACGCTTGGAGGCCACGGCTCAGTTGTCTTCCCAGTCTTCGTTGTCGTCGTCGACGGACCCGCCGACCTTGGTCGGCGTGACGTCCTCCCCGTCGGTGTCGACGTGGCTGCCGCGGCGTGCGCCGCCCCCGCTACCAGACTCCCTGGCGCCGTGGCGCGGGCGCGCGGGGCGCTCATCCTCCTCGTCGTCATCGGACTTGCCGGCGATAGCCGCGTTGATCATGTCAGTGATGTCAGCAGCCGTCGGCACCGTGGCGTACTGCGTGAGGTCGGGGTAGGCCTCGAACCACTCGTCCATCTGCTTCGCGTCCTCGCTGAGCGGGCTCTTACCCTGCGCCAGCTTCACCTTGTAGTCGGTGTCGCGGCCTTCGCCGCTCTTCTTGACGACGATGTCCTGGCCGCCGTCACCGACGCTCGTGTAGTCGCCGTCATCCTCGCGGATGTCTAGGAGTTGGTCATAGATGACCTTACCGAAGGCAAAGACCGCGGGGCCCTTGTCCTCGTTGTTGCGATCGACGGCCGCGGCGTAGACGCGCAGCTTCGGGAACCACTTTTTGGCGGCATCCTGCTTCTGCTTGTTGTTGCCTGCCTCCTCGAGCATCTTGTTGGCCTTCGCGCAGAACGGGCACGGAAGCTTCTTCATGCGCCGCGGGCAGTTGCACTTGACGTCGACGCCGTTGACCTTGTGGAAGTGTTGGTAGGTGATGATGAAGGGCGACTTCATCGGCGCCTTGGGAGGCAGCTGGCGCAGGACCGTTTTGGTCCCGAGCTTGATGAAGCTTCCGCCCTTGGCCTCGGCCTGAGCCTTCTCCTTCTTGGCGTCGTCGTCGTTCCAAGAACCCCACTTCTGAATGTTCGTTCCGTCTCCCATGGTCTCTCCGTTTCGCTGGCCACAAATGGGCGTTGTTGAAGTGATTAGCGCGTAGGCAGCCCTACCAGTTGCCGAGCTTCCGGTCTTCCTCGCTCATCGAGGAAGTCGGGGCGCCGCGCATCTCGACGCGCAACTTCGCGCCGAGGCTTTGCAGCATATCGCGTTTTGCTGAGATCGCGTCGACGATCCCACGCATCCGGATGCGTTCGGCGTCCTTTTGGATGGTGTCCAGGCTGAGCTCGTAAAGGCCCTCGTGGGCATCACACAGGACGCCGCACAGGTCGAGGCTGCGCGGCTTACCGGTCGCTGGGTCGGCCTCGTTCTTCAGCTTCACGAACTGCTTGGCCCGAGCCTGCTCGTAGTCGAGCTTTGCGGTCTGGTGCGCCGTCGTCGCGTCCGCGTATCGAGCATTCCAGAACGCGATGTCGCCGGGCACCTTGCAGAAGGACTCGTTCAGGTCCTCTAGCCCGATCTCCAAGCACTCGCGTAGGTACTCGTCCTTGTTGTTTGCCTCTACCGCGGCGCCGCCACCGGCGCGCTCCGGACTACGATCGATCGTCATCATTGCCTCCTGCTACTTAGTGCACGAAACCGTCTCGGCGTTACGCGGCTTTCTTCATTGAAAGCTTTTCGAGCGCGCCCCAGGCGTTGCCACTCTCAACGTCGACCTTGATCGGCACGTCGCCGGCCCAGTGCGACACCATGATGCCGTGGACCTCGGCGGCGACAGCTTCGTGTACGTCCTCAGCGACATCAAGGATCAAGGAGTCGTGGACACTCAGGCAGAGCTTCGCATCAACGCCGCTGCGCTTGATATAGTCGACGGTGCGGATCACGGACAACAGACCATAATCAGATGCCGTGCCCTGCACCGGCGTGTTCGTGCTTCCGTTGTCGGCATTTACACGCAGCCCGCGCGACACGTTGTCGTCGCCGGTGTTGCCGATGTACGGCAGGTAGCGCTGGCGGGCCCGCTGGCCCTCCCAAGACGTGTAGGTGTAGCCGGTGCGGCGCGTGTCGTTGAGGGTTTCCGTCATCCACACCGCGAGGCGCGCCCACTTGCCGAGGATGGCGGCGCGCAGGCGCCCGGCGTCCGCGACGCTGCAGCCCATGCGGACCGACAAGCCCTTGTCGGTCATGCCGTAGAGCAGGCCGAAGTTGAATGGCTTGACCGCGGCGCGGTGAGCTTTGGTGACCTTCTCCGGAGGGATGCCCCAGTACATCTGAGAGATCAACTCGGCGGTCTGCTGATGGAAGTCTCGGTCCGCCTTGAACATCGCCGTCATCACAGGGTCGCCGCTGAGCAGCGCCGCGATGCGGAGTTCGAGCTGCGAAAAATCGAGCTGCAACAACACGCGACCTGGGCCGCTGATGAAGCAGTTTTTGATCATCTTGCCTTCGGTGTTGCCCTCGTCGTCTTCCCCTTTCGGGATCTGATGCAGCGGCGGGTTGACGCAGCTGAGACGGCCGGTTTCCGCCCCATCGATCTTGAACTCGGGGTGCAAGCGACCATCGGCGCGGATGAACTTGTCGAGGGGCCCGTATTGGTCGTGCATCTTCGTCAGACGACGGTGCTCGAGGAGGTCGTTCAGGACGGGGTGGTCGTACACCTTGCGCAGGTTCTTGAGCGAATCCTTGTCGGTGCTGCGGGAACCCTTCTCCGGGTGCTTGAAGCCGAGTTTGTCGAACAGTAGCGCCGCCATCTGGTCAGGGCTCGTCGGGGAGGCGTGATAGCGCTCGAAGCGTTTGTCCATCTCGACGAGCTGGCCGGCGAGGTAGGTGCGGAAGTTTCCGATGGCTTGCCTGTCGACGCGGACGCCCCAGGCTTCCATCTGAGCCACGGCCTCCGTGGAGCCGCCCATGAGTTTCTTCCAGGTGTACTTCAGGTTCGGCATCTTCTTGCCGGCGCGCAGCGGGCGTTGCATCTGCACCAGGCGCCCGGTGCAAACCACGTCGCGGCCATTGTACAACTCGAGGTGGGGTGACCTGATCAGCCCGTAGGCGTAGACGTCCTTGTCGTCGTGCGCGTTCTCGACGGCGGCAACCAGGATTGGGTCGAGCTCAAGGCCGGGCAGCAGCGCCTGCCGGCCCTTGTTCGCTGTCTTGCGGGCATGCGTGATCTGAGCCCGTGCCTTGATCAGCAGCTGCCCGAAGGCTTGCTTATAGCCGCCCATGCCGACGAGTTCGCTGCACACCTCGAGCGTCGCGTCGCAACCCGGCAGCTCAAGGTGGCGCCACAGCTGTGTATCAGACGCGAAACCGCCCACGACGACCCCGAGTCCGCTGAGCGCGGTGTTGCGGTCATACTTCTCGTTGTGTCCGTGCTTCGCGATGTGCTTCGCTTCAAGAACACGAAGCATCGGCGCGCGTGCCGCGGCCGAGGCGAGTGCGGTACGCCCCCAGACGTAGGCGTCGTCGGTGCCCACGGGGTTGAAACCCATCGCAGCGACCGTGAACTCCTTGGCGAAGACCTTGCCCGCGGTCTCCGCGTCATAGGTGACGTCGTCGCAACTCTCGAGCACAGCGGCAGCTTGCTCGGCGTCCTCAGGCGTCTCGACGATGTAGAGCTTGCCGTCGTAAGGTGGCGGCATCAGCGCCGATGTATCAGCGTTGAGAGCCCACGCGAAGTCCTCTTCGACGGCCTTCGCGAAGAAGCGATTTTTCGCCGCCATGTGCGGCTGCTGCACGTAGAAGACGGGCACCAGCTTGCCCGAGGAGTGACGCAGCCAGCTGTAGCCGCGGCGGGCGTCGTAAGTCGGGATGTAGCGTCCGAAGATCGAGCGCAACGCGATGTGCCCGAGCACGATGACGCGGTCCGGCGCCGCCTCCTCGAACGTCGTCTTCAGGTAGGGGACACAGCGCTCCTCGGCGCGCTTCTCTTCCTTCGGTGTCGTCGACCGGAGCACGGTGCACTTCATCGCGTAGTCGAGCACGGCGGGACCGCCCCAGTGGGCACGCAGCAGGCGGCGAACCAGAGCCCCGGTTTCGGAGACGAACGGCCGCCCCGACTTGTCGTCGGCCCCCGTCGGCGACTCGCCGACGACGAGCACGGTGTCGAGGTCGGCGTCCCCATCGACCATCTCCGCTGGGATACACACCGTCCGTGCCGTTTGGCTCAGACTGCAGCGCGTACAGCCGGAGTCGCGGTTAAGTCCGCGCGCCGTCTCGAGTGGAGAGTTGTGGCGCGCGGACTCAGGGTACAGCGGCAGGATACGCATGGAGCTCCAAGGCAGTCGGTGTCGGTCTCACGAGGCGAGTATCAGAGCACCATCTCGAGGCAGCCGGCGATGCGCCCGCGCAGGTCGGGAACCTTCGCGAAGTACGGCACTACCTCCTTGGCACGCTCGCACTCCGCGGTGATCCGATCGATCTTCTCCTCGTCAGAGCCGGTGAGACCGTCCTGCCCCGTGAACCAGAGGACGACGGCGCGCATCGACTTCGCCTCGGAGATCGCCTTGGGGATGTTGCCGAGGTCCAGCAGGTGCTTGCCGCCACCGCTGCTCTTCGGCTTCGATTCCGGCTTAGCTTCGGTCTTCGGTGCTGGCTTGGTGGCAGCGGCTTCAGCGGCCTCCTCGGCTTCGCGCTTCTCGCGTGCTGCCTTGCGGTCAGCCTTGGCTTTGGCTTCAGCAGCCTCGGCGGCGCGCTCCTCTTCTTCCTCGGCGTCGCGTGCCGCCTTCGCCTTGGCGGCAGCTGCCTTCTCCTTGGCGAGCTTCTCGTCGTCTGCAGCCTTCTGCGCCCTCTCCGCCTCGAGCTTGGCGTTCGCCGCGTCATCCGCCGCTGCCGACGCGGTGGCGGGAGCGTCAACCTTCGCCTCGGCAGCCTCCTCGGCAGCCTCCTTCGACTTGCGGGCCCGCTTGGTTGCCGGTGCACCTTCACTTGCAGCCTCCGGCGCGGCCGCTCGCGGTGCCTGCTCGCTGGCTTGCGCCAGCGGCGCCTGCCGGTTCGTCGTGGTGGGGCCCGGAGCGCCGGTGTTGACGAGCTCGTCCATGATGCTGCCAAACGTGGGCGCCGCGCTCGCCAGATTGCCGGTGTGGAGCACCGACAGGATGTTGCGTACGTCCTGGACAGTCAGCATCCCGATCTGCAGGATGCCGGCCTCGAACTTGAACTCGTGGAGCTGGCCCAAAATCTCGGCCTGTCCGCTGAACCCGGTGAGCTTATGAATCGCCATGTGTGCCTCTGCCTTTCGCGTCTGCGTGTATCCTTAGTGCACGGTCTGCTGGCGTTTCGTTACGAAATAGTGGCGGGGCTTTCGTGATACCATCCGCTGATGTCTCCCACCTTCGTCACCTATCAGAACTACTCAGGCTACAAGGTCGCGGGACTCCGCGCGTTTTCACCCGCTGACGTCGCTGATTCCCACCTGGAGCGTGCCGTTTGGCTGGCGTCCCAGGTCGAGGGTGGTGGCACCTGGGGAACGGTTCAGGGGTATGACGGCTGCGGGATCAGCGGCGGTCTCCTGCACAACGTCGGACTGTACCGCACCGGCGAGCAGGGCGATTTCTGGAAGCTCATCGACGCCATCAACCTCGACGTCCAGGCGAGCGCGCGCGGCGCCCTCCCCGAGCTCGAGGCTATCAAAGCGGAGCTGGCGCGCCTGCGCTGGGAGGTGAGAGGCGGGCTGGTGCGTTTCCAGAACAGCGGCGTCGTCGTGAACGGGCACGTACTGCAGACCGAGCTCAGCGGCCCCGGCGGCAACCCGCAGACACTGATCGATCGCGCCCGCGCCGCGGCGTGGTGCGCGCGCTTCTCCGCGCTGCTCGAGAACCAGCGGACATACTCTGTCCAGAAGCGCTTTGCCGCGAACTGGATGTACCGCAGTCAGACCACCGTCGAGGCGCGCGCCTACGCGCTCGCGCTCGGTCGCCCGCCGCGCGACGAAGAGATCATCTCGTTGCCGATGCACGTCCTCGGCGAGCCCTTCGATCTCGCTATGTGCTGCCTTCACTCACATTCCGTGAACGCTCCCGCCATCGCCCTCACGAAGCTCACCGACACCTTGGCGCACTGCACGCCCGCCGACTTCCCGCAACGCATCATTCGCGCGCTGGCGACATCGAACTACGGCAAGTGGCACGACACCAAGGACGGGGCGAACAGGTACGACCGCACCCGGCTGGCGTGCGCGCGTTCCGGATTCTGGAATCCGGGAACGATCTCTGCGTTGTTGCCGACTAACTTCTGATGCAACACCTCGGACACGAAGAAGAGATCACCCCGCGCGGCCTCGCAACGATCATCATCGGGCTCTGGCTCGTGCTGAGCGGCCTCGTCGTCGGCGTCCTGCTACTTGTAGCGTGACGACAAGCCGTAAGAACGACAGTACCCCCAGCCCTTGCAGCGGCCACAAGCGCGGCCGTGTTTGCGGCCCTCGGGCTTCGTGCTGTTACCCGTCCCTCGGCATTGCCAGCAGCGCACCCAGCGCTCTGAGGCAGCTAAGTTACCATCCTTGATACCGAACTCCAGTTCGTCTTTCACGGTCACACCCCCGCCAGCGCGCGGCGCGCCTCTTCGCGAAGCCAGTTGGCATCGACGTCGTTCGGGTCGAGAGTCGGCGGCAGCTTGACCCAGGCGACGTTGTTGCGCCCTTCAAACATGAGGCGCCGGCCGAGCATCTCGCCCTCGAGCCAGGAGTCGCCGTCAAGGCAGACCACTACGGGACGCGAACTGCCGAGCAGTACCTCGACCTGTCCCGGGCTCGGCTTGCCGAGGAACGCAGCGACATCAGGGAAGTAGGGTAGGGCGTCAAAGACACCTTCCACGAGCAGCACGGGTGTATCACTTGGTTGATACAACGCGGCGGCATTATAAAGCACTCGGGCGCGCGCGATGGCATCCGAGTAGAGGACCTTGGGGGCGCGACTGCCGGGGCGCGGCTTCACGTAGAGACGCCCGCTCCAGCCCTCGAGACCTTTTTCCGCGGCATCGTAGATCGGCGCGATGACGCGGCCGCGCGACATGAACGCCGCTTTCTGCGCGGCTTTTCGGACCTCTTCGTCGGGGTCATCGTTCGTCGACTCAAAGTCGGTGAGCACAGCACCAAGCTTCGCCGACTTAGCGACCTTTTTAGTGACCTGGCGTTTCGCTACATACTGGCGGGCAGGCTTGAGATCCTCATCGCTATCGAGCAGCGATCGGTACCCCTCTGGTAGCTTGTGGAGCGCCGCCGCGGTCGGCGTCGCGAACATCTCGCGGTCCGCTCTGGAAACGCGCCCTAGGTCATCATGACTCGCGAAGCCGGGTACCCAACCCGTAGTGGCACAGCGTTTACATACCCAGCCTCCAGTGTGCGTGTTCAAGCACCAGTTGCCGCGACGGTCCTCACTGCCGAGCACCCTCGGGCAAAACGGACAACGCGTACGGCGCCACTGGCCGGACCCGCGTACACGTTGAGCAGCCTCTTGGGCTAAAGCGCGCTTTTCTTCGTAGTCCTCAACCATGTTTTGCGGCCGTACCGGGGAAGTTCAACACAGCGAACTCTCCGTGCATTTCCAAGGCAACTGCGTCTACAGCCCGTGCAGCCGCCTCCGCTGTTGCGTACCTACCTAGACGGCGCCGCAAGCCATTAGCTCGTATTTCCGCCGCCCACTTGAAGCCGGATGTGTTCCTGGAGTTGAATGGGCGATTATGGCCGTTCTCGGCGTGAGTAGCCACGCGCAGGTTCTCACGCCTGTTGTCCAAACCGTTATGGTTTCTGTGATCCACTTCGTGCTGCCCAGGAAGCGCATCTGCTTCGCCCAGTTTCTCTGCTGGTCCGTCACCTTGTTGTAATGGACGCCAAGCAGCATAGCTGCGGTCTCGCGGTGCAGGTCGCGCGACGGCCGCGGCAAAGGCGTCGCACGGTCGTCCTCGACCGTGGCCCGCATGCGCTTCTGGAACTCGTCGCGGTCCGCGTTCTGCGGCGCCAACGCTGCGCCGCGAGCCGCCTTCTTCGCGAGAGCATCGGGCTGCCCCATCACCTCGCGCAGCTCTTCCTGCACCGTACGCAGCTCGTCGCGAGCGTAGTTGGCATCTATCAGGAACTCGGGCAAGCACCCGATCTGTTCGATGTAGTTGCGGGTGGCTGAGATGAAAACCAGCAGCTGCTCGACGTAGGAAACCTTGGCGCCCGGGGCCAAGCTCTCATCCTCCGACCAGGCCGAAGCCTCCGCAGCGAACTTGTCCGACGCGAATGGGTCTCCGAACTTGCGGGCGTGCACCGCGACGGTCTCGCGTGCGCGCGCCTGTGCGTTCATGTCCAAAGTACGCTGTGTTTCTTCCGTGGTCTTCGTCATGGTCACTCGTCCTCGTCGAACAAGAACTTCTGTCGTGGAGCTGTGTCGACCGGAGGCGGCCGCGCGTTACCGTCCATCTCTTGGAAGAGCGTGGCGTAGGTGTCCACGGGGTTTGTCATACGCCCGAACTCAAAGTCGATCGGCATCTCGCCGGTTGCCATCTTCGCTTTACCGGTACGGTTCTTGGCGACCCAGATGTTGACGACCCTGGCACCCTCTTCGCCGCTGACGTTCAGCGTGATGAAGAGGTCAGTGACACGCGCCTTGTTCATGGAGTCCGCGGCATCCTCGAGTTCAAGAAGCTTCCCCATCTGTTTAGCTTTACCCTTCGATTGTGTCCCCGTCCACACCCAGATGTCGCGGTTCATGGCGCCGACGCGCAGCCCTGTGAACACGGTTTTCATGCCGAGGTAGCCACCGCCGTCCCTGTCGGGGTAGCCGAGCTCGTCGGCGTAATCGAGGACGAGCATCTCGAAGGGGCGCTCGCCGGCGGCCGCAGCGGCGACGTTCAGCTCGTCGAACCAGGCCCAGATCTCCTCGACACGGGTCCCGGAGGTGAACTCCTGGATCTCGGCGTCGCCGACCTCTGGGAACGTTCTGCGTAGGTACGCGAGTCGGTCCTCTGCGGCCTTCTCCCCGAAGCCCTCGACGATAGAGTCGATAGTGACGTTGACGGTTCCCGCGATGAGGCGCGCCGACCAGTCACCCTCGTTCAACTCGAGAGTCGCTACCGCAACGCGGATACCCTCAAGGACCGCGGTGCGCGCCACCTGGCACAGGAACATCGACTTGCCGTCACCGGATCCGCCGAGCGCGACGCCCATCTGGCGACGGGCGAGTCCGCCTTTGATGCGCGAGTCGAGGTCTTCGATGCCGGTGCGCATCCGGTTCTGGCGGCGCAGGCTCCGGATCTTGTCAAAGGCGCTGGAGTCGAGGCGGACGCCGGTGCGCTCCTCAGTCTTACCGTAGCGCTCCCCCTTCTGGATCAACTCAATGAGCTCCGTCATCGGAGCTCGTTTACCTAGCAACTCCATGGACTTCGAGACGATGAGGCGGTCGTTTACGGCGCGAAGCATGATCGCTGTTTCCTCGACGACGACGTCGAGGTCGCCACGGACGTGGTCGAGTGCCGCCTCGAGCCAGTCGTAGGCGGCGTTTGCTTCCTCGGTCGTAATGCGGCCTACCTCGCGCAGACGGCGCAGGCGTTGTGCGACCACAGAGAGACCGCCGGGGGTACCATTCGTCGATGCGACCTGGGCCTTGACGACTTCCGCGATGCGGCGCGCCTCTTCCGTCGGGAGCATGTCGGGTTCGACGCCGTAGCCGACACGGGCGTAAAACCTGGGATCCGTAGCGAGGAGCGCGACAATCTCGCGCTCGAACTCCTTGGCGATTTCGTAGTGCTTCGCCATCTCAACTCTTCACGAGGTACGGCCAAACGAACACACCCGCAGCAGCCATCGACCGCACCTGCTCCTGCTTCAGCTTGAAAAAGACTTCCGTAGCTGTGTAATCCGGGAGGTACCCGTTCGGGAAGACCTCGCGAACGATACGTACGATTGTTTCGGGATCATACGCGGTCAGAACACGCAACTGCTGCATAACCACCGCGTACCGCGCCAGCAGTGCGCGCAGGCGCTTCGGTGTCGGTGCGACCCCTAAGTCGTAACTCCACGGCTGCTTCTCGTACGAGTTCTCGTACGCTTTGACATACTCTTGCTTGTTAGCTGATAGCAACGATGGCTCGAACACCTCACGCGCCGGTGGCGGCGTAGTGCGTTCTTTCATTTTTGCGCGTTGGAGTCTCCACCCAACCCAACCCAGCGGAGCGATTCGTTGCGGTGTTAGCGCGATAACGAACCGCTTCATTGTGTCTCGACCCTCGGCGCCACGAAACCACGCGTCCGCTGAGTTTAGGTCGACCTGAGGCCACCCGATAAGCGCAGTGGTCCTGTACGCCGTCTGTAGGACAGGTACGGCGTCAGATACCGTTATGTTACTAGGTAACACAGGTGCGACTGGGTACGTCGGTATGTATTTCAGCCACGTCAACGGGTCCGGCGGGACTTCCGCGTGCCCGATGATGCGATCGCGAACCGCGGCGGACGTGACTGGCGCCAGGCGACCACCAAAAAGTTTCCGCGAGCCGCCGGCACGGGAGCCACGAGAAGGGCCCTCCACGCCATCCGAAGCGCCAGGACGCGGAATCGTAGCGTCGGCGCCCTCTGAGCGCCCTGAGGGCCCCGCGGAGCGCGCGCAATCTAGGTCGGTGCCTACCGGCTTCGCGGGGCCCCCTGCTTCGTCCTCGATTTGGCGCAACCGCTCCGCAGCGTCTCGGAGGAAGTCAGCGTCTCCCTGACTTGTAGGGGTCGGTGTCTTCTTTCGAGTCGAGGTCATACTTGCCCCGCCTCTTGGTTCTTTTCTTTTCTTCCAAAAAAGAGAAGAAGGCCCCCCGCAGGGGCGGCGCGCCAGCCGGGTAGTGCGACGCCAGTCGCACTTAGGCGTGGAGCGAAGCGACACGCCAATGCACGCCCTCTGCTTTTCGACTCGTTAGCTGTTACGCTGTAACAAACCATGTCAACTCCTTGCGTAGTTACGTTGTAACAAAATCTAATGGCTACCCTCTTAGCTGCTATCACTAGACAGTTTTTGACTCGGACGCAGTCTTCTTTTTCTTCTGAACGGAGAGAAGAAGAAGAAGAAGAGTTAAGAGGATGGAACCGGGCGCGGGCGCGCGCGTGTATGTAAGGCGAAAAATCGCATGAGCGGATCGCCCATATTGTACAGGATCGCCCGCATTCAAACGGCGCTTGGTCACCCATTGGAATCATTGCGTTTTTTAGCTTCCAACTCTGTGAGCTTGTACTGCTCGATTACCGAGAGTCTTGGGCGCTGCACACGCAAATACTCTTTGGCGTTACGCGCTAACACTAAAGCCTCGCGGCGTGCGCGGCGCGCTTTACCAAGTAAGGGCTGGGTGAGTGAGCGTGGCCTCTCACCGGCGCCTCGTTTGATTTTTAGCCGGTACTCGGCTAGGACGTGTATGTCCATAATCGACACAGTTTCGAGGACGGCGCGCCCGTAAACATGGATTGTCATCAGCTCGTGCGCCCTAAAAGGTACGTTCGCTTTCGCGGGTGCTTTGTAGCTGCCGTAGTCGAAGGGCCGGGAGTCGACCAGGTACCCGCTTATAAAAGCCGACGTAAGGCGCGTGCGCGCGTCGTAGCGGTACTGAAGCAGGTGGAAGGCGTCCAGCTTCGGGAAGGCCCTACGGAGGGCGTGCGGCGACGCTCCGATGGCTTTCCCGACCTCGATCCGGTCGAACGTCGCCACACGGCATCCAGGGGCGGTGTGGTGCGGCGCAGAGCGCTTCAGCAGGAGCACCCAGAGGTCGAAGGCGGTCTTTCCGAGGTGGTGGCGTAAGTCAGCGCAGTCCACGAGGTGGGTGTGCGTGCACGGTATCGGCTTGAAGCTGCGCTTCTCCGCGGGTTGCCGCGGATGCGCTCGTGGCTTAGGGGTTCGATCCGGGTTGTTGCTCATACCGCGACAACAGCCGCAGAGGTGTCGACCTGGACGTCATGCCCTTCCGCTTTCAGCGCATGCATCCGGCTTTTGGTGTGGGCTTCGAGGATGCGGTGTGTCGTATCCTCGAAGTCCCAGTATTCAAATGTGGTCTTACCGTCGGGGCGGCGCATGCCGCGCCCGAGCCGCTGCAGGATGGCGATCACCGACTTGCCCCCGGCGGCATTCACGCACGCCGCGAGGTGGGGAAGGTCGACACCTTTGGTCCAGACCGCGGAGCAGACGACGACATCGAGCTCGCCGCGCATCAGCTTCTTCGCCGCGGCGTCGCGGGCGTGCGCCTTGGCGTCGCCCCAGACAAAGGCAACGTTGAGGCCAGCGTCCTGCAGCTCGCGCTGCAGCAGGTGCCCGTGTTCGAGGATGTCGACGAACACCAGCGCCGGCTTCTCAGCGCGTATTGCGGCGGCGATCACCGCGGCGTTCCGCTCCTTGCACTCGATGATCCCGAACTGGCGGACCTTCGTCCACATCCCCGCCATGACATCGGGCGCGCTGTAGCGCATGAAGCGGATCACGGGGCGCGCCAGCACGCCGGCGGCGATGAGGCGCTCCGCCTGCAGCTTGAAGATTACCGGACCGAAGGCGCCGACGACGGCGTTGCTCCTCTTGTCGCCGCGCGCCAGTGGTGTCGCGGAGAGACCGAATCTCCAATACGCTTTGGTGCAGCGGTCGATGACGCGCATGAAGCTGGCCGCCGCGGAGGCGTGACATTCATCCCCGAGGAGGAGATCAATGCCGGCTAGGAAGTTGCGCGTCGCTGTAGTGCGCAACTTCTCTCTGAAGAACTGGAAGGTGGAGAGCGTGATCCGCTTGCCGAGGCCGTGTTCGCTCGCGATGCCGACACCGTCTAAGCTGACGCCGTGGCTCTCGAAGCGCGCGTAGACGTCGCGAACCAGCTGGGCGGAGTCCACTAGGAAGAGGGTCCGCGCCGTAGGTAGGCTCTGTGTCAGAGCTACGGCGATGGTGCCTTTTCCCGCGCCGGTACCGAGTTGCAGGATGCCGCGTTCGCGGCGCAGCGCGGCCGCTACGGCCTCGAGCTGGTAGTCGCGCAGCCAGGACAGGTCGGCGCCTGGGTCCGGCGCGCAGTGGCGGACGCGGCGGTCCTCGATCTCGACCTCGATACCGACATCGGGTGCCCGCTTTCGGACCTGGGGGAGGAAGCCAGTAGGGAACGTCTTGAGCTCGAGGTCGAAGAGTCGATCGATCTCTATGCCGGCGTAGACGCTGCGGCGTTCGTGAACGTCGAAGACGAACTTTGGGCGTTTCTGGACCAGGTAGTCGTGCAGCCAGTCGAGTTCGTCCTCGTTGCCGTCGACCGTCGTTCTGTGGTTTTCAATGGACAACTTCATGGCACCTCACGCAAAACGACCGAGCATCGTTCAACGCTCGGTCGTCGCCGCAGACACGAGGGTTACGCTTACTACTTGGTAGCGCAGGCGGTGGTACGACGCAGCATTCGCACCATGGGCACGCCCGCGAAGCGGTCGGCGTAGGCGCCACGGATCACGGCATCGTTACGGATGCGCTTGCGGGCGTGCAGAACATCATTGCGCAGTACGCTGTACGCGATGCCGTGTGCCGCCGCGGCGCCCTCGAGTGGTTCCGCCTCGAGGATGACGTCAGCAACGGCTTCGGGGTGGCGGCTCTTCTGGATCAGCGCGTGCACCTGATCGAGCAGCTGGCTCGTCTCGAGCCCCGCGTTGGCCGATGCTGAGGCGCCGCGCTCCTGAACCTCGTTGTCCAGCTTCGCCAGCCAGTCCTTACCGTCGGTCATGGACTGACGGGCTGCCACCCCGCGTGCGCAGGTACTCTCGCTGGGCAACTCGACGGCGTGCAGCACTTTGCGCAGCTCGGTGTATCGGTTGCGTGGCGCCGTCACCGGCAGCCGCATGCGGGTCCTGCTGATTTGGGTGGTGAGGCGAATGGCGCGATTCGCGTAGCTGGCGAGGCTGGCGCCGTTCTCGCCCCTGAACCGCACAGCGCATTCGAGGGCCGCGACCCAGGCATCCTGTTTGATGTCCTCGCGCAGGGACGTATCGTCTGTGGCACGTCGCGCGGCGGTGTCGACAATCTTCAGTAACCCGAGCACATCAACCTTACTCATACGCCCCCAGTTCAGAAATCCGTCTCTAAACTGGGTACACTCGTGCACTAACCGGGAGCAACAACTTCCTGCACAGCGGCCTGGGATTTCGACCGTTCTGTGGTCGGAGGCACAACACCCCGGTCAAGCATGCCTACCATGGCTGCGGACTCCTCAAGCCGATCCAACTCGTATCGGAGTTGGGAAAGTGTGGGCCGATCCAACTCATTCAGCTCTGCGATGTCGTCGAGCGACGTGCGCACCTGTTGACACCAGCGCCCTGCCAGGAAGAGCTGTCCGTGCTCGAGGTGGTAGGTAGCTAGGCGCAACTGCGCGCGTGCGAGCCTTACTGTATCCGTTTCGTACTCGATACTCAGTGCCATTTCTTTGCCTCCGTAGTCTGCAGACCTTACCCTCTGTACCTGTGCGCAAGCGCCTACGCAAGCTGTTCTTGTGTCACTACTTGAATACGAACGCTGCGTTTCTAACTTGTGCTGCCCCTGTAAATGGTGCAGTACAGACACATCGGGGCATTTTGACCTGGGGGCAGTATGGGGCGAGCTTTTGGTACGTTCTCGAGTGCGCACGCGGTGAGCATGGCGTTCTTGGTGGCTTGGCAGGACTTCGCGAAAATGGGGGCGATTTGCGCGGAAACACCGCAGAAGGGTGCGCTGTGGCCTGCGTACAAGTTCAGCTTCTACGCGGACGAGGAGGGGCTCGGCGACGCCGAACTCGTCACACACCTCAGCGTCGTGGACGGCAGCTGTCGGGTGCGGGTCGTCGTACCGCCGGTGGCGTTCGTCGACGGCAGCCCGGAGCACACCTACTTCACGAAGCTCATGACGTTGGTGACGCGTGCCGCGGAGCGCGCCGACTTCACGCTCACCCTGGCGCTAAAAGCGCACTCCGCTCCCCAGAGCCTGTACTCCGCTCCAGTCCTGGGGTAGGCTTTGGCTCACGGGTTGGTTAGCCAGCCTTAGGCCGCTTGGGGTACTTGCCTCCCCTGGGCGGCCATTCTTATTTGTTAGCAGCTAGCGCCTTGCATTCAACTCCCTATGTGCTAGCGTACAAGGACTAGGAGGCAAACGCACATGGCTGAACAAAAGCGACAGGTACTGCTGCGTCTTTCCGAGGACGAGTTCGCGGCGTACGAACGCTTCGCGAAGGGCGCGGAGACCACGGTGACAAAGTTGATACGCCGCGTGATGGCGAAGCGCCTCGGCCTCGACGCGCTGCTCGCGGCGCAGAAGGCAGCTGGCGTCGACGCGAAGAAGAAGCACGCCGAGTTCATGCGCTCGCGGCAGGCGGAGAAGCGCGCCGCTCGGGAATCCGAGGCGCCCGCTGCGGAGCCCGCCGATGCGTAGATCTCACGACTACTGGACGTGGCGGGCACTCATGCGCGACGTCAGCGCAAAGCTTGGGGAGGCGGAGGTCGATCGTGCCGCCGAGCTCAACCGTCGCGGCCGCGGCCCGGAGCCATCATTTGAAGAGTGGTCGGACTACACCCGCATCTTCGATGGAGGCGAGTTGACGGCTGCGCACGGCCGCCCGCTGCGAGGTCAGATCGTACTACCATCGCGGCGCAAGTTCGTGCGGCGCACATCCATGGAGTGGATCGCGAACAAGGAAGTCGAGCAGAGGGCCGCCGAGGAGTACCGGCGCCAGGCGCGGGCTCGTCCCACCATGAGTGAGATACGTGAAGATGAGTGCTGCGCGGGTAGCGGTTGTCCGCGCTGTCTCGGCGTGCCGAGTTACTGCGGAGCTCGGTCGTGAAGTGCCGTTGCGGGAAGGCGCCGGCTCTCGGCGTGCTCGTCGCATGCGGCTGCGGCGCGCTGTGGAGCGTGACGCTGCGCGGCGCCCAACTTCTGCGTGTGCGGCGATGAGCCAAACCTGCGTGACCTGCGGCTCGATGGCGCGCCTCATCCGCGTGGAGCGTAACATCGAGGCTTGCACCTACGCCGAGGTTCGGTACTGCTGCGGTAAGGAGTGTGTCTCCGTGGTCCGCGAAGAGGTCGCCGCGCTCCGTGTGCGCGAGGTGCAGGAGAGGTACAGCTACCCGGGTAACTTCGCGTTATGAGCGACCCGACGGAACGCTGCACCGGTTGCAGTCACAGCAAGCTGACTGAGGCGCTCAAGCTGATGCGCCGCCGCGGCCTGCTGGTATTTCGCGACCTACGTGGTTGCGCAGGCTGCAGCGCTGAGGTCGACGCTGCGCTCGCCAAGGGCGAAGCCCCGGCGCGTGTGCTGGGCGCTGCGTTCTACACGCTTCAGGACGCTCACCTCGCCGCGGATGCGGCGCAACGGCGTGCGTCGGCGCTAAAGGCGCGTGCGCTCGGCTACCAGGGCAAGGAGCCAGCTCCGGTGATGCTATGGCTCAGCTTCCGCGGCAGCGAAGGCAGCGCAACGGAGGTTGGCACTCTCGTTTTGGAGTGCTTGCGTGAAGCTGGGTTGACCGCGGACTGGAACGCGGACCCGCGGACTCGGGTCTGCGTCTACTTGTGACGGGCGTAGCGTCGTCGACCACGCGCTGACGAGCATCGGGCGGTGGGCAAAGCAGAGGTAGTAGCAGGCGCGGCAGATTGTTAGTTTGCGTTGTGCATCACCCTCGTCGACTACCCACACGGAGACGGCCCCGTTGTCCGTGAGTGGCTCCCTGATCTCGATGGTGTAGCCTGTGGTGCGGCGGAGGTAAAAGGTACCGTCGCCGCAGTGTGCGCAGGGTTCGCCGTCGCGCGCCTCCCAGCCGTGCGAACTAGAGACCCCCTCTACACCGGTGAAATCGAAGTGAATCGTCATGGTTGCTTGGCCTCAGACATTCGTGTCGCGGAGGCGTTTGCGGTCGAGCACACCGGCACGCGCCTGCTCGACGATGCTGTGTGCGCCGACTGCCTCAGCAGCGACGCACTTCGCGCCAGAGCACAACCTAGTTTTACGGACAGCAGAATACAACTGACCAGAGCCGTGTTCTGCAAGCACCACAATAATCGCCATTGGTCACCCCTTGTCTCGCTGAAGCTAGCTCTTCTGACGCGGTGCGCAACCTACTTAGTAACCGTGTCTCACACAATACTCTGCATGCGCGCTCAGTGTGGTGGGTTGCTTCGGCGAGGCTATTCGCCTCAATAGGTAATGGTGATGTCGCTGTCCGTGGTAGTTCCGTCGGCACAGGAGCGCTTCGCGCGGTAGCGCTCCCAGGCGGCTTCGCGTTCTGTCTCCGCGACAGAGGCGCGCTCATGCTGGCGGCGAAGTCTCTCGCGCTGCTTCGCGTTGGCGACGGCCTCGAGGCCGCGCAAAGTAGTCTTGGCTCTCGAGAAGCGAGCCCCTAACGCCAGCCAACCGTCAGCGTCGGTGCGCGGGTCAATGTCGACCTCGCGCCCGACAAATGCCTTCATGCGGCGTCGTAGCGCCTTCACCTCGCGAATGGCATCATGTAGTGATTTCACTTAGCAACTCCTTCATGTGTGTGCGCGCTTGCGTAACAAAAAGACCCGCGCCGCGTGCACCCCGGCGGTGAGTTCAGGCGCCGTGACGAGGTAGCTCCGCGTGCTGTCGCGGAAGAGGTGCCGGTGCGGTCCGCCGCAGGTCCCGGCGTACACGGCCCCGACGACGGCCGCGGTGCCCGCCCAGACGCCCGCCCAGGCGACGTGAAAGCTCCCGACGATACGGTAGACGGCGCCGACGTGCAGCGCCGCTAGCGAGGCTTCAGGGGCCTTGCGCATGCGTCGCGACATCACCAGCGCCTCGCTATGTGCGTGCTTGTGTGCTGCAGCGGACACCGCGGGCGCGTGTGCAAGTGGTCGCGTAGCTGTAGCTGCACCCAGAGCTGCACCAGCGCGCAGAGCAAGGCGGCGAGGATTGCAGCACGCTGCGTCATGTGTACTGCTCCGCGACTTTGGCCACTGGAGCCGTCTCGGGGTGAGGGGCAGGCCAGCGGAGCCAAGCACGCGATCGCGCTGACGACACGGGGTGGTCACTTGGAACCGTCCGGTCCCGACGGTTGTCGGCGATCGAGCTCCACGCAAGAAAGGCGCAGGCTAGCGCCCAGGCGCAGATCGCGGCCACCATAGCATAGCATAACAGAACACTGATGCGACGAAGTAGCCCGCCCGATCGCGGTCGGCCTCGATGCACCCAGCCCGCCAGCAGGGCGAGTAGGGCGACATAGCGTGCCGCTCTCCACAGCTGCGTGTAGTGCTCGCTAGGTCCCTGGGATTTCCCGGAAACTGGGGGCTTGGCACGGCGGGCTGGTGATGATTGTTGGCCGCTCATGGCCTGGCCTCACCGCCCACAAACGCGCGCAGCTTCTCGATAGCCACCGCGTCACTCACGAAAAAGTAAGGCGCCAGCGCCGGCAACGTCTTCACGCCGCACTCGTACGCCGTGCTGTCGTCAGGCTTTTGACCAGTAAGCACCTGACAGTGGCCGGCCATGCAATGCGCGGTGGCGCAGTGCCAAGATGCCTGGCGCAACTGTCCACGCTCTGCGGCCTGCAGAATCAGCGTCGCCGTGGCCCGCTGCGCATCGATGCTGGGCGCCTCACAGCCGGCCCACGTCCACGCCTCGCCGCAGACCCGCGCCTTGCCGTAGACCTGCGCCTTGTCGCAGACCTGCGCCTCGCCGTAGACCTGCGCCTCGCCGCAGACCTGCGCCTTGTCGCAGACCCGCGCCTTGTCGTAGACCCGCGCCTTGTCGCAGACCCGCGCCTCGCCGCAGACCCGCGCCTTGCCGTAGACCCGCGCCTTGTCGTAGACCCGCGCCTTGTCGCAGACCTGCGCCTTGTCGCAGACCCGCGCCTCGCCGCAGACCTGCGCCTCGCCGTAGACCTGCGCCTCGCCGCAGACCTGCGCCTTGTCGCAGACCCGCGCCTCGCCGCAGACCTGCGCCTTGTCGTAGACCCGCGCCTCGCCGCAGACCCGCGCCTCGCCGTAGACCC